GGATGGATTGAATGGTGCTTTTGTTAAGAATGGAATGTTGGTGATGGAAGATATTGAGGGTGATGATATTGAGATTGAGTTTCAGGAGATTAAGATGCATTATTTGGTGAGTGAAGAACTTGATTGAATAATAAAAAATGAAAATTAATCGTGAAGAACTTGTTATCGGATATATCGCTACTTTGGTTGCGGGTGTTTTATTTGCGCTCGGTCCACTTGGAAATGATCTAACAAAAGAAATGGCTTTGTTCTTTTTTAAACTGAGCGTTATTCTGTTTGTTATCTTTAGGGTAACAAAAGAAAAATAAAAAAACTATATTTTATATACCCACGATGATTGAAGAACCAGAAGCCTCAATGAAGCTTAAGACCTACACGGTGGTGTTGCGTATAAATACGCTTGAGGATGAAAATACTGAGGGTGACCCTATTATTAGTGAATATCTTCAAAGTGAGTTAGAGAAGAAAATTAGAGAAGAACATATGTTTACTGATCAAAAAGGTGGAGCTTTGTTTCTTATTTCTAGAAATGTTGAGAATATTACGATGGTTCGGTCAATATCCGCTTTCAAATAATTTTTGAAAAAAGTTGTTGACTTTTTGAATGGGTAACTTAATATATTTTTACAATGACATACAAGATGTTTATTCTCCTTGAAGGCAAAAAGAAATTGATTGCTAGTACCAATAATTTCAGTGATTTTCAAAATCTTATGACTGAATTTGATAAGTTTGAAATTCAATGGGAAGTTACTGAAAATTATGTTACTGTGTTTTCTACTATGACGGTTTTGAACTAATATAATAATATGAAGACTGATCACGATTATCAAATCCTTGAAGCAATGCAAACCTATGGTGGTAGCTTTGTCAAACAACTTTCTGTGTTGTGCCGTCTAGCAGATGAAACCAACTTTCAAAAGCTCAAGACCACCTTTGCCAACTACTGGACCGAATACGAAAGTTTTTTGAAGAAAACTCCTTGACTTTCCAGAACCACTAGGGTAATCTATACCCACGATGAAAATTCAAAGCAAACATAGAATAAGTGGTGGTGATCCCGATTTGTATTCTTATAAGAAAAAAATGGATGGCAATACTACTTTTAAAATGAGCGATTGGCTGAAACGCAGACAAGAACAAGGAAAATCAACTGGTTACGGAACAACTCGTACAAAATTTGTAATCATTTCTAAATTAAAATAATATCGTAGTTTTATAAAAAGACTAATTATTAGCGCTGAAAGCACTTAAAATAAGTCTTGACTCCTGAAAAATTCCTGATAAATTATAAAAATGAAAATTAAAGTTAGAAAGACCTGGGGAGATACCAAACCCATCACCAAGCGCATTGAGTCCAACAAGATCTACAAGCGCAACAAGAATAAGTTTAGTTATTCAAATTACAGCTGGGGAGATCTTAACTAAATTTAAAATAATATAAATATAATGAATACTAATATTAATCCTGAACTAGAATCAGAACAAACAGAAGATGCCAAGTACCTGGAAGAACTCAATCACTATGTAAGTACTCTTTCAGCGCCTAGTGCAGAATCAGTTGCTCTATATAGATCAAAGCTTAGTATGCTTGAAGACATTCACGCAGAGATTCGTACTAAATATCCTGATTTTATGCCTGATTATGATGCTGCTAAAGATGAACACATCACTGCAGATCCTAAGTATCTGGATAGTACATACAGCTTCTCCAGCCGAGATCTGCGCAACAGCTCAAATAGTTGAAAAAATCCGTTGACTTTGGCCAGAAATAGTCTAAACTGTATCCCACATGAAGAAACTCCAGAAAGAATTCACCGGTAACTACGACAAAGTTGGTATGAACAAGTTCGTTCAAATCAAGAAAGAGAACAACGTTGCCATCTATCAACGGTTCAACACTGATGGTACTCCTCGTAGTTATGAAGTGTTTATTGTAAAGGTTGTGCCTAAGGGTGCTTCACTTCCCAATGGTAAGGTTGTAGAGGAATCCTATGAACAGTATCCAGGCGCTAATGCATTTGGTAAGACTGCTTATGACTGTCGTACTATTGGTCAGGCAGAGGAACGGTTTGATCAACTTGTGATTAAAGCTAAAGATAGTGCGGATGCTAAGGAAGAAGCTGCTAAGACTGGTGTACGTAATCGTGGTCGTCGTGGCAATAGCAATAAGGTTAAGCTGGATATGACACTCAATAAGGGTACCAAGTTTACCGCTAAGTTTCTTATGAGTGTGCTTGGTGTGAGTCAGCCTGTGTTGTTTCCTATCCTCAAACAGTGGGAGAAGGAAGGTAGTATCAAGGTTAACGGTACTGTAAAGGGAGAAGGTAAGGGACGACCTGCTACAGAGTATATTGTGGTTTAATTAGTCGGGGTTAGTAATAGGTTAAGCCAGATAGAGGTAACACTTTATCTGGTTTTTTATTTATAATAATATAGATTTTAGGTATCAATCCTACTCAAAAGTTTTTTGAAGAAAGTTGCAGAAAACGCTTGATTCCGCCACAAACTCTGGTAGATTTATCTCTGTAATGACTAACGTCTCCAACGATTCGAATATGAACTCCACCTCCACCAAGACCTCTAAGGCTGGTCGTCCTGCCAAGAACCTCAAGCTGATCCTCAACAAGAGCTTCACTCTCAAGGATCTTCAAACCCTCAATCCCGATGTCAAGGCCGTGACCATCCGAGCCGCTGTTCTTCGGGGTCTGTCCAATGGCAAGTATACCAAGCTTCCTCGTAATGTCCAGACCGGTCGCAAGGGCAAGCCGGCCAATATCTTCATCAACTCCAAGGTCTACAAGGCCAATCTGGCGAATCTGGCTAAGTCCAAGGCTGTCGCCACTGTGACTGCCGAGGTTGTGACTGAGACTGTGACCGCTTAAAAATAATTTAGAAAAAGTTCAAAAAACCCTTGACTTTGAACGGTCAAGGGTTTATTCTTTTGGGGTAATGAAAAAGAATCTTATTCACGTTATTTACCCAGACGAAGCTGTTAACTCATTCGTGCTGACTACTGATATGTCCACAGCTGACATTCTGGAACGTGTATTCGCTGAATGGAATCACGGTTCTGGGATGGAGAGTGAGATGTTTGTCAAGTCTAAGAAGCGATCACTGTGTGTCAATGATATCGTGTGTGTCAATGGTGTGTATTTTCAGTGTGCTAGCTTTGGTTGGAACGAAGTAAGTCTTGCGTATGTCGTTGATTTGGAAAATGAAGTCTCTGCCCATCCGAGCCGCACGGAGGGTGCCTGGTTCGCCCTCAGCGATGTGATGTGGGAGAGGAACAAGAAACGGTCTCTTGTGGTCGCCTAAAAGGCTGCCAGAACGCCCTATAGGCCTCATACAGACACTTTGATTCGCAGGGAGGGTGAACATACCCTCCCAATTTTTTTGCACTTAGGTGTTGACTTCCTGACTGGTTGGTGTAAAGTCTTTGTAGATCGGCTGAACAAGCTAGGGTGGGGGACCAGAGAGTGCGTTAATTACGTTAACATTAACGCACAAAGTTAAAGAAAGTGCTAGACTTTTCGTTCGAGGTACTGTAGGATATTTCCACAATGAACACCGCTTCTATCGCCTCCAACAAGATTTCGGTCAACCATACCGCTTTTGAGAACCGTGAGTTTCTCACCTTCAGTGTCCCCAACGGATGGGATGATGTTAAGAAGCTGACCAACAAGGTGCTGACCTACAACAACAAGGATTTCACCTTCAGCGGCTGGAACAGTGACCGCAACGAGTGCTACTTTGTTCGACTAGTCAATGGTCCGAGCTTCGTGGCTTCGATTCGGTAATCAAAAATAGTTGTTGACTTTTTCTAAAAACCTGATAATCTATTTACACAATGAAAGTTCAAATTGAGTTTGATACCGACAACGCCGCTTTCGAGGATTCTTTTCTTATGGAAGTTACTCGGACTCTTCAACAGTGCAAGAGTGCTTTGTTGGATAGTGAACGAGGTACTATTACTATTCGTCGTCCTATCAAAGATTCCAATGGTAATAGGATTGGTGTGGTTAGTATCGGTAATAACTAAATTTTAATAATAATATGATTGACCCAGAAGATATTGCTTACGAAGATCGTGTTACTGGTGACGCGTATAGTTACACTGGTGATGGTAGTGGCGAAGATGATTTGGCTGACTACAACCAAAATGAGGCGGGTGACTATTGTAACGAATAAATAATATTATGACTCTCACTGAACAATACAGCAATGATACTAAGATCCGCAACTACACTCGTATTTATGATCCTGGTCATAGTTGGTTAGAAGTGCCTATCAAGGATGTACGAGATGCGGCTGGTGTATGGGATAAGATTACAGCCTATTCACCTCTCAAACGTCATAAGTTCTATCTGGAAGAAGATTGTGATATGTACACCTTCTACAAAGCTATGACTGATAAAGGATATACTATCAATATCACCAACATCAATGTAGATGACTTTGACCAATATCTAAAGAATAAGTAATATGTCTGTACTAGAACAATACAAAGAAAATCTATCAATGAAGCTGTTCGGCCGTAGTGCCATATTAGCCAAAGCCGGTAACCAATGTGTTGAATGTGGTAAATCTGCAGATAAGTTCCGTGATGCTATTAGTGCAAGAGAATATCAGATTGGTGCATGTTGTCAAGCCTGCCAGGATCTGTTCTGGGGTGGATTACCTAACGAATAGTTAAAAAAAGCTTAGAAAAAAGCTTGAGGTTTGGCCTGGGTAGTATAAGATATTTACACAATGAACGTTGATTCTGTCCCTTTCATCCCCACCCGTGATGACCTGATCGGTTTCATCTCGGACACTTACAAGGAGATCAACGGCTTCCGCCCTCGTCCCAACTGGTCCGAGCTGACCTACAACCAGCTGGATCAGTGGGGTCAACAGCTGTCCGCCGAGGTGGTTGCCTACCGCAAACAAGAGGTTGTCCGCAACCGCATCGCCCGTGGCCTTCGCCGTGCTCAACAACGGGCCTGGGTTGAGAAGAAGCGTGGCTACTTCACCCCGGAACCGATCACCCTCGGAAATGTGGTCAACTTCTAAAAAAAGCTGTTGACTTTCAGCCAGACTCTGGTATTCTATTTACACAATGAACGTTGACTTCAACACGATTGATCCCCAGAACGAAATGTCCGATCTGTACGTTCCTGACTATCGGGAACAGTCTATCAACGAGGATGCCTATCTGGATCAGGCATACGAGGACCGATTTGAATGTGCTTGTATGGCTGACTACCAGTAATTTGTTCGGGGTAACACAACAACAACAATAATAAACACTAATACTACTATGGCTATTAAAAAGAACGACATCGTTACCAATAACATTCAGATCGCCCTTGGTTCAATCAATAACCTCACCGTCATACCTGCTGGTACTCAACTACGCGTATGGAAAGCTACTCGTACCGGTATCCTTAATTGTACCGCAGTTGATCGCAACCTCTCTTATTACAATATCAATGTACGTACAACCGATGTCACTAAGGTCGAACAACCCAAACCCAAAGTCAATGTAGGCGATATCTTTGTGTGCTCTTGGGGTTATGACCAAACCAATATCGATTACTACAAAGTACTTGAAGTAAAGAATAAGTCAGTGGTCATTGCAGGTATCGGTCAGAACCGTACTTACACTGGTCATATGCAAGGTGAGTGTACTCCAGTTCCCAATGCGGTTGGTAATAAACGTATCACAAAACGCATCATTCCTAATGGTGATAGTGTGAGTCTCAAGATGACCAGTTACAGCTGGGCTTATCCGTGGAACGGTAAAACCAATAACTTCACTGAGTGGGCCTAATAGGGTAGGTGGTAGGGGGCTATGTCACAAATAGCCTATTTATAAACTTGACGGGGTGGGGGGTATAACTCCCTACCTCTTTTTGTTTATATAGGGGGGAGGGGGTATGCAGCACCCTACCGAAGTGGTTCTGAACATAGCAAACAGCCCCGCGCTACCCCCACGGAGAGCTTCATGACACACAAGGAGGTTTTTTACTTGGGAAAAAGCACATATGTACATTTGTTTGAGTGCTTATAAAAGTGGTGTAAAAGGGTGTTTTTGGGGGGTATTTTTGGGTTTATTTGGACAATTTGTGTAAAAACCATGGGGGATATTTTTTTTATGGGAGAAAGTGTATATGTGATTTTTATAAATGTTTTGGGTGTATATATTAATATGCCTATTAGTCATAACATATTAAAGAGTGATGTTAGAGTATATTTTGAAAAGTATGTGAATATCGGTAGCAAGATATTGGATATTGGAGCTGGTGTTGGTACTTATAGTAAGTTATTGCGGGATCTTGGGTATAAAATGGATTGTATGGAGGTATGGTTGCCTTATGTGGTGGAGTACAAGTTGAATGAATTGTATGACAATGTGATAATAGGCAATGTTATGAATTATGATATTTGCAATTATGATGTTATAATAATGGGGGATATATTGGAGCATTTGAGTGTACAAGAGTCATTGGTGTTGATGGATGTTATAGAGCGTAACAAACAATTGTGTTTGGTTGCGGTGCCTTATCAATTGGAGCAGGGAGAGTATTATGGCAATGTGTATGAGATACACAAGCAAAGTGATTTGACCAATGATGTTATGTTGAGCAGGTATAGCAATTTGAATTTGTTATTTAAAAGCAATTGTTATCAGTATGGATATTATATAAATCGTGGTGGATATTACAACAATGATATGCAGTGTTATGTTGATGATATCAATAATGTTAGTGATAGATTACATATCAATAAAATTCAAAATAAGTTTGTGGAGTATGTAAATGATGGTGGTAGTGTTATAGATGTGAGGTTAGATATATATGATGGTATAAATTTAATATATGCGCATAATATATCTATGGAGTCCAAGGTGCATTATTGGAGCAGTGTTAACAATGATAGTGGCAACAAGTTGAAGTATGTGTTTAGTGGTGAGGGCATCAACAAGGTGTATGTTTGTTGAGTGGTTAGAAGGTTTTGAGTATTGATTTATTTGAGAAGCATGTGGACATATCGAAGAATGATGTGTCTGTTGACATTGTGTTCGAGTTGGAGAGGTGTATGACGTTTGCGCTTTTGATGCAAATTTGTTTATATTTGTTATCGAATAAAACTCGTCTACTGAACATCAGGTCTGAGCTTGCGAATGGGGGGTTTAGGCATTCGTATGGATATTGTGTCCATATGTGTTTTTTCATACCTGTGTAAAACCATCCTGTGAATGCGGTTTCTATTTGATTTGGAAGCGAGTTAATTTCGTGAGTTTTGTAGGAAAAGTTGTATTGTTGGTTTTTCAAATAATTGGTTGTGAATTGGTGTTTGAATATGTTTTGTTGTAAGAAGTTGTGTGGTTTGGTGATGGTGGTGTGAGTGCAATTTTGGCGTATAACTCCCCAGCCTGAAACTATATCGTGGTAGTGTAGTGCGTTTTTCAATTGATCGAACTGATATGGTTTGATGATCAAATCGTCTGGGGTGATGAAGTAGTTTTCGAAGTTTGAATTTTTTATAAAGTCATTTATTATTGGTGCTAGTTCGTGTTCTCTGTAGCCTTTGAACCAAATTTTTTCGCATTGCAATTTATTGACTGATTGTTCGAAGCTTTTGGAATTTCTGACTGATAGTATCATTAGTACTGTGTTGTGCATATAGTGTAATGATTAAATTATGGTGGTATAGTAGTATAGAATATCGTTTATGATATCCAGGGAATTTTTATTATGCAATTGGTCTGGGTGATAATTTATATCTGGCATTTGAGTATTGGGTTGATAGAATCTGCCGATGTGTAGACCCAGGTAATATTGTTTATTTGTATCATCGGTGTTGTATTTTACATCTGCGATGTGGTCAAATTCTGTTGTGGAGGCGACTGTATCATTTTTTATGGATATGTCGCAATGCATTTGTTTTTTAAAATTTTCTATAACATTCATCCAGGTGTATAGTTCACGATCATCTTTTGGGTGAAGGGTAAAATTGACCAATTTGTATTTGCAGTCCATAGTATCTGACTGATACAATTTGTCGTTGTAATAAATGTCTACGTGATATGGAACAAAGTGTTTTACAAAGCTTGGCATTAGCCAACATCCCAGGTTGCAGTTATTGGTTGTGAGCAGTGTTTTATCTGAAGATGAGTGTGTTTCTTCTATGGTGGCTGTGATGCCCAATTGATCTGGGTGAGATTGTAGGCTGCGTTTTATTTTTTTGTGCACAAAGTAAGTTTTGACCATGTAGTGTGATTGTTTGTCTTTGGCGAATTCAACATCGTTGTAGTTGTTGTTTATAACAAGTCCGTCTGTATAGTCTATGGTAAAATTGTGCATAACAGATATAGATACCATTGCGTTAATAGTTGTTTATAATTTTAATTTAATATAATAAGTTTAATGATTGAAAAACAAGTATGTATTGTGCGATATGTTTACATTGAGCGAAGAGCAACGTAATATAATTGGTTGGGTTATAACAATTGGTATGAGTTTTGGAGTGGGTGCTTTGAGTGCTTTGACACTGTATTGTTTTTATAGTTGTTATAAGGTTATAAAGAATTTTGCAAAAAAATATTGACGTTTAGTAAATTTCTTGATATATATTAACGTAATGAAAGTACATTATACAAATATTAAGCGTTGGAATACCTTTACAAATCGTGAAGATAGAGGTATGGCGGCTGATATTGTGTAAATGTAGATCTGAAACCCAAACAATATCAACCGTCACCGAAAAAAAGTGACGGTTTTTTTATTTTCTGGGTTGACGTTCTTTGGATGTGTGGTAAAGTAGTTAAACAGTGAACGAAGTAAGTAGTTCATTGGATGACGAAAAAGAAATTTTAAAAGTCAGTTGACAATGGCGAAAGCTGTGATAGACTGAATAAAGAGTAAGGAAGGTTTGAAACTCCATCTGTTGAACCTCCTCCAGTGAGTCAAGAAATTGACGATAGGGTAAAGTCTGGGAAAATCAATTGATTGGTCCGTGGGTGTTATGCTGGAATACAGAACCCATAGGGCGATGACAGTATTACTGAGGTGATTACTGTGAATGTTGAAGTAAAGAAAATTTAACGCCGTTGTGAGTTGAGTGGTTGAAAACACCAGTTTTGTAAACTGGAAAATCATCGCAGGTTCGAATCCTGTCAACGGCTCCAGCTTATAGTAATGGTGAATATCCTCTATGTAGTAAGAGCATTGCCTGTGAAGCAATCAAAGGGAGTGCAAATCTCCTTATTCACCCCAATTTTAATTACCCTATCGTCTAGGTTTAGGACGGATGTGTTCTCTGAGACATCAACCTTGGTGAAAATCCAAGTGGGGTAACCAATTTATGCTTCGGTGGTGAAAATGGATTTATCACGCAACGCTACGAACGTTGAGTTTGGGGTTCGAATCCTCACTGAAGCACCAATTTATATAATGGCCTCATCGTCTAATGGGTATAGGACGGTAGACTTTCAATCTACAAATCGTGGGTTCAATTCCCCGTGGGGCTACCATTTTAAAAGTGACGAGGGCAACAAAGAGACTTAAACCCAAAAGATTGAAGGAGCCCTTGCATGCCGGGTAATTCCTACTGGGGTAATCTCGTCACAATATTTAACGGTCGCATCGTCTATGTGTGATAGGACACCATCCTCTCAAGATGGAGAATAGGGTTCAAATCCCAATGCGACTGCCATTTATAGTATATCCGCCAATGTTCCAAGGATTAGGCGACAGGCTCTCCAAAAGCCCGTGGGTAAGTTCGATTCTTACGGTGGATGCATTTCAAAAAAAATAATATTATTTGAGTTCGTGTCTATATTTATTATTATGGACACGAACGCTCAATATAAATACACGATATATAAGATTACAAATAAATTGAACCAAAAAATTTACATTGGAATGCATAAAACAAAAAATTTGCAGGACAATTATATGGGTTCTGGAAAACTTCTAAAAAGAGCAATACAAAAATATGGTGAAGAAAATTTTATTAAAGAAATTTTATTTATATTTGATACCGCTGAAGAAATGTTTTCCAAAGAAAGAGAAATTGTAAACCAATTATTTATTGAATCGAATAATACTTACAATATAATGGAAGGTGGTTATGGCGGTTATTCTTATATAAACGAATCTGGAAAAAATATACATCATAAAAATATTGAGATTAGGAAAAAGAATTTGTTGACAGGAGATAAGATAAAAGAATTTTTAATTGAAAAAGGATTATTTGAAGAATGGAAACAGAAAGTATCAACATCTTTAAAGGAAAAATGGAAACAAAATGCTTTTCATTGGACCGGTAAAAAACATAAAGAAGATACAAAAAAGAAAATCGGAGAAAAACTAAAAGTAGCACAATCCGGTGCAAAAAATTCCCAATATGGAACTTGTTGGGTATATCATTCTGAAACAAATAAAAATCTTAAAATTAAAAAAGAACAACTACAAACATACTTGACAAACGGATATGTTAAAGGTAGAGTATATAAATAATTTTTAAATACATTAGGTGAAGGCAACGAACGTAGCTTAATTGGTAAAGCAACTGCGCTGTATGCAGTAGTCATTCAGTTCGAATCTGAATCAATAGTTGAAGTAGTAAGTAATGTATTGACACTGATAGACATTGAAGGTTATAATCTGACGAGGTTATAGTTAGTAGGTGGAACAAGCATAGTGAAATCCAGTAAACATTTTTTGAAAGAGAGTCTGTTGAAGTCAGAACTGGGCAGTCCGCCCTAAGTGGTGGTAAGAGAATCCACACTTTCAAATTTAATTTTTAATTCCAGTCAAGGAAACTTAGTGTAACCGGCGGTCTGTTAAACCGTGTCGAGCTTGGGGCGGAGCCAAGGGCTGGAGCCATTTTCAATTCCAGAGTAGCTCAATGGTAGAGCATGCGGCTGTGGGCCATAAAGTATTATTTAATAGAGAGTGCAAATCTCACAAGGCCAAAGTTAACCGCAGGGTTGGGGGTTCGAAACCCTCCTCTGGAGCTCTTTCAATAGTTTTATATGATGTATGGAGTATGCTGATTGAGGGTTAGGCAGTTGATCAAATTGCAATAGTATGAACATAAAGTGCCTTAAGAAATTTAAATAATTTCATTGTTCATCATACATTATATATTTTTTGGGGTATTATACTGATAAAGACGCAGAACGGTCTGTAAAACCGTTGCCTTCGGGCTGGGTAGGAGCATTACCTACATACCCCACCATTTTATTAACAACAATTACAACATTGTAACTTTTTGTAACTTTAGTTTAATTCAATGATATTTATTTGTAGGAGAAATTTATGCCTACAAAAGAATATATACAAAACTATAGAAAAAAAAGAAAACAACTTGGACTTGAAATGCTTGGAGGTAAATGTTGTAAATGTAATTCTGAAAAAGATTTACAATTTGACCATATAGATCCAAGAACGAAAGTGAATGAAATATCTTCTATGTTTACAACAAATATAGAAGTCTTTGTAAGAGAAATACACAAATGTCAATTATTATGTTATCCGTGTCATTTGAAGAAAAGTTTAGATAACAAAGATTATTTAATTAATAGAGAATCTTGGAAACACGGTAAATCTGGTTATATAAATCATAAATGTAGATGTGAAATTTGCAAAAAAGAATACCACGAATATTGTGTAGAAAAATGGCAAAAAACAAAAAACAAAATTTAATTTTAGATTGTGTGTAGTTCAGGGGTAGATCAGTGCTCACTATGATGGTAAATGACACCGTAAAAGTGTGAATAAGCACGGGCCGTTGGTTCGATTCCAACCACACAATTTAGTTTTTGACAGGTGCTAGTGCGCAGGGCGTGGTAAAGGAGCGGGCGACTCTGTTCCGAAAAGGTTCGATTCCTTTGACTTGTCAATAGATTTATAATCCCAGTTAAGCTAACCTAGTGAAAGCGCAAGTCTGAAGAACTTGAGAGGTTGGGGCGGAACCAACAATTGGGACCATTTTTTGACGATGCATGCAGATATTTATATCATATGATTAAATTGAAAGAATTAATATTGGAGGGTTTGAAAGATAGTGTATATTTGGAACCCAAGAGTAAATCTGAAGTATTGAATTTTATTAAGCAGCATTATTTAAAGACATATCCTACGGCGGTGGCTGCTAATTATGGTGTGATGTACAAGAAGACAGATGGTAATGTGGATATGGTAGGAGTGATTGTTTATGGACAAACCACCAAGCCACAAGATTATGAAGAAATAGCTGTAGATGCAGAGGGCAACAGTTTATTGCAAAAGAATGAAGTATTTGAGTTATTGAGATTATATTTGAAACCTGAGGCAAAACAAATACCTGAGTTAAGCAACTTGGCGTCGTATGTAATTGGTTTGGGTAATAAAAAGATTAAACAGGATTATCCCGAATTAAAGGTTGTTATTACACGGGCTGATAGTGGACAGGGACATACTGGATCTATATATCAAGCAACAAATGCAATTTATTTAGGCAAGAGTAAAGATACAAAACGTTTGTGGGATAAAAAAGAAAACAAGTGGGTGTATAGATTACCACAAATAAAGAAGTATGGTTTTGAAACTGGTAAAGATGCAGCAAATGATGCAAGAACCAATCCTAATAGTCCATTTGAAATAAGAACTGCTACTGGAAAACATATGTACATTTATATTTTATCCGGACAAAATTCTAGTGATGGTAAAAGAATATTGGGTGGATTGATTAAGTCAATTCAACCATATCCAAAGAAACAAAGTAACGTTTAAAGTTTTTTTAAAAAGCTGTTGACGAAGTTATAAAGTGTGGTAAGATGATTATAGTTCGTTGACAATGTAAGAAGAAATTTTTAATAATGGAATCATAAGTCAATTGGCTAGACTACGATACTCTTAATATCGTGATTCGGGTTCAAATCCCGATGATTCCACCATTTTATAAGTCTAGCGGTAACTCGTAACCGATATTTGCCGGGGTTGAAATCCTAGGGATTAAAGAGTGACAGAGGGAAAGACCCACCAATTTATGGAGTCAAAGCCACAATAGACGGGCAGCCGGCTTTTAACCGGACGATTCGTGTGGGAGCATTACCCACTGGCTCCACCAATTTAATGGGTAACTGGCCCCATAAGTGACTGCCGACCGGTACAATCGGTAAAACACAGAGACGGCGTGGAGAGCACAGCACCAATTTTTTGGGGTATAAGAGGAACAGCAGACTCATTTCCCTGTCACGGAAAAGATAGTGGGGGCAGCACCCATATACCTCGCCATTTCAATTGACCGTTAATTCAATAGCAGAATAGACGACTGATAATCGTCCTACGCCGGAGCGTAACCGGCACGGTCAACCATTTTCACCAACTCTATGAAGCAGGTCGTGTGGTAAAAGAGATAGCGGGATTTGTGTTGACGACGAACACAAACCGAATAAGCCTATTAGCAAACTATCGTGTTGGTGCCACCATTGTTCGAACAGTGGTGGGTAATTTTAACGCACTCGTAGCTAAACTGGACTAAAGCGACTCGGTTCTAACGAGAAGATTGCAGGTTCGAATCCTGCCGGGTGTGCCATTTTTGCCTTCATAGTATAAAAGTATTACACATCATTGGTAATGATGAAACGCAGGGGCGGTACCTGCTGGAGGCTCCATTTTAAAAATATATTTAAGTGTGAGGGTATTATATATATAATAAAATAAATTTATGGAATCTACAAACTCTCCCCAAACATTTTCGTTTACTAATAAAAAGGTATTATATTCAATAATTGCTGTAATTGTATTGGTAATTTTTGGATTATACGCATTATTTAGTTCATTAAATAAAGACAATAAAGTTTTGTCTAAAAAAGTTGCTAATCAGTCTGAGATTGTTGTAAATCAAAGTTTATTGATTACCAATTTAAATCAAAAAAATGTGGAAATGACTTCATTATTGAAGAGTTATGACAATAAATTGAGTATATTGCATACTAATTTAACTCAGTTACAGAATATTACTGAGAAGTTAAAATTATCATCTGATGAAAAAGACATAAAGATTAAAGATTTGACCCAAGAAAAATCTGCGCTTGAATCTGATTTAAAATCATTGCGTAATACGCTTGTAAAAATGACTAAAGAGATCGTAGATTTGAGTGATGAGCTTAAAGTTGCAAAGACTGATAAAGATCAAAATGAGCTTGTGGCTAAGATTGAAGAGCTTACAAAAGAAAGAGATTTCTTGAAGAACAAGATTGTTGAGTATGAAAAAATTATAGAGGAATTGAAGAGAGAAAATGCACTTTTGGCTCAAAATTTGAGACAAAATATGAAAAAAAGTGGTTATGAATTTAAAAACAAATTGGGTGAGTGGCCAAAAGGTGCGGAAGTTTTGATGAAAATTTCAAATCAGCACTCAAATAATTTATCAAAAGAAATTAATCAAGTAGATGAATCAAAACAAGAGGAAAAACCTAAAAAAGTGGGTTTTTGGAAGCGTATTTTTGGTTCAAATGCGGACGAATAATTTAATGCCTGTATAGCTTAATAGTAAAGCATCAATTTCGTAAATTGATAGATATTGGGTCAAAACCAATTGCAGGCTCCAATTGTCACGTAGCGTAATAGAATCGCAGCTGGTTCTGACCCAGAAGATTGTGGGTGCAAGTCCTACCGTGACAACCATTTTATATAAAGCACGATGACAGAGCTAGAGAACTGAGATGTCTGCAAAACATCATTGTATGAAAATACATATGCAAGGAGCGTAACCTTGATCGTGCTCCAAAAATTTTAAAATTAATTCGTATATTACACAATACTCCATTTTATTTTCTATTTATTTGGGTATGGAAAAAAGTAATCTCTATCAAAAGTTTTTGGAATTGAAAAAAGAAATTGAAAAACATAAATGGATAGAGAGTGAAAAACTTGGAAACGATATAGGATTTGAACAAGCGTTGGTAGATTGGATGACCAAACACAGAGTTGGTTGGAGTGAAAGCATAAAACAAAAATAAGTGTACCTATTTTACAATTTTTATATTTATAACATATGACCAAGAACGATTTAAAAAAGTTAATCAAAAGTTTGACCAAGGAAATTTTAGTTGAAGATTTTGACAATGCAGCTGAAGTAGAGAGTGATAAATTGACTGCTACTTTATCTGAAACTGATAAAGCTAAAGACATCAAAGACTTGGAAAATTTGTTAAAAAATCCTGATCCAAGTAGAGCAAAAGATTATGGTTCTATTGAGAAATACAAACAGATGTTGAAAGATAAAATTGCCAGACTTAAAGAAAGTGGTGATCCATTTAGAGACATTGTAAAGAAATATGCTAAACTATATAGAGACAGTGAAGACGCTCGTAGTGAAAAAAGCAATTACAATGCTTGGTTACAATCAAAAGCTCAACAAGACCCAAAGTTAAAAAAGGCGTTGCAGTTGATGAAAAAATCAAAGTAAAAATTAAATAAATTTATATAAAGTACAACGATTAATGTAAAAATTAATCGTTTTATTTTTTATTGACAATGTGACATTAACAAGTATAATAAAAGTATAGTATGAATGAATTAAGTAAAATTGATATGGCTAATCTGGTCTTTAGTGAAGACAAGAAGGCTAAAATTAAAGACATTTTGTGTTCTTTTTATGGAGCTACTGATGTACAATATAAAAGTTTAAATTACGGCATTTGTATAGAAATATCTGGTACTGATAGTTTTAGGTTTATTAAAAATGCTATTGGTAAAGTGTTGGAGGTAAGTGAAGATACGCTTAGTGTTTTGGGTGAAAATAAAAAGTCACAAAAAGCGTCGTATGTTTATTTGCCTGAGAAAGACAAAGCTTTGTATAAAAAACTCAAAAAGTCAGCGGTAAATAAATAATTTATTATAAAAATATAAAACTATTTATATACAACAATATTTGGGACGGTCCCAAAACGCATTAAAGATGGTTATTTTTTTGTAATCTGAATTAGTGTGGTGTAAATAACAAAACAAACAAAAAGGATAGTTAAAAATATGAAGAAAGTATTAGTATTAGTGTCATTGTTGACCGCTCTAGCAGTTACTGCTGGAGATAATTCTAACATCTCAGTAGAGGCTGGTTATAACAACCAGTACATCGTTAACGGTGTAGCTCGTTCTGAAGGCACGCCATTTGTGGGTGTAGGTGCTGTAAAGAGTTTAAAGTATGCGGATGTATATTTGGGTGGTACTCTTTTGGCCAATGGCGACCTAGATCAGTCTCATTGGACTTTGGGTGCTGGAAAAGAAGTAAATGTGTGGAAGGATGTATTTTCCGCACGATTGGATACTACTGTAACTCGTCACCAAGCTGGTAACTTTGGTATTCCCAACAGCACTGAATTTGGTGTTAAGTTGGCACTACCAAACAAGATTGTTACACCATATGTTCGTGGATATTATGATGTAGACTTGAAGCAAAGTGGTGTATTTGTTGGTGCAGAACGTGCTCAAAAACTTCCATTTGGATTTGTTGTAACTCCTGGAGTTGAGTATGGTAAGGTAGAAGATTATACCGCTGTAAATGCAAAGTTGGCATTGACTCGTCCGTTTGAAACTTCATTTGGTGTATTTACTCCATTTGTAAGTGCTGGATGGTATGACAACAACTTTAATACTACCAAGTACAATTGGGCAACCCGTGAATTTAGTGGTGACATTGTATATTCTGGTGGTTTGAAATTGACCTTCTAATAGTAATTGTAGAATTACAAATGTGAACCCGCTTAGAAATAAGCGGGTTTTTTATTTTGCGCATATTTATAAATAAAGAAAGATTTATTTTATGCCTACTATAATGGAAAGTTTATTAGCGGAACACGCAATTTTGTTACAAAAAATAATTGATCAGGCAAAGAAAGATGCTTTATCATCACAAGCATCATCATCAGGAATAACTGGAACAACAAATGTAGTAAAGTTGGATTTGTTGTCACATATCAATTCTAACTTTGACAATTTAATTAAAGAAAAGAAAGACAAGAATATTTTAACTCCATATGTTAATCCTTATAATTGGCCTAGAAACAATAATTGTTGGGCAAAGAGTATTAATTTGACGGGATATTCTTCTTGTATTGTACCTTTAGGAGGAGTTGGCGGCGGAACACTTATAACTAAGAAACATGTATTATTTGCAAATCACGTGCCTTATTCATCAACTCCATTTCTTATTTTCTTTGTAAATAATAATAACGTTACACTTACTTACAATGTTGTCAAAACAAAACGAGTGGGTAATACAGACATTTTAATTGGTGAGTTGGATAAAGAAGTTGATGATTCATTAAAAGTATACAGTGTATTGCCAGCTAATTACACCAAATATTTTGATGTGAACAAAATTAATTTCCCAATACTATATTCTGATCAAGAAAGAAAAGCTTTGATTGGAGAATTTGGAGGTATTAATGGTTCATATGGATCAAATAACACAGTAATAAATCTATCAAAAGATCCTAATAGAGCGCAATATTTTGAAGCTTTAATTGGTGGTGACAGCGGCAATATTGTCTCTACTATTATTAATAATGAAATAGTATTGATAGGTGGTTGGTATATGACATTAGGAAGTTCTGCTGGTGTTGGAACAAGTATTCCTAGTTATATAACCGAAATAAATAATACAATATCATCACTAAGTGTTGGATATAAAGTTAACGAGTTCGATTTGAGTGGATTTAAAACTTTTTAAAAAATTTTGTTGATTTTGTATTTTGAATACTATATATTAGTAACAATATGAATTTAATTTCACAACCTAGTCAAGCCAGTCAACTCCCATCCGGAAGTTGAAGGCGAGGTTGTTTGCTCCTAAAAGAACCAACCCGTCACTTCAAAAAAAGAATGACGGGTTTTTGATTTTTAGGTGTTGACAAAATGAGAAGGTGTGGTAAATTAGAAATATAACGATGTAAACAACATCAACAGTCTTTAGAAAGTTTGAACTGAGATCAAAACCGTAGAGGCGAGCCAAGGAATAGGAGACGCCGGTCCTTAGAAATAAGGGCTACCAACGATAGGTACACAATCCAACAAATTTTAAATGGGCGGTTAGCTCAGTGGAAGAGCAGGACCTTTACACGGTCAAGGCCAGAGGTTCAAATCCTTTACCGCCTACCATTTTTTTGATTAACAAATCAAACGGTCACAGGTGTTACGGTAGCATCCGTGCTTTGGGAGCATGTGGAGCCAGTTCAATTCTGGCGTGGCCGACCATTTTATGGGCATATGGCGAAATTGGCAGACGCACGAGTCTTAGAAGCTCGGGGAGAAATCCGTGGAGGTTCAAGTCCCTCTATGCCCACCAATTTATACGGTTGATAGGCAGATATAAGCTGGCTGCACTAGTCTTGAAAACTAGGTTCGTTGAAAGACGAAGGTCCGGGCAGTACGGACATCAACCGCCATTTTAATACAACTCCACTTGACAATGGAGCCGAGGACTGATAATATCGTCCCGTGAAGAAATCGGAGATTGTCAAAGATTTTATGGAGGTGACGTAGATAGTTAGGTTTCTACAGCAATTTGCTAAATTGCCGTGGTTTAAAAAGCCACTGAGGGGGCAGCACCCTTCGCCTCCGCGCTATGAGAAATTAGATTACCTGTCCGTGGTTCATAGTACACATCAAATATTTGATGACTGAACATCTAATAATTTATTAAAATGCAGTAGTGGTATAATGGCTATTACGTGAGTCTTCCAAACTTGAAATGAGAGTTCAATTCTCTCCTACTGCACCATTTTTAGTAACCGGGGATTGATTGTAATAGTAGCAAATCAGACTTTGAATCTGAGAGAATCGGAGCGTAACCGGTATCCCCTGCCATTTAATAAATTTAATATTAAAAATTGAACTTTCATTCTGTTCTTACATATTTATGTATGTATGAGTAAAAATAGAACAAGTATTATCTGGAAAGTTTCAAACGAAAAATTTACAACTTTAGTAAAAAATAGCAAAACTATGTCTGAGTTACTAAAACACTTTGGTATGGAAAATAAAGGTGGAAATTTTAAAACTTGTAAAAAAAGAATTGTTGAATTACAAATTGATACCAGTCATTTCCTTTCTAGGACACAATCAAGTAATTGGACAAGACAAGTTACAAAAGAAGATTTATTAAAAAAATTGACAACAAATTCTCGTTGTAATAGAACAGATTTAAAAAAACGTTTAATTAAATTTAATATAATAAAATATGAATGTGCAAAATGTAAAAATAATGGCATTTGGGAAAATGAAAAATTAACTCTTCAATTAGAACATAAAAACGGAATATCAGATGATAATAGAATTGAAAATTTAGAATTTTTATGTCCGAATTGTCATAGTCAAACATCTACATTTGCGGGTCGTTCTCTAAATAAACACCGCATTAAACCATCAGAAATAAATCCTGATTGGAGACATCAACCAAGATATGAAAAAAGAAAAACAGATAGACCAACCAAAGAAATTTTGGAAAAAGAAGTAAAAGAAAATACAATGGTGAGTTTAGGTAAAAAATATGGTGTGTCAGATAATGCTGTGAGAAAATGGTGTAAATCTTATGGTATTATTATAAATTAATATGAAGTTCAACTGGGGATTTGCGTAGTGGTAGCGCGGCGGGCTTTGGACCCGCGTCTGTAGGGGTTCGATTCCCTTATCCCCTGCCAATTTAATCGGAATGTAATGTCAATAGTAGACGGCCTGGTTTGGAGCTAGGAGGTTGCAGGTGCGAGTCCTGTCATTCCGACCATTTTATATACCAGACAACGGTAGAGGTTTGAACTTGGCTAGGTCCGAAACAATAACCAACGGCTGTGTTCGGCTAATAATCTGTGGGTTAAATATGCCCATAAAACCGCCAAGGTGTCTGGGATAGAACAATGTGCGTGTTGGGGATTGACTCCAACAGCGTGAGGGACACGATACACCCCTGTATGTCTGACCCGGACGAATCTGATCCAGATAGGATAGGGTTGAATTTTTGATTTGACATACACTATATATTGGTGTAAGATCTTTATAGATATGGGCTGTTGGTGATAGTGGTAGCACGGGAGCTTTGCAAGCTTTAGGGAAGAGTTCGATTCTCTTACGGTCCACCATTTTAAATTAATGTATATTGATTGATTTCAACTATATATTATAGAGAGCGCGGGTATGATGTAGTGGTAGCCTGCAACCTTGCCAAGGTCGATGTGCCGGTTCGATTCCGGCTACCCGCTCCAATTTCAGTTCTTTAAAATTTTATGGGGATGCGTAGATTTGACATAGATAAATATCTATTGTTAGGCACGTAGAGGATGATAGTTGGCCTCTTTAATACACCTATCGAAACATTAACTGCTGAAGATAACGTAGTTAGCTATGACTTCTCTTACGATGACGTTGTAGCCCTTGCAGCCTAAGTTGTTGCACATTCAATACAATGAAGTCTGATATTTGTGTTGGGTGTAAATTATTGGACTGGACCAAATATTTGATTTGCGTAAATGGTCAAGATATTAGTAAATCTTAAGGGTAATATTTTTAGATATTTTTCATTATTAACCCCTAACAATATAAAATATATAAGCGTGTAGTCTGGCAGTAATAATTTTTTATGGACGCGGGGTGCGACTCCTCGCCATCTCCACCATTTTTAAAACCCCAAGTTATGCTTGGGGTTTTTTATTGCGGTTCAAAGTCAATGTAACTATCAAATACTAAACAGTTGCATTTTTCTGGATCTATATATCCTTCTTTTTGTAGATAATCTAACATTTTCTCTCTACAAGTTTCGTCTTCATATAAATCACATTTTTCTGGGTGTCTTAAAACAATAAATCTATCAGCCCAGATTGTTATATGGTGATCTTTAATTTTTATATCTTGAAAATTTACGTCATTCATTGTATATTAAATATATATTAAAGTTATGAGTAATATTAAATTAACAAAGGCTGAAGCCGAAAAGAAAGTATATGAACTAACCGAAAATCTTTTGCATGTAAAGAAAGATTTTAAAGATGTAGCTGCTGGCTACAAAGAACGCATGAAAGAAATCGAAAATGAAATTAAAGCGATTGTCGAAGATGCGTCTATAGGTGATCCAACTAAGTAAAACAAAAAGCCGGTCAATTAAGACCGGCTTTTTTATTATTGTTCTTTTGGAGCTGGCTTAAATGTGCCATCTTTTAAATTAAGACTACCATCTCCATATTTTGTAGCCAGACTATTTAGTAAGTTTTCTTCTAGTTTTTGAATGTCTTTCCACTCTGTTAGAATAGCTGATCTACGTTCAGTTAATTCTGTTTTTGTTTGTTCCAATTCAATTTCTTCTAATTGCAATTGACCAAGTTCAAATATTTTTTGTTGATATTTGGATTGAACGATTGCGATTTCTTGCATTTCTTGTTCTGTAAATTTAGTAACTTCACTCATAATATTTTTAGATACATATTCAATAATGATGTGTCACAGTTATTATATTTGTATAATATTATTTTGATAATGAATCGATTGATCTTTTCACTTTTGGATCTATTACTAAATCTTGTGTGTTCTTATTAACAACTGCTTTTAAAAACTTCTTTAAAATGCCCATCAACATTTTGTCTTCTTGTGTAGACATTTTGACTTTGGAAAGTTCTTTTAATAACATTACCATAGCTGGTAAACTTTTCTTTATAACATCGATTATAGATGTAGATTGTGCCAATATATTGGTTGATGTATTTCCCGATCCAACTGATTCTTGTTCATTTATCTTTCCTATTAAATCTTTAACTTGTGATATAGATGGTGTATTATTTAGTTCCCACAAAAATCTTTTAATAAATTTTTTCTTTAATTTTTTAGCTATAGGTTTGTTTTCTATTGAGATAAAATCAAGTAGTTTTAAAGATCCCAATGTGTTTTTTAAAGTAGTAAAGTATTTATTTACATCTTTATTTGTTTGCAAATTTTTACCAAGATTTTTTTCAAATTCAGATTGAAGTCTTATTAATTGTGAATAATAAGCTCCGAATTTATTTATTTCGTCCGTGGTTAACATATCTTCATCTACGCCTGATGTACCTGTAGTACCTGTAGTACCAGTAGTACCAGTAGTACCTGATGTGCCAGTTGTGCCAGTTGTGCCAGTTGTGCCAGTTGTGCCAGTAGTGCCAGTTGTGCCAGTTGTACCTGATGTGCCAGTAGTGCCAGTAGTGCCAGTAGTGCCAGTAGTGCCAGTTGTACCTGTAGTGCCAGTAGTGCCTGAAGTGTCTGTTGTGCCTGTTAATGTAAAAGCATCTTTTATAGGTTTATTAGCTTTTAATGCAATATATGCTGCAAATAATTTATTAAAAATATCACCAATACCATTTTTATGTAAAATAATATAAAGTTTTTTATGTTCATATGGTTTAATACCTAAAGACGATACAATTGAGTTAGTTATTGTTTCAAACTTGTTTATAAATTCTTGTTTTTTATTAGTATCATCCCAATAAGATAATTCATCTATTTCTGTTATGACAGGAGGTCTAATAGGCAATTGTATGTTTTTAGGTAATATTTTGCTATCATTTGTTATATTATTTAAAACATTCTTCGCATCTACAGGCAAATTGTTGTATAAATTATCAAAATCTTGTTTTATTTTATTTACATTTATTTGTTTTAGTATAGTACCACCACCAATATCATCACCAAAATTTAAATCATCAATTTGTTTAGTTTGATATCCAGGTCTTTCGGATCTACCCGTAGTGCCTGATGTACCTGTTGTACCTGTTGTACCCGTAGTGCCTGATGTACCTGTTGTACCTGTTGTACCCGTAGTGCCTGATGTACCTGTTGTACCTGTTGTACCTGTAGTGCCTGTTGTACCTGTTGTACCTGTAGTGCCTGATGTACCTGTTGTACCTGTTGTACCTGTTGTACCTGTTGTACCTGTTGTACCTGTTGTGCCTGCGGTACCTGTAGTGCCTGCGGTTCCGGCTACTGATTTGATTTTATTTAATAAGTTTGTTAATTGTGTTGCGTACTGAATTATTTCTGGCGTAACTAAATCTTTACTAGGGCCATTTGTTAAGTCGTTAATAAGATTTTCTTTGGTCGAACCAATTTCATTTGCGATATTGGTTAGTAGGGAATTTATATTTTGTTCTAATATCTGAAGATCATTAGAAGACAATTGTTTTTTACCTCCCAAACCTACAGATCCTTTTAATTTATCAAAAAAACCAGCTTCATTTAAAAATTGAGTATATAACTCTTTAGTATAATTCATATCATTCATATTATATATATAGTTTTTTAATAATCGACTTGTATGCTGATTCTTGTACTGTCGGAGTAACTGATTTTCCAGCTTTTGTTGCCAACTTAGCTAAAACATCTTCATCAACTGGATTCCCCATTTGCTTAGCCATACTCATTGCAGTGTATGCAGTTTTTGCTTCGTCTGGTGTCAATTTATCAATAACACTTACGCCATTTATAGATATTGGTATATGTCCTCTTAACTCAGCAGTCAGATTGAGAGTTCGTGGTCCAACTCCTGAAAAAAACTGATTTCTATCAATTATTCCGGCATCCATAGCTTTTTTCAAGATTCTATACTGATCCACACCCAGAGATTTGGTCGCCATAAATTTTTGCAAGTAAGCATCCATAGCTTTATTGTCACCTTGTAAAGCAAGTTTGCCAATTTCTTTTAGAGGTTTGTCAGTATATGATTGAGTAGCAGTATCTGCTATACCTGTTGCTAATTTAGTCAATGATTCTTTAGGTATTCCGCCCGCACCATTAATAATGTCTGCGAGGTCAGATCGGTCCTGGAACCTAATGAATGTTTTTATATCAGGATAACTCTCCGATTCTTCTTTAAAAGCTTTGTACAATGCTGGAGTGTTTTTAATAATAGTAAGTAATTTTTCATCACCACCTCGTCTAGTGGCAACCATTAATTTTGTTATATCAGCCTCAGATACTTTAATATTTCCACTGGTAATATTTTGATCTGATATGTCAGCGCCTGGAACTCCTGTAAAATAAGACTTAGCGCCGTCAATAAATCCACCACCTTTGAAGTAGCTAAATAGTCCTTTTGTAAGTGCGCCACCAACTAAAGATAAACCTGTAACTAATAATGCATTTTTTAATGCATCTTTCCAAGATTCTTTTTTGAGATAGTGACCAACAATTGTTCTTACTAATAATCCAGTTAACACACCGATTACCAAAGATGTGCCTACAGTAGCACCTGTTAATGATATTGATAACATTTTTGTAATGTTAATTAATAGACCAATTATGGTATTAGTCCATTTTGGATTCAACTTTGTAAAATCTTGTAATTTATTGAGCATCGATGTTCCTGAAGAATCACTTTCATATGTTATGGTGCCATCAGCTGCTCTTTTTGCAATCTTCATACTTGGACCCAATTTGGTCATTATCATTTGCCAAGCCGATCCTTGTTTTTTAGCGTCTAAAATATCTGATTTTAATGCAGATGACCAATTTACAAATCGATTGAGTGCATTTACCACAATTGATTGAAATAAAGTCATTGCAATCTGACCTGCTTTACCACCCAATTCTTTTGTTTTTAATGCTGCCTTTTGAATAATACTTGGTTCGGCACCAATATTTTTTGGTACAGATGTGTCTTTTAATCTTTCATCAGAATCAACGTTATCTAAGTATTGTTTATTATCTGTGTGAAATTTATTGATTAGTGATAGTATATTTTTTGAAGTATCTGCTGTTGATACTGGATCTGTGGAAGCTTCTACTAACAATGATATATCAGAAATTTGTTGATTGTTTTCACGTATTTCTTTTAATACTTTACGTGTACCAACACTCAATTTAAATTCTGCTAAATGTAAATTGTTAGTTTCTATGCATTCTTGAAGAATTGATAATTCCTTCAACATTCGATTGAATGTGAATTCTAATTTTTTTAAATTGTAAATCTCTTGCTTAGATAAATTTGGATTTAACAGTTGATTTTCTTCCAATAAAGCTATCATATTTATATAAATATGTATACGTGAATAAAAACTGATTAAAATAAACTTGACGTATATACGTTTTGTATATATTATTACGTTATGTTCTAAGGCTGGTAATCTTAGAATCCGTAGTTATATTACCACATTCAAATATTAAATTATAAATTAGTATGACAGCGAAAAGCGACAGTTTGACAGATAATAATATTAAGTACGTAATTCTACGAGACGGTAGAAGAGTTTCCGATTTGGAATATACTTCCAAGGATGAGGCTAGAACGGAGTATGAACATTGGTCATCAATTATTAAACGATGGCCGGATGGTTCTAAAATTGAAATTGTAGAAACGAAAGGTAAATAATGAGTGGTACTACATTTGGGTTAAAACAAAGAATTGTAGCAGCTGGTTCTGAGAAAGAAGTGTTGGATTTGTTGCAACTTGGCAAAACTTACACAGATGCTTCTCAAGAAACAATTCGTTCTTGGAAAAACGCTTCTAACAGAAGGTTACAACAATTAAATTCAACCGTGACACAAACAGAAACGGTCGAAAACGATAGTGACAAACCTGTTAAAAAGAAGAAGAAAAAGTAAAAGGTTAGATAAATTGGTTATGAAAAGACGTTACTTCGGTAACGTCTTTATTTTTTGTTATATACTTATATATGATGACAGATAAGTACTCTTCATTAACTTTGCCATCTGATTATGATCAGATGGAGAGTTTAATTAAATCTAATAAAATTAAATTGATGGAACAAATTGTTTCATCAATATGTTATGCGGTAGACAACAATTTGAATGCGATAGAGGTCTTTAACTTTAAAGATTCTGATTTCATAGTAGTATTAGACCGCAATTCATTTGAAGATAATCTAAATAATATTTACGAATATTATATTTCGTCTGAGAAATATGAACATTGTGGTCGTGTTTTAAACATTAAACAACAACTAACCAACAAAAATGAGCAAGAAAAAAGACACAAGCCCAAAGGTTCATCAAAACGAAAAAATTAGAGAAACAATAAAAATTGATGACCGAACTCTTACGCCAAAACAAATTGAATTATTAAATTTACTACAAAATAAAACAACTAAACTAGTCTTCATTTCAGGTCCAGCTGGAACTTCAAAAACATATACATCTGTATTAGCCGGTTTAAATTTGATAAACCAAAAAAGAGTAAGTGAAATCGTATACGTCAGAAGTATCGTAGAAAGTAGTGATAGTAAATTGGGATTTTTACCAGGTGAAATGGATGAAAAGATGAGTCCTTACATTCAACCACTAATAGATAAATTAGAAGAATTATTGCCAAAACACGATATTGATAAGTTAAAAAAAGAAGAACGTATTCACGGTTTTCCAATAAATTTCTTACGTGGTTTGAGTTGGAACGCTAAATGTATTGTAGCTGATGAAGCTCAGAATATGAGTAAGAAAGAATTGACCACATTAATTACCCGTGTTGGAGAATTTAGTAAGTTGTTTATATGTGGTGACCCCGATCAAAGTGATATCAATGGTAAAAGTGGATTTGTGCCAATGATGAACATCTTCGATGATGAAGAAAGTAGAAATAACGGAATTTATGTATTTAAATTCGATGAAGATGATATTGTTAGAAGCGGTTTAGTAAAATTTATATTAAAAAAACTAAAAAATGTTGGGTGATTAATAATTATTAATATATTATGGCGATAGTATCCAATCAAGGTAGAACTGTTCCCGAATTACCAACACTAACAGCTGGTACTATCGGTAATAATGATTATTTAATCATACAAAATGTAAGTAGCAACTCTACAAAAAAGTCTACTGTTAGTAGTTTTGTACAAAAAACAGCAAATCTTCTAACAACATTCAACAACTTGAATTTTGTAGGACCAAATAATACATACACGGGTTCATTTAGAAGTTTTGAAGGTGATAACTATTCTGTAATAAGTCAGAAAATACCCAATGTATTTAAACGAGCCATAGTAAGTGATTATCTTACTATTGGATACAATCCATCAGCGCCAACGTTTTTGGGAATATATGCAAAGACGATAGAGTTTAATCAATCTATTGGCGGCGGTGGCAATATTACATTCACTGGAAATGGTATTAACAGTGAAATAACAGTTTTAGATTACCCTAATGGTCTAACTCTTGAAAATACTCCATTTAATATAGAACAACTCACAGCTAGTGTTGGTATAACAGGCAGTTTAAAAGGACGTTTACTAGGCAATGTAACGGTTGGTATAGGTAAAAGTTCATTTAACAATGTAGATGTAAATAACAATTTATATGCTGTAAATGGTGAAATAGACAACGCAACTATAAATGGTGGTTCTATTGGCGGAGTAACTATTAATAATAGTCCAATTGGAACTACTGTACCAAATGTCATATCTGGTTCAAAGATTTATTCTGCAAATGGATTTTCAGGAGTATTTTCTGGTAGTGGTAATATCTCACTCACAGGTAGTTTAAAAGGTAAGTTAACAGGCAACGTTACTGCTACTACTGGTACAAGTGCATTTAACAATATTACTGCAGCTAGTATATATTCAAGTGTATATATTGAGTCACCATCATTTGTAGGCACAGCTAGTTATTCTTACAACGGAAATGGGGAACTATCATCTTTATCTAGTAGTTACGCACAAACATCAAGTATGTGTATGTCAACTACTGCAGATACCGCTTCGTATTTAGTTTGGTCAAACCTAAGAGTAAATGGTACATCTAGTTATTCTTATAATGGCAATCAAAAATACTCATCTTTTTCAAGTAGTTATGCATTAACATCAAGTAAAGCTATTAGTAGTAGTTATTCTACCAGAACCACTAGTGCTTCATACGCATTAAGAGCTTCAACTGTACTTGGGACTGTAGATAATGCTTTAAATGCTATAACTGCGGATTCTTCAACTACATCACTAACATCCTCTTATTTGTTAAAAGGATCTTTAAATAGTTCAAGCGCTGTACCATATTTTGATGGCAACAGATTAACAACATCTCCTCTATTTTATAAAAATGAGTTTGGTCAAATAAATTTTTATGTATCTGCGTCTGCTAAATACGCTCAATCAAATTTTGTAGTAGTAAATAGAGGATCTGGTACATTAAGTTCAGCTGGTTTTGTATTGCAAAATAAAAACAGATCAACTGGATATCCAAATCAAGATCAGTGGTTTATACAATCCGTTTCCAGTGGCAGTTTGACATTGAGTATTACCACAGGATCATATCATCTTAAAAATAGTACCATTACATCGAGAACTTCGGATTCATCTGGTACAATGGCCGCATTGAAACAAATACGTAATGGTTTTTACTTCTGGCCATATATTAATACGGATTCAGCTGCTAGAGATGGTTCAGTTGGTATAGGTGTAACACCTCCTGCAGAGCCAAGTGGTTCTATAAATAAGTATCTACGTGCTAAGTTGCAAATCAGAATGTTTAGTGGTAGCAATGAAGCCGCAAACGTTGCTGGATCGGTATTAGCTGGTAAATTCGTGGGAGGTGCTCCAGTTGGAGTAGAAAACAAACAAACCGCTATATTAGTACAATATGGATCAAGTAGTTTTGCCAATACATTTTATGTATCCAGTAGCGGTGATATGCGTGCTTATGGATCTATCAGTGGCAGTAAAATGTATTCTTATGGAAATATTAAAGTTGATAATGGCTCAATTATTTCCAAGACAGATGCGGCTATTATCACAGGATCTTTCAAGGGTAATTACCAAAAAGATTATACAACTGTAAGTGCTACTGTTGCAGCTGCAACTACTAATTTGAGTTTTGATGATTATGATATGATTTATGTAACGGCTACAGCATCTCAAACGTTTAATGTAAATCTGACTCAGAAGAAGGTGTGTTATTTGTATTTTTATAACAATAGCGGTGGCACTTCATTTACGTGGAGCACCGGTACACCTAATTCTTTAAAGTGGCCAGGTGGTTCGGCATCAAATCCATCAAATGGGTCTAGAGACTTGTATTCAATTGTATTGATGGGCAGTGAAATTCTTATTAATCGAATAGGAGCTTCTTACTCTTAATACTTTATATTTATAAAATATGTCAACTCCGTGTAACAGTTTAAATGTACAACTAATAAAGGTCAGCGATCTAGCAACTTATTCTAGTATCAAAGATGCAGATCAACTGATGGTTATTGAAAATACAGGTGGTTCAAAATATTCTAGAAAATCCACTTTATCTGATTTAAAAGATTATGCTAACTCAGATGGTATATCTGGATATACCACTTCTTTATTTAATACCACAACTGATAGTAATAGCGTATCATATTATTCATCTGGAAATGTTCTTTCATTTTCCCACGGATTTTCTGCTGTACCTTCTTTGGTCCGAGTAGTTTTAAAATGTAATAGTAATGATGGAAGATTTGTTATTAACCAAGAAGTTGACGTAACATCTTTTTTCAATAACCAAACAAAACCAATTTGCAGTATCGTTTCGAGTTCTAGTACTGTGTTACTAATTGTCCCAACTTATACCAGCATTACTGTTTACGACTATAACAGTAGCACCAGTGTAATAAGTCAATATAATATCGATACAACCAAATGGTATCTTAAAATTTACGCCTGGAAGTAATTATGTCAACTACCTGTAATTTAATACAACAAGTAAAAGTTAGCGATCTGGTACGATACAACACGTTAACGTCTAAAGATTTAATTTTAACAATTGAATCTGGTTCTTCCAACGATTTATACTCCAGAAAAAGCACATTTGGGGACGTTGTAACATTTTTATCATCTGTAACAGGATCTTATACCGGAAGTTTTTCTGGATCTGCAAAAACATTAAGTGGTACTTTTACAGGAAGTTTTACTGGTAGTTTTCAAGGTGATCACTCCGGTAGTTTTAGTGGAAACTTCAACGGTACCAATACAGGTAGTTTTACAGGCAGTTTTAACGGACTAACAACGGGAAAATCCAATACTTCAGGATCATTGAGCGGTAGTTTTTATGGTTATATATTGACTAAGAAAGCAAGTGCTAGTGGAAGTTTCAGTGGAAGTTTATATGGTTCATTGATTAGTAAAAACTCTAAATTAACTGGTAGTTTTAGTGGTGTTTCAAGAGGACGTTTCTCAGGAAGTGTTTCTGCTAGCATCAAGGGTTACATTAGTGCATCAAATCATTACAACGCAAATAGAAAAGTTGCATTTTATGGTACGGCTAGTTGCGCTAAAACCGCTTCTTATGCTTTGAATTCAGGAGGAAACATAACAGGCACTGGTACTGCAAATCAATTTACATACTGGACAACAGGCACTGCTATAGGATCTACTAATTATCTGGTGAGAAATAGTAGTATTAATAATTTGGGAAGTATGGGTTCAGGTAGAGTTACTGTAAACAACCCATTACAATTTTCCGCTGTAGGTGAGCATTTGATTCAAAATTCTTCATCGGGTCAATCCATATATGGTATAGGATTACAAACCTCAAACAATTATTTAAGAACATCTGCTAATTTTGCATTTTATTATTCTGGATCTCACGTAAATACATCAGCTTTACCAGGCAAAGATGTAACTTGGCAATCAGGAAAATCTGGTTGGGGAGTTTTGGGAATCAGACAAAGATTATTAAGTGTTGGAAATATAGTGAGTTCCGACAACGTAAATGCTCAATTACATTTGCATTTAAGTGGGTCCACTGGATGGCCATCTGGATACAATCCAAATTCAAATGTGTTTTTAATTACATCTGGTAGTTCACAAACCAAATTATTACGTGTTAGTGGAAGCGGACAGTTGGATGTTAGAGGCGATATAGTTGCACTTTCTACATTTGCTACATCTGATATCAGACTCAAGGATAATATTAGACCAATTGAAAATGCACTGAAAAAAGTGGAACAAATCAATGCAATTGAATTCAATTGGAAGTCTAATGGCAAACAAGATTTCGGAGTTATTGCTCAACAAATTGAAGAATTGTATCCTGATTTGGTAATGGAAAATCTTGAGGGATACAAAGTTGTAAAATATAATCCATTGATAGCACTGTTGTTGAAATCTATTCAAGAACTCAACAAAGAAGTTCAAGAACTAAAAAATAAGATTAAATCTTAATATATATAGGATATATGCCTGTCAATATATTAAATAGATTTGGGCCGCTTAGTTTTAAAAGTGAAACCAACAATAGTGAAAATTTATCTATCAATAGTTTATTAAGTAACTTTTATAATCCAGGATCAAGTAATTTTTCTATATCACAGAGTTATTACCAGATGGAAAATAGAATTGGTAATTCCAATACTGATTCAAGTACGATTAATATCACAAAAGCTTTGGGAGTTGGGTTTATAAACAAAGACAATAGAAGACCAATAAAATTTAGTGAGTTTTATGGCGCATCTTATATAAGCAGTTCTTTTAAAGTAGCTGCGTCTACAGGAGTAGCAACTGTTAAAATTTATTCACCGAGCGTTATACAAAACAACAACTTTTTAACCAACAACATACAAGATAAAGTTTATCAATACACGTTGTATTCCAAATCTGATGTTACTACTCCAATTGTTGATTCTGGATGGAATAAAGTTTTTTCTTATGCTAAATCAGGCGATAATATTGAATTGTTTTATAATTTGGTAGATACGAAAGCTTATAAATTGGTATCAAAAGATTGTTTATCGAATGCATTTACGTCCAGTATGTTTATAGGCACTTGTGCCAGTACTGTAACGGATAGTACAACTTATACATACACAATAACAGCTGCGGATTTACCCACTGCAAGTTCATTACTGTTTCAAAAAATCAACGGCGATAAAACTGCAAATGGATATACAAACACTAAAATAACTGATTTATCAAACATATTAAATAACTTAAATAGTTTGTTACAAAATCCAAACATAACAACATACAAATCGAGTGGACAACTTTTGCCTGTTATATCTTACAGAGATAATTTAGGATACAATAGAACTTTGACATTTGACGGATTGATTTTGCAAAAATCAAATACACCTGACGGATCACTTGGATATTTTTATACAGGTTTGGTTACAGCAACTAGTTTGGGTGGAACAAATGTTACTTATGAATATGCATTCGAAAATACATCTACATTTGGTCAAATAACACTTTATATTTTGGGTACACAAGATTCAAATGCATCCTCTTGTACGTCTCCACCAGCAACTGTTGGAAATTTTCCAACAAATATATCATTTACAGGACCAAGATGTGGTTACTTGGACTGTGGAGATGGTTATACTCAACCAGTTTGTAACCCAACCGCAACTACACAAGTAAAACACAGCGGCAGTTTCATAATAACAAATAATAATAATGCGGAAATGTTGGCTACCATTAGTCCTACTTGGACCAATTTAGATGGAACATCATTAAACGCATTGATTAACACTGTTGATGTTAGTCCATCAGGAATGTTTTCTATTCCAGCGAACGGAATACGTAAAATTAGCATTGGTTTTGGACTTGCTAATTATCAAAACACACTTCAACCAAAAACTTTTAATGCAAAGGGTTCTGTGAGTTTGACTTTGCCATTGGGATATTCACCTCAATCTCAAAATTGTGAAATTATAGCTAACTTTGATAAGAATTCTTGTGTGGTTTCTCCGGTAGTACCTCCAGTGGTTACACCTGTAACAAGTAATCTCGGGTGTATTAGTTATAATCCAAGTATGTTGGAGAGTTGGACACAGATAAAAACCAGAACAGTAGTAACAATTGCCTACAAAACAGGTACATCTGCAGATAAAACTTTTGCTAAAGCGGTTGTTAATGCTTTGCCAAATTCAGGCTGTACATTACCTTCGACTATAACTCAAGACGGATATACTATTAACATTTCGTGGACATTAGATCCAGCCGGAGGTCAAGACTATGCGTGTACCACTGGTGCATCGGGACAATTTTCAGGTACTTATACAGTTGTAACAACAAATTCAATATTGGGTAGTGCAAGCTTTTACATATTGTTCTTGAGAAGAAACAATAATATTGTGTCCATCGAAAACTATATTAATTTGTGTCAAACAGGTGGAGTTTCGTCTGTAGGATAAAAAATATTGACATTTTTCAAAATTTGGTTATATATATTGTTGAACGACACGGATGTGTTATTCACTATAGTGCTCGAATGAGGCTATTAGGTTAATAAGTTCAATAGAATTATTAAAAAGAAAGGTAAATATATGTCAGTAGTAAAATATAGTCCGTTTGCATTGCGACACATTGATCGTGATGAATTTTTAACACCATTTGACCGCGTATTTGATGAAGTATTTGCGGCTCACTTCCCAGAATTAAACAAAGAATTAGGTGTTGGTTTTTTTGAAAAACAAAGTTATCCCCGCGTAGATGTTATTGATTATAATGACCGTGTGGAAATTCTAGCGGAAATTCCAGGTTTGTCTAAAGACGAAGTATCTGTAGATGTACAAGAAAACGTACTTACTATCAGTGGTCAAAAGATCAAAAACGTGGATGATAAGGAGTCTACAGGAAAATACATTCGTAGAGAACTAAAACACAGTAGTTTCAAACGTAGTTTTACTTTAGGAGATCAAATTGATCGAGCGAATCCCACCGCAAAGTTTGAAAATGGATTGTTAAAGGTTACATTATTAAAGGTGAAACCAACGATTCCTGTCACGAAAAAAGTAAAGATTGATTAATATTCAATCAAGGTTATATTAACCCCGTTATTAAATTAACGGGGTTTTTTATTTTTATATATTTATAGATATGATAAAATTTCATCATTTGGTAATGGCAACGTCACTTTTAATCGCCGGGTGTGCTGCCTATTTTAGTGTATATGGTATTGGATTGTTATTTTCAGGAGCAACTATTGCTGCAATGATTATGGCTGGTTCATTGGAACTAGGTAAACTTGTAACAACATCGTGGTTATTCAGATATTGGAATAAAGCCAATATATTAATGAGAACCTATATGATAATTGCTGTATTTGCTTTAATGGCAATTACATCTCTAGGTGTATTTGGATTTTTAACAGCTGCGTTTCAAAAATCTTCATTGGAGACCGAGTTATCTATGAATAAGATTGTCACACTTGAGTCTCAGAAAAAAGAAGAACTTAGTAAGATGGAGTCTACTAAAAAGACAATTGAAAAACTTTATAGTTTGAGAAGTAGTCAAGAGGTTAGATTGAACGAAGTACTTACAAATGTATTAATTGCAAGAAATCCAATACAATTGCAAAATATTCAAAATCAGATTAATGATCAGATTGGGGATTTAAACAAACAATTGGAGGGGGAAAATGAAAAGATTAAAACTTATAGTACCAAAGTAAGTTCTATAGATGATAACATTTACAAATTAAAAGTGGATAATAGTCAAAAGAAGGATATTACCACATTTAAATTTGTTGCGGATCAATTCAACACTACAATTCAAACAGTAGTTAAATGGTTCATAGTAGTGCTTATTACAGTATTTGATCCACTTGCAGTTATATTGTTATTAGCATATAATATAAGTAGCAATAAAACCTACGTAGAGGAAGACAAAAATTACGAACTATATAAGAAACAAGAAAAAAATACGGTTGACTCTAATGATAAAAACATATCTCCGACTCCATCTGTTGTTGAAAAGATAGTCGAGAAGCCAGTAGATGTTGAAAAGATAGTGGAAAAAATCGTAGAAAAACCAGTGGAAGTGGAAAAGATAGTGGAAAAAATAATAGAGAAACCAGTTGAGGTTGAAAAGATAGTAGAGAAGGTTGTTGAACGAAAAGGCAAAACTGGTGTAAGAGGCATGTTTAGTTTTTAACAATTACAATTAAAATAATTTTTTTATTCGTTTTGTAGATCATCCATATATATGTAGTTATAAGTATGGATGAAACTGAGCTTAAAGAATTGTACAAATTGATCAAAAGATCATACGATGAATCGTGTTGGAAAACCTTAAATGACGCTTTAGATTACATATCTGAATTCGTTGAAGTAGATGATGAATCTCCTATAGACAATGATTGAAATTTTATTATTAATACTGTTATTGGTATCCGTATCAGCTAATGTGTTTTTATTAATCACATTAAAAAAATCATTTAATCAAATAGATATACTTGAAGACTGGATTATAAACTTTAAAAATTCTGTAGAAAGTACTTTTAATAAATTGAAAGATGTTGATAACCGTGGTATATTTGAAAAAGATGACGATGTTGGTTTTCTTTTCACGGATTTGAAACAAATCATTGAATCTTTGAATAAAAAAGTAAAAGAAGAAGAAACCGACAACGTTTGACATTATTACTTGAATGAAAAAAATAAAAAAAAGTAAAGTCATTACCAAAAAAGTGACTAAAGTAGTAAATCCTAAAAAACGTAAAGTATCTGCTATGGTAAAAAGTGTTAATAAAAAAATAAAGAAGCCAACAAAAATAACATCTGTAAAAAAGATAGTTAAAAAACCCAAAAAGGTAAATAAATTAAAATTAGACATTACATATGAATCTAAAAATTTATCTGAGATCAATGTACCCCGTACCATAACAAGCAAAGATGTAATAGTAATTAATGAATTGGACGCGATTAATAAAGAAGTTGAAGAACTTACAGAAGTAAGAAAAAAACGTAGAGGTCGCAATAAAAAAGAAAAAATTTACTTTTCTAAAAAAACCGAAGAAGCTATCATCGAATACAATTCCGAAACCGACAACGTAAAAAGAAATGAAATTTACGAAACTCGTATAAAATACAGCTTTGATAAATTGGTAGAAAATATTTTTAACACATTTAAATTTACTTATTTTGACAACAGTCCATTAGAGATTCAAAAAGAAACCGTAGCACACTTGGTTTCAAATATTCACAAATTTGAAGCTGGTAAAGGTAAGGCATTTAGTTATTTTAGTATTGTAGCTAAAAATTACTTGATATTCCATAACAATAACAATTATAAAAGATTTAATCAACACGTAGATATTAGTGAAACTCCAGGTGAAGATAGTGTTTGTTTGCAAACAGAAGATGCACATCATAAGACTATTCAGACACAAGAGTTTATGAAATTGTTAATTAACTATTGGGAAAGAAATATAACAAAAATATTCACCAAACAAAAAGATCTCAATATAGCATATGCAGTTATAGAATTATTTAGAAACAGCGAAAGAATTGAAAATTTCAATAAAAAAACACTATATCTTTACATCAGAGAACTAAGTAATTGTAAAACACAACAAATTACTAAAATTATCAATAAAATGAAATCATATCAAAATATAGTTATGAAAAATTACATTGATAACGGAAAAATATAATACAAAACAAATAAACCACTCAAATAGAGTGGTTTTTCTATTTATAGATATATGGACTTAAATTTTGAAATTTATAAAGGAAAGAATTTTTCTGGTCTTTGTAAAGACATAGTGAAAAATTCAGAGAGCAAGAAAGATCAAATTGATATTTTAATATCTGAGTTAAGAAGTTTAATTAAAACTGTTAACGACGCTACTATCGTAGTGCCTATGATAAAAGACTATTATGATGTAGGCGTTAAAAACGATGAACAATTGGTCAAATTAGCCGCAGTTATACAAAGATTGGTAGCAAAAGGTGAAGCTACTGGCGAAGGCAATTCAATGGTATTAAGTGAAGACGAACGTAAACAGTTAATGGATGAAGTTATAACAATTAGTAAAGGCGAATAATATGGTAGTTACGGATGTATCCAAATCAAATAAATCTCCACAGTTAAACGATCAACAAATAAAAGATTTGGTTGATATTCGTTCACCTATACAACTCGCCGTTGTAGTTGATGTGATTTTCAATGAAAATCACGTAAAATTGCAGGACGAATATAAACAAAAAATAAATCCACAAACAGTTCCTCTTAACTATAAGAATGAACCAGCCAAAGAAAACGATGTGGATTTTTCGTACATAGGACGGGCCAAAGTAAGAATCTTATCACAAGAAAAAAAGTCATCGGTGGAAAAATTGCCTTGGGCTATACCTTTGGATCAAACTATTACGCAATATCCATTGGTCAATGAACTTGTATTGGTTCAAAAAGTAGGCAATAACTACTATTACAGCAAACCTTTAAATAAATTCAACTTTCCAACCAATATAGATTACACTGTAGAAACAGTATATAGTGAAAATGGAAAGCCTGCTGTGCCTTTTTACTTTGACGGAAATAGAGCTACTTATACATCAGCTCCAATTTATTCAAAATACAATAACATTGGGTATGTTGGGGAATATTTCATTTCCAATCCATTTATAAGATTGATTAGAAAAAACGAAGGAGATACAGCAATAGAAAGTAGATTTGGTCAATCAATTCGTTTTAGTGCTTATGATAATAATAGACTTAATGATAAAGGATCATATCCATCCTACGCATTAAACAGCAATTTATTAAAAGAATCTAGTGGTGGTGGATATGGAAATCCAAAGATTACTATTAGAAATAGACAAAGAAATATCTCTTTAGACGAACCACAACAATTACATCCCAAGTTACCACCTATTCCAAAAATAACTCCATCTGAGAAAAATTTTGGTGGACAAATAGATGAAGATATTAACAATGATGGCAGCACAATACAAATAACAAGTGGAAAAACAGAAAGCGATTGGAAAACTACAGTTTATAAAAGTATATTTGGCAAAACGTCAAACGGAGAGCCAACTGAAGAACAAGTTAGATACAATCCAAAAGGATCCACTACATTTAAATTTCCTGTTTTAGACGGCGATCAAATTGTAATAAACACTGATAGATTGATATTGAGTAGTAGATTCGCAGAAACGTTCCATTTTAGCAAAAAACGTTATGCTGTAGCTACTGATAGTGAATATACAGTAGATGCTAATGATAATGTAGTTATAACTACAAATAATACCGCTTGTATAAATGCGCCACAAATATTTTTGGGTCAATATGGTGAAACAAATGAACCAGTATTACTAGGTCAAACAACTGTAGATTGGATGTACGATTTATGTAATTGGTTATTAGACCACGTACATTGGCATCACCACGTACACCCACATCCACACACGCATCCTAGATCAGGAGATGCAACGCCTGAAAATACAAAGGATGCTAATCCAGATCAAACTCAAATACCAGTACAACAAATCAAGCTTAAATTATTAAGAGATAATTTGCATAAAACTTTGAGTAGAAGAGTATTTGTTACAGGAGGAGGATATGCTCCAGGTAGCAATGGAGTTAAACCACCTGGTAGTGGCGGCGAGTGTAAAGACCCAGTAGAAATTAATACTGTTACAGGTGCTGGAGTTGTGGGTGATTTCAAAGGTAGAAATCGTCGTGAAGGTCCAGTACAAGTTGAATTTGAATTTGAGGATTAATATATGGCATTACAAGTAGTAGACATATTTGGCAATTTACAACCAAGTTCTGGCAGAACATTGCCAAGTGGAAATTTTTTATTCATACCATCATATAAAAAATATAAGTATAATTATGATTTTTATGTAGATTCCATTAACTATAATGACGCCATTCCGAATCCAAAACAAATCCTTACTTGGGATGAATTTTATAAAAATTATACGGATTTAACATCTCTGGAACAAAACGGATATGTTAAACTTAGTTCTGGCACTTATAAAAAAGATCTTACTAAAAAACTTGCTAGAATAATTTCAATAAATAATTTATATATCACCGACGCATATCAAATAAAAACGCCCATCGCGGGTATAACCACGATGAAAGGTAATATTATAATAAATTTAGAAGAAACGGATATTTTTAAAAAAACGGTTAGAGATAAATTAGATTGTATTGCTCAAGTGTCGTCGTTGGGCGGAGATCCTACTTTATTGACCAAATCTTTGGCCGCCTTATTTTTCAGTTCATATTTTGAATTTCAGACAAATTATAATAGACTACCCGAATCAAGTTACGATTCTAATTTACAAGGAGCTGAAACTAAAATCAATGACTTTTTGAAATCGATCAAATCTGATTTAGATAAAAATATTTCGTCTGGAACTTGGAAAAAAGAGAATGTTCCTGCTTGTTTTTTACCTGATCCTGATCCGGCGTTACCTGGACCTCCTACACAATCAATTAATGGTGTAGCAAATAAAGCTCCTGTAGTAGACAATCCTAATTTAAAACTACCGTCCCAAGAAGTAAAAGGGTTAGACGCAAATGCAGCACAACAAGCAGCATCACAAGCGCAAGGCGTAGCAAGTAATGCTGCATCTCAAGTACAAAGTGCGGCCGGTGGATTGACTAGCCAAGTACAAGGCGCAGCTGGTCAAGCTCAAGGTGCATTAGAAGGTGCAGCTGGTCAAGTACAGGGAGCAGCTGGTCAGGCACAAGGTGCATTAGAAGGTGCAGCTGGTCAGGCACAAGGTGCAATTGGTGGTGTTCAAGAATCTGCAGGTGGTGTACTTAGTAATTTATCATCTGGTGTTAAAGGTGCGATTGGAGGAGGTGCTTTAGGAGCCGGTATAGGTGCATTAGCAGGCGGCGGAAAAGGTGCATTGATTGGAGCTGGTGCTGGATTGGTTGCTGGTGGTGTAGCCGGTAAAGTATTTGATAAACTAAATCCTAAAGGCATTAAACCAGACGGCTTGGGTAAGGATTGGTCTCCTGATAAATATAGTCCTGAATCTATAGCTGGAAATACTAAATTTGTAAATGCCAAAACAGGTGTGGTTGAATCTACTTCTGAATTAGCTAAAGGATTAAAAGGTGGATTGTTAGGTGGTGCTCTTGGAGCCGGTGTAGGTGCATTAGCTGGGGGTGGCAAAGGTGCATTAATAGGTGGATTAAGTGGAACTGCACTTGGTGCTGGATTATCCGTTGGAGGTGTAACAGGAGGAGCTTTAGCCGGCGGTGGATTGGGAGCTGGAATAGGAGGAATAGTTGGAGGCGGAAAAGGTGCTGTAATTGGAGCAGTTTCTGGAGGAGCCGTTGGTGCAGCTGCAGCTAAATTAGCTAGTGTTCAAAAAGGAATGCCTAAGCCAAATATACCAAAACCACCTAGTACTCCACGTATTAAAACAATTAAAATACCAAGACCGTCGTATCCAAAAGGCGCAACAGATTTATTAAATTTACCTAAATCTCCTCTGGGTTAATAATTATATATATATAAACAATATGAAAATAGAAGTGCTTAAAGAGTTTATTAAAAAAACAGTACAACAAGAAGTTCGCAACGTATTAAAGACTGAGTTGAAAAGTCAATTATCAGAAATATTTGCGAATAATTCATCAAAGCCTCAAAAAAAGACAAAATCTGCAGATTCTGATCTAGAAGCTGAAATTTTGAATGAACTTGAATCTATGAATGAATCAGTAGCAGAAGTTGAAACTAAGCCTGCGAAGAAATATGTTAAATATACAAACAATCCAATGTTGAATGACATATTAAATCAGACTACAGGAGGAGTACCACAAGAAGGTGGTATGGTTAGTATGATGGGTGGGTATGGATCAACTTCCTCTCAAGTAATTACAGAAACAAAAGCTCCCGAGAATGCTCCTGAACCAGTTAAATCTGTATATTCCGCTATGACCCGAGATTATTCTAAGTTGATGAGTGCTATAGAGAAGAAAAAATCTAAGATTTAATTATGTCTAAAAAAGCACTAGGACTTAAAATACCTTTCAGATTGGGTCAAAATGGTTATTTTGAAACCAATGTGGATACTATTTCCCAAGTTTCGAGTAATATAAAGAATCTTTTATTAACACGACCTGGCGAACGTAGGTTTAACAATGCGTTTGGGTCTTCTTTATATAAAGTGTTGTTTGAACAGAATGAATTACAAGAAATGTTGCCTATGTTGGTAAATCTTATTCAAAATGACGTAAATAGATTTATGAATGGGGTAATAGTGGAAGATGTTAAAGTTCAATTAGTAGAAAATGATGCTGTAAATAATGATTACAATAAAATATTTATAAAAGTAGCCTTTAGTTATAAAGAACTGAAGTCTACAACCGAAGTAATTATCACAAACAATAATATATAATGCAACAACTAATTAACAAAACATTCAAAGCTAATACAAAAGACGTTTTGTATTTAAATCGTGATTTTACTTCGTTAAAGCAACAACTGATCGATTTTACCAAACAGTATTATCCACAAAGTTACAAGGACTTCAGTGAAAGTTCGCCAGGACAAATTTTTATTGAACAAGCTAGCTTTGTTGGCGATGTACTATCTTACTACACTGATTATCAATTCAAAGAAAGTTTTATTCAATTCGCGGGTGAACGTAAGAACATTATAAATCAAGCACAATTTTTGGGTTATAAACCAAAAGTGTCTTCAGTATCTTCTACATACGTAGAATTATTTCAATTATTACCAGCAACTCGTACATCAGGAGTTAATGGCGAATATATACCAGACGAAAGATATTGTTTGATTTTGAAACCATATACACAACTATCCAGTGTATCTGGTGTATCATTTATCGTTGAAGAAAGTGTAGATTTTAGTCAAGACACACTATTCTCACCAAGAGAAATAAGTGTTTACAATCGTGACAATACAGGTGCTCCATTGTTTTATTTGATAAAGAAAACAGCACAGTGTTATTCAGGCAGAATTACGTCTAAGACTTTTAGTATTGGTGACCCCCAATCTTTCTTAAAAATTAAGCTGGATGAAACGAATGTTGTCAAAATAATAAGTGTGGTTGATTCAAATGGTATTAACTATTATGAAACCCAATACTTGGCACAAGATACCATTCCTATTTTAGTTGATAACGTTCCGCTTAATAATCAAACACTGTCTCCATATAGAAATGAAACGCCTAAGATTTTAAAGTATTTAAGAACTGAACGCAGATTTATAACAACAATAGATCAAAACAACTTCACTTACATCCAATTTGGAGCAAATACAGAAAATTACGAAAATACTGTTATCATACCAAATCCAACCAACGTTGGTGTAGCTCTATCCAATTTAAAAAATCTCAATATATCTTTGGATGGGACAAACGTATTGAAAGCAAATTCTTATGGTGTATCTCCATCAAACACAACATTAACAGTTACTTATGTTGTAGGTGGTGGTTTGGATTCAAATGTAAATTCCGACGAAATAAATAAGATTGCTAGTACCGATTATTTAAATGATGTCACTAGTTTGACTGACAGCGAAGTTATTTTATTGAATAATATAAAAAACTCATTGAGAGTAAATAATCCACAGTCATCTACAGGTGGTAACAATGCTGAAACAGACGAAGAAATACGTCAAAGTGCAATATTGAATTTTTCCGCTCAAAACAGAATGGTTACATCAGAAGATATTTTACTTAGAGTGTATTCATTACCAACATATTTAGGTAATATCTCTAAAGCATATGTTGAAAGCAATTCAAATAGACGCATTCAATATAACCAACTAATTAAAGGTATAGTGAATGAAAATGGAAATGAAACATTGGATCTAAATCCACTAAATCCATTGGATAGAAGAAAGTTTTTAGAAGCAAGTAATCCATTTACCAACAATCTTTATTTGTTGGGATACGACGTTAATAAAAATTTAACCAAACTAAATCCTGCTACATTACAGAACTTAATAAGTTATTTGAATAATTTCAAAATATTAACAGATAAAATTAACATTATAGACGGATATATTATTAATTTGGGATTGGAGTTTAAGATTACTGTTTTCAATGGTTTCAATAAACGAGATGTTTTAAATAATTGTATTCAATCCGTTAAAAGCTTTTTGAACATTGATAATATGAGTTTTAATCAACCAATAAATCTCAGTCAGCTTAATTTTGAAATAATGAAAAACGAAGGCGTTCAATCTGTTATTGAATTGAAGATCAAAAATTTGACAATTGATGATGGTGATTATTCTCCCGTAGCATATAATGTAAGTATTGCTACACAAAACAATATTCTTTATCCATCAAAAGACCCATCTGTATTTGAAATAAAATATCCAGACAATGACATTAAAGGATTGGTAGTATAATATGCATATTTTTATTTATCCATCTCAAGACACTTATATTAACAATTCCGACAAATACCAAAACAAAAATTTTGGGTTGGACGAAGTGTTAGAGATATACGCCTCTAACTCAGGCAAAACAACGGTTTATACAGATCCAAATTGGCACACGCCTCCTCTTACTGCCTCTTCATATGGCAATAATGGATGGTTAGCTTATACTACATCTTCACTATTTATCTACTCTGGTAGTAAATGGTATGCATATAGTCTTACTTCATCTGTAATACCAAATACGTCATTTATTGCTAATTTCACAGGCAGATTATCAAATGTTACTACTGCTCCTAGAAAATCTCTTTATATTTCCGGATCAGCTATATCCGCATCTGGCAGATTTGTAGGAAGTATTACAGGATCAAACTGTGTAAGCAGATCTTTCAGTGGTAGTTTCTCCAGTTCAAGTTTTAAATCAATTATTAACACAAATACCTCAAGTGTATCTTATTATGTTGATGTGGTAAATTTCGCTGGATATTTTAAAGGACAATATAGTGGATCTTTTACTCGTCCATCAACAGCCACATATCTTAATTATCCAGAGTTTAGTAGAACTATGATCAAGTTTGACTTAACCACATTAAGTCAATCAATCTCTAAAAATGAAATCAGTAGTTCAAAATTAAAATTTACGTTGAATTTAAAAGCCTGTGGTATGAGAAATCTACCACTAAACTACTCTATTTATGCTTATCCTATAAGTCAGAGTTGGGAAAATGGAAATGGTAGATATGCCGACGATGGTTCCCAATTGGGAGCTACTTGGAACAATAGATCTTACTCAGGAAGCAATTTGTGGTACGGTAGTAAAATAACAAATAGTTATCAACAAGTAAATTATTTATTGACCGCATCATATTCCAGTGCTAGTTTTCAAAATCAAGGCGGAACTTGGTATTACAAAGTACCAGCATCTTATACAAACAAACCAAAGTGGATCTGTAATTCCACAGCTTTTCCTTCGTTGGTAAATAATGGATTAATTTGCAGTCAATCATTTAGTTACGGACAACAAAGTGATATATCAATGGACATCACTACTATCGTTCGTTCTTGGTTATGTGGATGTGTTCCAAATAACGGACTAATGTTATTGACTTCATTTGAAATAAGTACACCTCCTCTTCAACCAACCAACGGGCTGTTACAATTTTTCAGCAAAGATACCAATACAATTTACAGCCCATATATTGATATGGGTTGGGATGATACTGTATTTAATACAGGTAGTTTAAAACCAGTATCTTCTTCCATACAAAACTTGGTTACATTGCAACAGTTAAATAGTACATATAAAGCTGGTAGTGTTGCTAAAATATTTGTGTTCGCTAGAGATAAATATCCTCTCAAAACATTTAATAAAGCATATCAACAACCAGCTATGGTTACTCCTAAGTATCTGCCAACATCTTCATATTATATGGTTAAAGATGCTGAGTCTGAGGAAGTTTTGATTAATTTCGATAATTATACCAAGTTAAGTTGCGATGCTACGTATGGTAATTATTTTAAATTAAATACAAATGGATTGCCTCAAGAACGATATTTGACAGTATTTATTAAGGTAGAGTACAAAGATGGGACAGTTGACATCGTTGATACCGGAAAAATATTTAAAATAACGCGTTAGTATGGCAAATATACCATTAGTATATAATGTATCTTTAAGTGATGTACAAACATTTAAAGACTTTGGTACTTTCCAAAACAATTTTGATGATTTTGGAAATGATCAATTGGTTTATAACATATCACAGTCGCTTGAAGGTAAATACAACTATATAAAAGTACCAATAAAAAGTTTTTTATATAATGAAAACAAAATCGTTGATACTTCACAATCGGATTTTACTGAATTACAAACAACTGCGGTTGAAGAAAAGAGAAATTTAACAGATGTTATAACACAATATAATAACGTGCTGGTCGAGAACAGAATTTTAAATCAAACGGTAAATGAATTAGTAGAAAAATACGAAAACAATGACGATAAACAAGTTATTGCAGCTATGAAAAACCAAATTATTGGTTTACGAATCCAATTGGGACAAGGAAAAGTTGCTTCGGATTTCGATGATGATTACCCATTTTTACCATTAACTTCTTGATATGCCTTACGACTATTTAACAATAAATGATAACGATTTAAATAAGGGTCTTACAAGCGCATCTTATTTTTCCACTGATTTACAGGCTTTATACGAACAACAACTAATCAGTGAGGATATATTTTACGGTGAATCCGATGATGATTTGTTTGAATTTACACTGTATAATAATAACCAACAACTTATAAATTTCAACAGAGTAGTTCCATCTGTAACATATTCTGTATTGCAAGGTAGTTACAGAGACATTAATAACGTATTAAGATCATATAGATTTGCAAACCCATTTACGAATGTGGTATCGTACAAAAACGATATTCTATTACATCCACAATTCGACTTAAATGTAAATGGAGTTGGTCCTGGTTTATATTATTTGTTGTATAACCCAGTTAGAAATATAGCCGGTAATCCAACAAATAGATTGGTTATAAAAGAAATATCTCCTAGTAGAACTGAGATACGTTTATCTTACGCATTTGATGTAAATAAGAATGAAACATCTAGATTAGACGCAATTAAAATTTCAACATTCGCGGATAAAAAATATTTGTTGTTGAGAATTTATCAAGACTTAACTGCAATCATTAATAATAATCCAATTGAAAAAGATTTTCTATCTAACAAAGACAAATACAACTACACAGACATCTGTTTGAAGTTGGGTCTAAAAAGTGAAGCAGAACTACAAGAGTTTGTTAATTCAACATATGTTGGATATAATAGTATTATTAAGTTGAACGGTGATACAGATTCAACAATTTTACAAACAAACAAATTTACAGGTGTTCAAGAACAAATCAATAATTTCATTTACACTTACAACAATACAGAGTTTACAGAAGCTGAAGTATTGGAATCATTTAGAATTATCACATTAAAGGTATCTCAAGATAGAATATTACAAAAGAGTTCTATAAATGACATTGATCTACAAAACATACTTGGTTTATTTGAACAAACAATTTATACAGATTGGATATTGCCCAATGTAACTAAATTGTTAGAAAATTACCGAATCAAATACTACGGTCTTTATAAAAATGCTTTAAATTTTGATAATGGCAATTTGATCAAGATTTTAACTCATACAAATTATTTAAATCCAACTGATGGCGCAGTTAATGTACAAGTAAAACTAGATGCGCCTTTACCTTTACAATATAATGTAAAAACCACTTGTTGGATATCAAATATTTCAATTGCTCCTCTTTATTTCAAAGTTAACTTGTTTTCTTCAAAGATATCAAGAAAGGTATTTTTAAATGACATAAACTTTGATGTACAAATATCTAAAGTCAGTCCTTCTACAGAAAAATATGATGGCAACGATTCTTTCACACTAGATAAATCCAAAATAAGATTGAAAGAAAAGTATAATGATTTATATATCGATTATACAGATTTTAATAATTTCATCAATTATTCTTCTGCCGAACTACGCACTAAAATAGCTAAGAATAAGATTAAAGATTATAATCAACTTGACTATATTAAAAAGTCTACGATTACATCATCTTTAAATACAAGTGGTATAATTTCTTCTTCATATGGAGAGCTAGTTAGCCAAAAAACTGCTCAACAAATTGCTTTGTTGGATACATTTGATGAATATGAGTCTTATTTGTTTTTTAACTCATCTAGTATAGATGATAAAATTGAAGAAGCTATTGTATATGATTCAGACAACTATAATAGCTTGGTGTATCAACTTCCGGCATATGTAAAGGAAGATTCCGATTCCGCTGATTATATTAAATTTACAGCAATGGTGGGACATTTTTTTGATAACATCTTGGTGTTTATAAAGAAGTTTCCTAAGTCATATCCAATTTCAAATAACGATTCAAATTATTACCCAAAAAATTATATAGACGAACTACTCAATAGTTTTAGTTGGAATATTGATATTGATAAGTTTACTCAAAGTGATTTGAATCAATTATATTTTAATAATCAAGATATTGCTGGGTATAGTTCTTCTTCTTATTTTGATTACGCAAAATCTATATTAAACAGATTTGCCAATAACATTTCTTCTGTTTATAAATCCAAAGGAACTGTAAATTCATTCGAAATGATCCGAACTATGTTTGGAATTCCAGCTGGAATAATAACTACCAGAGAATATGGAAGCGCAGATGCTTTTTCAAACCGTGATAATTACTTTGTTTACGATGACATAATCTATATGACCGATTTCAAGGAAAACAATTTCTTGAATTTTGAACATACAAGCAGTGACTTTGTTTACACAACCAGTAGTTATTATGCTTCGGGATCTAATATCAATACTTTTACTAGTAGCACTGAATATACTTCCCGATTTAATGGTATATCTACAATTGAATTTTCTTTTAGATTCAAATCTACAAACTATGACTTTGGAGATAAGATCAAATTGATGTCCAAATACAGAAATAAAAAATCTGATTGGGATTTATACATTAAAAAATCAAAGCAAGTTAATTCAGGTCAGTTGGTATTTGAAATTCACCCATACGAATTGGGAAATACAACTTCAAGTTTAACATTAAATGAGTTACCTCTATTAAACGGGGAAATTTTTACAGTGATGTTAAAGCGTGAGCCTGTGCCAGGAGATTTTGACAAATTAAATGTAAGTTCAAGCAAGATTACAAATCAAATTACACCGTTTATTATAGAAGACGATGGTGACTTTGTAATAGAAGACGATGGAGATTTTGTAACATTAGCTTCACAGAAAACAACACTAACTTCATCATACTACGTTAACTCCACCAAAGAATTGATTCCATATATTTATAGTTTGTCTACAAATCAATATGATGGAAGTACCAAAAACTTTTCAGCAACAAAACGTAAAGTTATAAGTCATACTGTAAATAAAAACTTTTCTTCGGGAAGTTATTATATTGGCAATTATTCATCATCTGTGTCATTTATAGGAAATCTAGATAAAATAAAAGTTTTAAGAGATCCTCTTGATAATCAATATTTCGATGAACATTCATATAACTTGGATTCAATATCAATTCCAGATAAAGAAAATGTTTATTCCAATTTGTTTTATTTGTGGAGTTTTGATACTCCTGTGAATTTATATTCACCTAGTTCTATTAGTAAAACAGTAGATAATCAAAACATTTATTATCAAACTCAATTCAATGCATATAATTTTGGACAAAAAGAAAAGTATTTTAGTTACCCAACTTGTTCAAATGTATTAATAGACGAATTTCCATATCAGTTTGATAAGATTAATATAAAACAAACTGTTAATACTAACAACTTTGGTCCTAACTATAAGATCAATAGCAAGATAAATAAAATAACAGAGACTGCTTTATCTAATCTTACTCCTTATGATTATTCTACCAGAATTCAAGATAACTTGGGTGATGATTCAATACTCTCTGGATTTTTCATAAGTCCATATAATTATTTAAATCAAAAAATAGAGAATTTCATAGGGTTGGATGGTATAGCTGATATCATTGGTGAGCCAGAAAACTTAACTAAACAAAATTATGTTGGGTTGGACACATTACAACGTGAGTTTGGTAAAATAAATGAGAAATACATATACCCTCAAGAATTTTACAGTACATACAAATTTTATATCGACTTTTCAATATTTGATGTCGTAAGTAAGTTAAAACCAGCAAGATCTAATTTATTAACAGGTGTTCTATTGGAACCAAGTTTATTTGAACGTAAAAAATTTAACTACAGAGACGTAGAATTCGTAACAAACAACCAATTTGATTTGTACTTTAACAATAAAGCATCATTTACATCGTCCTTGTTAAACACAAACAATACATCTAGCTTTACTATAATAACCAGTTCACGTGTTAACGATATCACCCAAGATCAAAATACTTATAATTATTCCCGTCTTGAAATAAAAGACGTAATAGATAGTCGTGATTTTATTTACGCAAAATATGGAAAGTACGTATATGTTGATTCAAATGGATATAATGTACGTGATACAGTTAATGTAGGCAAAAAAGATTATTATCAATCTGTTAATAACACTGGATTTGTGGTAACATTTACCTCTTCGTTCAATGAAGTTCAAGTTATTGGATCTGGGTCTGTCACAGGAAGTAAATACTTAAAAAATTACTATAAAGGCGATGCTTTTAATAGTGGATATTCCAATAGACATTTGAGTAAATTCTCATTTGTCGGTAGTAGAACACAGTATCAAGCGTTAAGCAGTTCCAAAACACAACTGGTAAACGGACTAAAATTAAATAATGGCGGTAATATCACATATTATACTTATACAAAGGGTAAAAATGATAAAAATAGTACCGTAGACAGAAGTGGTATTACAAACGGAAGTGAACCAGTTATAACAATACCTGGATTTTTAAGTTTGAATATAGAAACCAACAATGCACCTGCTTATGGTGATACAACTGGTTCTATAGGAAGTCCAGATTCATTGTTTACACAACTACCACTAACAGCTTCTTTACAGACCAGTGCAAGTTTGGAAAGATACATAATGAATTTATAATTCATATTTTTGAGTAAAATTTAAAACTTATCAATAATTATTATATATGGCATATTTAAATAACAACATTCTTACAGTGAATGCTGTATTGACTAAAAAGGGAAGAGAAATACTCGCAAAAACAGGCGGTTTGAATATCACAGCCTTTGCTTTGGCGGATGATGAAATTGACTATACTCAATTCAATCCAAATCATCCACTAGGCAGTGCATATTACGACATTGCAATTCGTAACACTCCAATTCAAGAACCTATTACTGATGAATCACAGTCAATGAAGTATAAGTTGGTAACTCTAAACGATGGTGTAACATCTGTACCTACTATTATCTTGAATATCTCAGAAATCACTGTTCCAAGAGACTATACTGGGGAAAGTTTAATTAGTCCAAGTACAAATCCAACTTATAATGTTACACTTGGATATACAGCCATTTTGGCCAATAAGAACGTTGGAACTTTGATTGTGACCGAAACAAATAGTTTAAATTCAACAAGTGCCACAATTCCTACTTTCTCAGGAGATCTAACTTCACAAACATCACAAGTAGTTGTTGGTAATAAATTTAGATTTGTACCAAACGCAGGATTGTCTAAAACCACAACCACTAATATTACAATTATTGGAAATGAAAGTGGCGGTAATACATCAATTACAGTGACAGTTAAAGTTCCAACAACAACATAATTATGATATTTAGTAAATTTAATAACGATGACATCGTAGTAGGTAGAATTAATCAAGTATCTTCTGGTTTATTCGGAACTGGTAGTTTATTTGTTAGTCAATCTACGTTTGTGACACAATCAGGTGTTACTGGTCAAGCTAATCAACTCACTGGCTCCAGTCCATACGATGTAAGAAACGGTCAGTATTATTTAGACATTTATTCCGGCGGAGACTTATACTTTGATGTTGCATATGGTGACTATGCTAATAGTGGAAGTTCTCGTTTTGACGTAACGACTTACTCAACTCCTGTATTGACCAATGAAACTAAGGTCATTTACTCTCAATACAAAAACACACTTTTACAACCAGGCGACAATTTGTTTACCTTCGCATCTGGAAGCGTCGATAAAACTGTTGAAAGCCAAGCAATTTATGTAATTAGCTATGCCGCTGATAAATTCAAGGATCAAATTGACCCAGGCCAAATACAAATTACATTTAGTGGCTCAATCGCACCTAAGAAATTTACCTTTATTGATGATTCTCAAGTAGTGAATAAACAACAGAACTCATACAATTTGATCTCTGGATCAATTGTAAATGGTATTGCTACTCCTTATTTAAAGAATGGATCTCCAGTATATGCCGGAATAGGGTTGGTTTATCCATCAAATGGAGTTATAGTGTTTAATGCTATAAATCTAGATAAATACGTGGGTATTACCGCAGGACAACAGATTTTGAATCGCGCTAACTATTCCAATAGTGTAACTTCTACAAATCGAAGTGGATATTGGAAAGTATGGACCAGAGATTTTTATAACGCAATCAGAAGATCTAATTTAACGATGGGCGTGAGAAAGTCTGAATTTGTGCCGTCTACAAATTATTTCGTTCGTGTGAAGAACAAAGAGTTTAACTATAGTAACAATCCAACTTTTGTTTCAGATGGTACAGATGGCTTGACTAAAGGAACTATTATCTATCAAGATTTAATTAATAATCCACGAACCTATATTACTTCAGTTGGTTTGTATAATGATAATAATGAACTGTTAGCAATTGGTAAAATTAGTCAACCAACGATGAAATCATTTGATAATGAGTTACTAATTAAGGTGAGAATAGATTTCTAATCTATAATAGTTTGTTTTTATTCTATTTATAATAGAATGATCAAATTTTTTAAAACTCAAGACGTATTAGTTACTAGATTTACTGTTTCTAAAGAAAAGACGTTTAATAACGTTTTAAATAATCTTTTATCTGGTACAGACGGCACCGATGATAGTGTATTTCCAATACAACTATCCTATTTTTCTTGTGACAATAATAAATCTGGAAGTTGTGAAGGTGTTTATTTTGATGATATATATTTATCGATGACTCAATTTGAAGAGGCTTCTCAGATAGATTTTTCAGTGGGTAAATATGTAAATTCCAGTTCTGTTTTCTATCCATCTTCAAGTGCTAAATGGAATCCTGTTGTCAATCCTGTAAATGTTAATGGTACGTATAAAGGTCAAGTTTATAATACCGTAGATAAGATGTATTATAACGACTATAATAACAGTTATAATATCTTTGGATTTGATGATTACGACAATCAAAGAACTAAACTAGATTTGACAAATGATTTTTCTTTATATAAATTGTCTGTTTCTCAGACGGGCGATGGCATAAAAAGAAATTCTGTGGTAATATACAATCAATCCGGCGATATAGTTTCAAATATAGAAGATGACGGAAATCACAACTTAATACTAGGCGGTACTTATTTTATTAATAGTTATGAATTTACGACTGGGAGTAAAGATACTGTAGAAAACCGTGGTACTTATGGTTTGGGTTATTATTTATTGAATACATAGTATGAGTTTAATTAACATATATAACGAAAGATATGGTACCTCTGTTGCTACGAATGGTAACATAATAGCAATAGGAAATCCACCAACTAAAAATTGGCAATATGCGGAAGGATTTTCTCGTAGAGGACAAATATTTTTGGTTCGTAAAAATCAATTTCAATCAAATTATGAAGTAATTAAAACTTTGTTTAATGAAAATGAAAATTTACTAACACCATATTACACCGAACAAAGTAGCAGTACAGTTAATACAAGTTCTTTAATTGCTAATAGTGGCAGTTTGCCAAATACAGATGCATCTTGTAGTTATTTAACAATTGAAAACTCTACAAAGTTTGTTTATCAAAGCAAATATGGCGAAGCACTTGACGTATGTGATTATTTTCTAGCAGCAAGTGATGTTTCTTTTACACAGAGTATAGACAACAGAAACTTTTTTAGTCAAAACCAAGTAAACATATACGAAATAGATCCCAACTATGTATATGAAAGTGGAAGCATTCAGTCAAAATCCACAGAATATACAAAAGAATCCACAAGTATATACGAAATAAGTTCAACTCCTATCGCTTATTTAACATCGTCAAGCAATATACAGTTTGGTAAATCAGTCAGTATATCAAATAATTATTTAGCAGTTGGTGCTCCAGGTTATAATAACGGCCGAGGATGTGTTTATGTTTTTAAGAATGTAAATAACAGTTATAATTTGGTACAAAAACTAAGCAGCAGTGTTGTATCTGATCCATATCAATCTTCATTTGGATTTAGTGTTTGTATAGACAAATATGCTGAAGATAAATTGGTGGTCGGATGTAATCAAGTGTCAGCTAGTAAAGTGTTTCTATTCACATCTGGATCAGGTGGATGGAGAATTTCACAAAGGTTTCAAAACATAACAGGATCTGAATACTTAAAGTTGGAAGGATTTGAATTTGATTTATATCCTTCAGGAAGTTTATCTGCTGCACAGAAAAATAACAGATTTGGATATTCTGTATCTTTACATAAAAACGTATTAGCAATCGGATCACCAAATGATCTTTTATACTACGAATATTCAGGATCTAATGTTTTAAGACAAAGAGGTGCGACTTATATTTACGAAAATGGTTTGTGTCCAACAGGATCAAATCAATATTTGTTTATTAAAAAGATTTATGGCGATGAAATAACCTTCAAAGATAATATGATGGGTTATTCAGTTTCTACACACAATAATAAAGTATTGATTGGATCTCCCAAACCATATTTTCCATTCAGTTCTCTTTATATATCTAGCTCAATCAAATACTATGATAAGTTTTATGATGTAAATGATTACGGTGAATCAAGTTATTGTGGACAATGTTTGTATTATAATGTAAGTAATTCAATCGTAACTCAAATTACTACAGATCCAATTGCTAAAAGAAAAGAGTACAATAAACCATTTAGTGCTTTTGGATACTCCGTTGCTTTATCAGATCCTAATTTAGTGGTGGGGTCTCCTATTCCACTAAATGAAGATTTGTATTTAAGTGTTCCTTTAATAACTGAGTCTGGAAGTTATGATGATCCTAGTTATGTAAATACATCTTCATTCAGCCCAGAAAATTGTACTGAAACATCCGATGTTGTATATTTTCAAATAGAGGATACAGTGTATGGAAGTGGCAGTGTAGTTACAAAAATTGCACTACAAATGGAATCTGATTCATATTCAGACATCGTTGGTAAAGCTTATATTTATGACAACTTAGATTTGAAAACAAATTATCCTGTAGGCAATATATTTTATAACAATAATAGTTTGGTAATTAACAATACAGGTAGCGTTTTGAATTTGTTGACAAGAGATCCTATAGATCCAGATTATTCATCGTTGTATATGGATTATAAGACACTCATAACCACTTACGAAAAACAATATGTGTGTACTATATTGCCAGGAGAGTTTAATATATCAACGAATCCAACTGCTACAACTTCATCGCTTATAAATTATTGTGTAATTAATAAGAGCAATTTTAACTTTGAAAATTTGGATATAATTTTAAGATATATAAACTACAAAAATGTGGTACCAGGCTCTGAAAAATGGTATTTGAATATGATTTCAAATGACGTTGAACAAAATATTTTTGGATTTTATACATCATCATATTTAAACTATAATACCAATTTGTTAACTCCTGAATTGAAAAACATATTGGCTGAGAAAAATCTAGATGTTGATAACGATGGAAAAGTAGACATTTACGATGGTAAAATGATGTGGAAATATTTCATCAATAAGTTGAATTTCACAAACTACAAGTCTTTTTTGAATACACTAAGCAATCGTAATAATTACGACGACATTATTAGATTTTTAGATAATCAAACAGGCAAGTCAATTAAAAATTACGTAAAACAAGACTTCTTCAAGTATCAATATAGTTCTTCTATTGATCCAACTGGATCTTATTTGGCACCGTACATAACAACTGTGGGATTGTATAGTGGATGTGATTTGGTTGCGGTTGCTAAATTGGCACAACCAATTAAAAATACTGGGGAAATTCCAATAAATATTTCTGTTAAATGGGACACTTAATTATATTTATTATAAAATAGAACAAACATATGGCAACATCACCAGACGCAAAAGTAATTGACCGTGAATCATTAAAGACAAGCTTAGAAGCTAGATTTCTAGCCAAACAAAAAGCTGGCGGTGCGTTTAATGCATATAAAGCTACAAGATTTATACCTGGCGGTACTATGTTAGATGGACTACAAGGATCAATGGGTTATTCACAAAAATCTCGTCAATATACAGTTAATCCAGGATTTCTTACATCAATAGATAATCAAGAAGAAAATTTTAACACTAAAGCTTTAAATTACTCAGACACTTTGCCAGGATTTAATACGAAACGATATTTTCGTTGATATGTATTTTAAATGGTTATATTAGGTTTAGATTCATCAACATCAGTTACAGGTTGGGCGTTGAGTAAAGACGGAAGAGTCTTGGACGCTGGTTATATTGACACAAAAAAACTCGAAACTACCAAAGAAAAAACGTTTTTTGTTATATCAGAATTGGAAAAAAAGCCTTTAATCAAAGATATTGCCACCATTAACTTAGAAGCCGCTTTAAGCGGATTTGCTGGTGGTTTTACCAGTCAACAAGTCATCATTACATTAGCCAGACACAATGCTGTCTTTGCATATATTATCGAAGAACACTTCAAGATCAAGGTAAATCTATTATCAGTTAACACTATGCGCAAACAGTTGTTTGGCAAATGTAGAATTAAAGGTGTAAAATCAAAAGATTTTGTAAAATCAGAATTAGAATCACTTTGTCCAGATGTAGTTAAGTTTGCGGTTCTTAATAAAAAAGGCAATTGGGACGAAAGAAACGGTGATATGTACGATGGTATAGTCTGCTCATTATATAAAAAGTTGTGATTTCAAATTTTGGTGTTATACTAATCTAAATGACTGTAGTTGACACATTATCAAGATTATTTAAGCAAAAAATTCACATCCAAAAAGGCGGTGAAGAAATTCTTGTTTTTTGTCCCAGTTGCAGTCATCACAAACGTAAGTTAAACATCAATACAAAAACTGGATTTTACCAATGTTGGGTATGTGGGTTTAGTGGCAAAAGTTTTCATAGTCTATTAAAAAAGATAAAGGCTCCTAAAGAATATTATGACATTTTGTGTAAAGATGGACCCAAACGAACCAATGTTGTAGTAAAAGAAGAAAAAAAGATATTAAGTTTGCCTGAAGAGTTTAAACCTTTGTGTAAACCGAATAATGATATTGAGTACAAGCACGCATTGAGTTACTGTTTAAACCGTAATATATCTACTTTAGATATAGTTAGATATAACATTGGGTATTGTACGAGTGGAAATTTTATCAATAGAATCATTGTACCGTCATATGATTGTCAAGGAAAGCTCAACTTTTACTGTGGTAGATCATTTTACGATGGATATCTTAAATATAGACTCTGTGATGGTAGCAAAGATATTATAGGATTTGAACTATATACAGACTTTAATCAACCAGTAACTTTGGTAGAAGGTGTGTTTGATGCTATGTCCGTAAAGTATAATGTTATTCCTTTGTTTGGTAAAACTTTATCTAAATCACTCAAACTAAAATTGGTAGAAAACAAACCACCCAGAGTAAATGTTTTGTTGGACAACGATGCATTGGCATCAAGTTTGAAAATTTGTGAATTTTTAATTGCAAATGATATAACTACACATTTGGTAAGACTTGACGGTAAAGATCCAAATGAATTGGGTCATAAAAAAACTTGGCAAACCATAGATAGTTGTGTTAGAATGGATGAAAGCTTGTTGTATAAGTTAAAATTAACAGTTAAATTATGATCGTATTAAAAAATACAGATAAAAAAATTAATTCGGTGGTGCATATTGCGGATATTCATATTCGTTTAACAAAACGTCACGACGAATATACTTTGGTTTTTGAAAAGCTTTACAAAGCACTTGATAAAGCAAAAACACTAGATGCTATCTTGGTTATAGCCGGTGATTTGTTTCATAATAAATCCGATTTGAGTCCTGAATGTGTTAAAATTGGAAGTGATTTTCTAAAAAATTGCGCAGATAGAGTTCCTGTTATTTTAACGGCTGGCAATCACGATGCTACATTGGCTAATAAATCTAGATTAGATTGTATTACACCAATTGTGGATGCTTTGAATCATCCTAATCTATTTTATCTCAGAAATACAGATGTTTATAGATATGAAAATATTTTGTTTAATAACTTTAGTGTTTTTGATTGGGATGTTCCTGAAAAATACATTAAATACGAAAATATCCCATCGAAATATCGTGATGAAACAGACCATCACATTGCTTTGTTTCACGGACCAGTATATAATGCTGTTACTGATATTGGGTACACTGTTAGTAGCCGATCTGTAACCAATGAAACTTTTGATGGACATCACATTGCTATGCTTGGTGATATTCACAAACATCAAATTCTACAAGAATATGATGACAATGAATCTTTGCCAGTTGTTGTATATGCAGGATCGATGATTCAACAAAACCACGGTGAGGAGCTTAAAGGTCACGGTTTCATTATGTGGGACTTGAAGCGTAAATTATTCAAACACTACGAACTAGTAAATGAATATGGGTATTATACAGTGGAAGTTGACAAGGGTCAGTTGATTACGGATATTTCTAACATCCCAAAGAAATCCACACTGCGTGTTATCTGTCGCGAGTCCATTCCTTCACAAGTAAAGGAGATTTTAAATGACATCAAAACCAAATCTACGTTAATCGAAACCACCTATGTTCGTGCCGACGATGTATCAAAAGATACAATTTTGAACTCTGGAAAAGTGTTTGATGTACATAACATTTTTGATGTTGACTACCAAAACAAATTAGTAGAAGACACATTGTTATCAAAAAATGTAGATAAGAATCTAATAGAAATGGTCAAGGATCTAAACAAGACCATTAATAAAGAAATACCAAAAGATAAAGCTCCAAAGAATATTCGTTGGAAACCAAAGAAATTTGAATTCGACAATATGTTTAGTTATGGCGAAGGCAATATAATAGATTTTGCTAAACTAAACGGTACTATCGGACTTTTTGCACCAAATGCTAGTGGTAAATCAAGCATTATGGATGCGCTTGCATTTTGTGTTTTTGATAAGTTCAGCAAGGGTTACAAAGCATCACACGTGCTTAATACTCAAAAAATGAGCTTTCGTTGTAAGTTTAATTTTGAGGTAAATGGAGTTGATTATTTTATTGAACGTGAAGGTAAAGCAGACAAAAAAGGCAATGTCAAAGTTGAAGTCAAATTCTACAAAAAAGAAAATGACAAAGAAGTTCCATTGAACGGAGAAGCTCGTAGAAGCACGAACGATATTATTCGCGATTACGTTGGTACATATGAAGATTTTATTCTTACTGTTTTAAGTGTACAAAACAGTAAAGCTGGGTCTTTTATTGATCTTGGACAGACCGAACGAAAAGATTTATTGTGTCAGTTTATGGGATTGGATGTATTCGATCAATTATATACTATAGCAAATGATAAGTTCAAAGAAACAAATACTTTATTAAAGAATATAAGTAAAGACCAACTTATTCAAGAGTTGGAAACTGTATCTGGCAGTATAGACTATACTAATACCAAGATTCAAGAGTTTAACGAAGAAGTAAAAAATCAAGAATTGTTAAAGGATTCTTATAACAATCTCTTATTAGAATTATCCAATAAAATTACTAAGACTGTAAGTTTTGATTTTGATATTGTTAAATTGGAAAGTAACAAAATTGAACTTGAAGGTCAGATTAATGAAACCAATCTTAATATTAAACTTCAAAAAGATAAACTAATTGATGTAGAAACAAATATTACCAATCTGTCTTCATCCATATCAGACTGCGAAAATATTGATCGTGATTATGATCTTTATAAAGTTGTCAAACAAAATTTTGATAACAAGACCAATGAATTAAATAATCTTAAGCTTGTTGTGAAAAATAAAATGGACAAATTGAAGAAGTTGGAAGATCACAAATATGATCCTAACTGTTCATATTGCGTAAACAATGTATTCGTAAAAGATGCAATAAAAGTCAAAGCTGAATTGGAGAATGATAAAATCAAAAGCAAGGTTATTGTAGACGAGTATAATACAATAAAGTCATCTTTGGAGAGTTATGGCGACATTGAAACAAAATTCAAACGTTGTCAAAAAGTAAATAACGATAAAGTTGCTTTTGAAAAAAGCAAGAGTGTTATTTCAAATACAATTCTTAAGTTGGAAAATGATCTTATTAAGATTCAAACCAAACTTAAGACTGTAACAGATAACATTTCAACTTTTTATACAAATAAAGATATTATTGAGAATAATAACAAGTTGATGTCTGACATCAACACTCAGAAAGATTTGATTAAATCTATCGACGTTAATATTAAATCTATTAATTCCAAGCTTTTTTCCTCATTAACTGAAAAAGGAAAGTTAGAAGTTCAGTATAAAACTGTTACTGAACAATTGCAAAAGGTAAAAGAATTAGAGTCGAGTTATGAAGCTTACAAACATTATACAAATGTGGTTAGCCGTGATGGAATTCCATATGAAATTATAACCAAGACTCTTCCTGAGATTGAAAAGGAAGTTAATAATATTCTTCAACAGTTAGTAGACTTTACAGTTACTCTTCAAACTGATGGAAAAAACATTATGACCAATATCGTTTACGAAGACAAACGTTGGCCACTTGAAATGGCAAGTGGAATGGAAAAATTCGTAAGTGGGCTTGCTATCAGAGTTTCGTTGATTAATATTAGTAATCTACCAAGACCAAATATTATTTGTATTGATGAAGGATTTGGTTGTGCTGATAGTGATCATTTGGGTCAAATGGGAGCTTTGTTTAATTATTTGAAACATCAATTTGATTTTATCTGGGTAATCAGTCATTTGGATCAAATGCGTGATATGGTTGATAACCAAGTGGAAATAAAAAAAGAGAATGGCTTTAGTAAGGTAGTATATATTTAATATGCCTATTATCGACGATATCTATTTGGAAAAGTTTGGAAAATTAACAATTATTATTACGGATGAAGGTGTGTTTAAAACCATCAATGATTCATCGGTTAATTATGAGTTTATAATAACAATACGAAGTTTAGATTCCAATCTTATTTCACATATTATGTATCACCACTGTACAGTGGGGCATGATATGTGGACGTATAATTATAACATTTTTTATATAAAAGAAATTTTAAATAAAAATCATCCTGGCATTTGCATAGAAATACACGACGTAGATAATACTTTACTATTCAGTAAAAATTATCACGGGACTAAAAAATTTAGATGTTTGGATCTAAAATCTAAACAAGGTGATACTACCTATCCATCTTACCATACATTTTTCTACGATGATTATTTTACATCAAATTTCAGTATCAAAGATGGAGATGTTGTTTATGATCTGGGAGCTAATATTGGTGCGTTTTCTATTGCGTGTTCCAATTTTGATATCAAACAAATATATGCATTTGAACCACATCCAGAACTCTCACAGTATCTTAACGATAATTTGAACAGATATGGTAAAAACACAAAAGTGTTTAATAATGCGATTTCAAGTGAATTTAAAAAAGTAAGATTTGGTACCACAGAATCTACAGTTGCTTCCAGAATTAGAAACGAAGGTGAATTTGAAGTTGATGCTATTAATTTAGAAAAGTTTGTAATAGATAATAATTTGGAATTGCCAACTTATTTAAAAATTGATATAGAAGGAGCTGAATATGAGTTTTTTGAAAATACAAGTGACAATTTCTTCAAAAATGTTAGAAGTATATTCTTTGAATTTCATTGCAATGACGGCGTAAATCTACTTAAAATAATTGATAGATTTAAGAATTTAGGATACAAGTTAAGTCACAAAGATAATGCCTTGGATCATAATCTATCACATATGAACACCGTATACTTAAATAAGTAAATTATGAAAAAAATATTGTTTATAGCTCCACATCTTTCTACTGGAGGACTACCTCAATTTTTATTGAAAAAAATACAATCATTAATTAATGATTATGAAATATATTGTGTAGAATATGATGATATTACTGGTGGAGTTTTAGTTGTTCAAAGAAAGCAGCTTCAGAAAATTTGCGGTAAGAGGTTTTACACATTATCATCAAATAAATTTGAGTTACTAAAACTAGTTGACAATATAAAACCTGACATTATTCATTTGGAGGAAATGCCAGAATACTTTATGGATGTTAACTTGGCTACTAAACTCTATAATAAAGACCGAGAATATCTAATTGTGGAAACTTCGCACGATAGTAGTTTTGATCCAAGAAGAAAGCGTGTTTTTCCAGATAAATTTACATTCGTAAGTAATTATCAAAAACAAAATGTCGAATCTTTAGGCATAAATACTACAGTTATTGAATATCCAATTTCTGTAAAATGTAGAAAAGATAGATCTGAAGGATTGAAATTTTTGGGACTAGATGAAAGTAAAAAACACGTATTACACGTTGGGTTGTTTACTCCTAGAAAAAATCAAAAAGAATTTATAGAATATGCCCGTGCAATGGAAAAAGAAAATGTTCAATTTCATTGTCTGGGGAATATGGCTGATAACTTCAAAAATTATTGGCAACCTTTGTTGGATAACTTACCAAGTAATGTAAAAGTTTGGGGTGAACGCAAAGATGTAGAAAACTTCTACAGTTGTATGGATTTGTTTTTGTTCACTAGCAGAGGCCACGCAACTGATAAAGAGACAGCACCTATTGTAATTAAAGAGGCTATATCCTATAATATACCATCTCTATTGTACAATTTGCCTGTTTACCTTGATAGATACAAGGTATTTGAAAATATCAAGTATCTAGACGAAACCAATTTTAATCGTAATGTTAAACTCATAAAGAATCAATTGGGGATGATTTCAGATTCTGAAATAGAGATTGTTAATATAAAGAAATCCGCAAATAAAAACACGGTGGTTATCATATCAACACATCCCAATTTTAAAGCTGTAGAAGACACAACTTTGGAATCAATTAATCAAGCTAAAAAAGCCGGTTATAAAGTGTTGTTGTCATCTCATTATCCTGCTAGTGTTGATTTGCAAAAAGCGGCTGATCATTATGTATATGATTCAAACAATCCAATTTTAAAACATAATTTCTATAATAGATGGACATACAACACAGATAATACCAAGATCAATTTATTTTTTCCACCTTCTGATTGTGATAATTATCACGGTCTTGCTGTATTATTAAACTATTACAATGGCATATCATTGGCAAATAAAATCGGATACAAAAATGCAATTTGCTTCAATTATGATATGATCATTTCAGAATCAGATTTTTCAAAGTTATATGATGTAGATGAAATCTTAATTAATAAGAAAGCCTTTTTCTTTTATGATAAGGCGTTAGAAGGTGACACATTCAAAACAGTATTTCACGGGATTAATACTCAGTTTTTCTTGGATAATTTTGATTACTATACCCCAGAAGAATATATGGAATTTGTTACGAAGAAAAATATATCAAATGGATTGGAACAATTCTATTATAATAAACTAATATCTAATAAGAACGATCTTCATATAGATTACACGAACAACGAAGAATCTTATTTAAGCAATAGTAAAAATAATTTATTCTCAATGGTAGAATATTTATCGGTTCTGAGGATGAAGAACACAAATAAGTTTGGAGTATTAACATATATCAATAATAAATTGGATGATCGTATAAATGAGATAATAATAAAAAAGAACGGAGAAGTAGTTAACAATTATTCCTACACGGTATCAGAAAAGGTTTGTTTTTATTTAGCAAACGAGTTTGAAAACAATAATTTCTATGAAATTGAAAACAATTTATATGATCAAAATAAAATTTTATTGAGAAGTTATAAAAAGTCATTTAGAAGATTAGAAGACATAGATATTAACGGTTCTATTGATATTACACAATGAAAATTATACAAGTTAATTTAGGGTTATTGCCTATTCCGCCTAATGGATGGGGTGCAGTTGAAAAAATCATTTGGGATTATCATCAACTGTTAAACAAAAAGGGATTAGAATGTCAGATAAAGTATTTGAATGAAATTAAATATTCAGACGATATAATCGTACATATACACGTAGCAAATCTGGCAAATGAATGTCATAAAAGAGGCATACCTTATATCTTTAGTTTACACGATCACCACGCTTATTTGTATGGCAAAGATTCATCTGTATATAAAGAGAATTTACAAGCAATTGAAAATAGTGTAATATCTACTTGTCCTGCCAAATATTTGGTTGATTATTTCGGAAGTAAAAAATTACGTTATTTTTCCCACGCGGTAAATACCGATGTGTTTAAACATAAAAATAAAAAAATTCCAGTAAATAAACTGTTGTGTGTTGCAAATAATGGTTATGCCAATAATCAATCATATGACAGAAAAGGATTCACATATGCGATTAAAGCGGCTAAAGAATTAGGATATCCAATTACTATTGCTGGACCATCTAATAATAAAAAGTTCTTTGATATATTAGATGAAGAATTAAATCAGTATGATAAATTGACAAAAGTATTTGATTTAAATGAAGAATCGTTGATCGATTTATATAATGACCATTCTATATTCATACATCCATCGGAATTGGAAGCAGGGCATCCAAATCTAACGTTGTTAGAAGCAATGAGTTGTGGTTTACCTGTGGTAGGTACGTTTGAGGAAAAATCATATAAAGGTATGGTTGTCGTTGAACGAAATGTAGAACAAATAAAATCCGCAATACAACAAATCACATCTGATTATAGTCGATATCAAACCAAAGCTTTGGAATGTGCTAAGGAAAATTCCTATTTCAACCGAGTAGACCAATTAATCGATTTATATGATCAATATACTGAAAGATTGTTTGCTATCAAACATATTGATGTTTATGAAAATCTTAAAAAGAATGAAAAGAGTATTAAAACAAATGCTGTGTTTAAATATTCATTCAATGATAATGCCAAGATTGAAGTAGATAACCCAGTAGATGTAGATCAAAGTTTCCACATAACATTCTATAATGGTGATGACAATAGTATTAAATACGAAACCAATTTAAAACACAATTGGTGGGGAAGTTGTAATTTTACATATTACATTCCTTATGAAATTCATATCAAAGACAATAAGACTAATGAATTGGTCGAAACATACAAATTAAATTTAAAAAACAAAAAAGTAGTAATTGAATACGAAAGTTACTCTTTGGGAGATCAATTGGCTTGGATGCCTATAATCGAACAATTTAGAAAGAAGCACGAATGTGATCTTTATGTCAAGTTGCCTTTGAAAAATATTTTTGAAAACAAATACCCATCAATTAAGTTTGTTCACAATAACAAGCCTATTTCAGATGTGTTTGCAACTTATAAGTTGGGATATTATGTAGACGAAAATGGACCTAATAATGATAGATGTAAAACGGATCCCAGAAAACAACCTTTACAAAAAATAGCAAGTGATTATTTGGGATTGCCATATGAACCAGAATTACCATTGCTTGACTTTGAAATCAAAGAAAGACCTCTCAAAAAGAGATATGTCACAATTGCAACACAAAGTACGTGTCAAGCCAAATATTGGAACAATAAAGGCGGATGGGAACGTGTTGTTGAATATATTAAATCAAAGGGATTTGAAGTAATATGCATAGATAAACACAAAACATTTGGAAATGGATCAGACTATATGAATAGTATGCCTTCCAATGCGTTAGATTTTACAGGAGATAAACCACTGGTTGATCGTATGAATCAAATATATCACAGTGAGTTTTTTATAGGTTTACCATCAGGATTGTCTTGGTTAGCTTGGGCAGTTAAAAAGCCAGTAGTATTAATTAGCGGGTTCTCATATCCATATACTGAATTTGATACTCCTTATAGAGTACAAAACCACTCGGTGTGTACAGGATGTTGGAATGATTCGTTATTTGACAAGGGAAATTGGAAGTGGTGTCCAAAATCTGATAAGAGAGAAGAGTTTGAATGTACCAAACAAATAACTCCAAAAATGGTTATGGATACCATAGATCAACTATTAATAGAACAAAAAATTTAAAGTTATAATAAATAGTTGGTTCTTCGATTTTTCGGTTATATTTATATTTTAAATATAACTTCGAAAGGATATTAATATTATGCCAATACAAGAAGGCGGTAGATTCGCCCCAACACAAAATATAGTAAGCCCAGGTGTATTCACACGTGAAAACGACCTCTCCGGTCTGGCTCAAGGAGTAGCAAACATTGGAGGAGCAATAGTAGCTCCATTCGCTGATGGACCAGCGTTTTTTCCAAATACAATAACCGACGTAGCCGACTTGGAAACAAGATTTGGTGTCGCTGACGGTGTGTATTATGGACCATACACCGCCAAAGAATATCTACTACAACAAGGCATCGTTACCGTAGTTCGTGTAGGTGGTCTTACTGGTTACTGGCAGAAGAATCCATTAATCGTATATGCTCAACCAGGTATCTGGACCAGAAATGCTGATAAAGGTGCTATCACAACAGCTTCATTTATGTACATTGATACTACTAACTATGTATCAAACGTTAAGTATCAACAAAGCAGTTCCGCAATCAACATTACAGGATCAGCTGAAATCAAGGGTTCAACTGGAAGTACAATAACCGGTTCAGCTACATTTTCTAGAGTAACTACAGCAGAAATTGCTTCTTTCTTAGCAAGTTTGGGTAGTTTGGCAGGTGTAAATGCACTATCTGCTTCTTTGTCAACTTCATCCAGTTTGGGTAAAGTATTTAAAGTAACTTCTACTAGACATTATGAACTATTTAGTAGTTCAGTTGTAGCTAGAAACGGTAAAGTTGCAAAAGCAGGATCTTCAGTAGATCACGCTTTAGCCGCATTTGATTTTGAAAAATCACGTATAAGCGGTAGCGTTACTGTCGGTGGCGGTGGTTCAAGTAAGTACAAACTAACATTTGATAGTTCAAATAATAGTTACTTAACCGCTTCATTTACCGCACCAAATACATTTGGTTTGGTTTTTGCTAATTATGACGCAAATCCATCCTTCTCATTTGCAACTGCAAGTTTGAGTGGCGCTGGATTGAGTTCTTCTATTCAATTGGTACAACGAATTGATATCTCCAGAATGATTATCAGTGGATCATTAAACGTTAAGTTTGGATCTGCTGCAGCAACTAGTACTGTTACCGCAACAGACGTTGATGGAGTTGGATCATTGAGTGGTAGCATCTTGTATGCTGGTAAAGTAGTAGACATTGGTACAGTTTCATCAGGAATATTAGTACGTAAGTTTACAACCAGTACATTGGCAAACGGCAATGCAAAACCAGTTGGAACTTCATTCTTCTTGTTAACATCAAGTTTACAAGGCACAAATATTGATAATGAAACCGCTGTAGCTACCGCATTCGACGAAAGTACAACAACCGTTGATCTAGTAAGTTCATCTTATTTCAATAGTACTATCGCTTATAACCTAACCAACTTCAATGTTCAAGCAGGCACACCATTGACACTTCAAAGTGGTAGTTTCCATTCACTACGTGGTGTTGGAACTTGTGTAGCTGGTCTACAAGTAAGAGGTGTGATAAGTGGTTCCTTTGGTAAATATAATGGCGGATTCACAAATCAAGATAATCCAAGCGCAGATCAATGTAATCCAGTATTAACAGGTCGTCAAAAGATGATCTTGTCAGTATTGGCAAACACCCAAAATGCTTCATCACAATTCACAAGTGATTATCAAGTATTTGGTTTCAATACCTCAACATTGACTCAACTAACAAGTAGCACATTCCCATACAAGGGTGTAATTAATCCTAACGAAAATGTTTACAACTTGGCATTGAAGTATAGTTACACAAATCCAGCCGGTGGTACAAGTGCTGGTACATACGGTTACTACGACTTCAGTTTGAATGAAAACGACAATAATTACATCAAAGATGTATTTGGCGTAGACCCAACTGTTGGTAATCCTAACAAACAAATTGCTGGTCAAAAAGTTGAAGCCGCTTACAACTACGTACTATTCGAAGATAGCATCAAGAAGTTCGTAGCTGAAAAGACCAGCGCTTATGGTTGGAGACTACAAGTTGGTACAAGTAACCTATCAGGAAGTTCAATTGTTGGCGAACCTCTAAAGTTTGTTGATCAATATAGCACTGATTTGAATAACGGTGATAGTCAATTCAGTATCACCAATGCTTCTACTCCTTGGATCTACAGTCAAAAGATTGCTCCATTTAAAGGTAGCGCTGATGTAGCTGCTTCTCCAACCAAGTTCCAGTTGTTCAAGGTTCACACTTTGAGTGACGGTACATTGAGCAACACTAAGTTCAAGATTGAAATTAGTAATGTTAAGTTGGCAGGAACAGTTCCAGGCAGCGAATGGGGTAGTTTCACACTAGCAGTACGTGCTTATAGCGATACTGATAAGAAACCAAAGTATTTGGAAATCTTCCAAAACTTGAATTTGGATCCAGAATCCGCAAATTATGTTGCTCGTAGAATTGGTAACAGATACGCATATATCACTTATGCTGGTAAGTTAATTCAATTTGGCGATTTCAATAATTTGAGTAAGTATATCAGAATCGAAGCCAGTGACGTTTCTTACCCAGTAAGTTGCGTACCATACGGATTTGAATCATATAGTACTCCAATTGATAGTACCGCAAGCAACTATGTACCTGCTGTACAATACAGTAAAGCAAGTATCTATGGTCTCGGACCTGGTAAGTATCCATCTGGTACAGTATTCGGTAGTGTTCCAGGAACTGATACTGAAATCCAAGCACTATATCCAACATCTTCATTTGGCGTTGGTGTAGAAAATAACACTAAACAATACTTCAAGCCACTACCATATTATGGTGCTTCAGATAGCAATGGTACAAACATTGACTTCGATCTAGAAGATAAAGTTTGGGGTACTACGAACAGTAAATTCTATGCTCAAGGTACATATGTGAGTACTGGTTCACTACTATCACCAACATTGAGTGGTAGTATCCCAAGTACATATGATGCCGTAAATGAATCTACATACGTTAAACTACGTAAGTTCATCGTAGGTTTCCAAGGTGGATTTGAAGGTCAATGGCCAGCAATTCCAATCAATGTAGGCAGTGACATTACCGCTGGTAATACACAAGGTCTAGATTGTACAAATATCAATAGTCCAGGTAGTATTGCTTATAAGCAAGCAATTGCTGCAATCGGTAATCCAGATGAATTTGATATCAACTTGATCGTAACTCCAGGTATCTTCCGTGAACAACACAGTTACGTAACTGAACTAGTAATCGATATGTGCGAAACTCGTCAAGACTGTTTCTACATTATGGATAACGTAGTGTTCCCAGCAAGTAACCAAACTGTAGGATTGATTGATGCCGCAATTAACACTGTAGCTACAATTGATAGTAACTATGTAGGTACTTATTATCCTTGGGTTAAGATCCTAGATACTAATACCAACAAGATTATTAGTGTTCCACCTTCAGTAGTATTACCAGCAGTTTATGCTGCTAACGATAATGCTGCTGCTGAATGGTATGCTCCAGCCGGTCTAAACCGTGGTGGTATTCCAACCGCTGTACAAGTACTCGACAGAGTAACTCACAGTGAACGTGATGAACTATATGAAGGTCGTGTAAATCCAATCGCAGCATTCCCAGGCCAAGGCATTTGTGTATGGGGTCAAAAGACTCTACAAATTGCTCCAAGTGCTTTGGATCGTATCAATGTACGTCGTTTGTTGATCAACTTGAAGAAGTTTATCGCAAGTTCAAGCAACTACTTGGTATTTGAACAAAATGTTGCTTCTACAAGAAATCGTTTCTTGAGTATTGTAACTCCATACTTGGAATCAGTACAACAACGTAACGGTATCTACGCATTCCAAGTCAAGATGGATGCTGAAAACAATACCCCTGACTTGATTGATAGAAATATTCTATATGGTCAAATCTATATCCAACCAACTCGCACAGCTGAGTTTATTATACTTGATTTCAACATACTCCCAACGGGCGCATCTTTTAATGTTTGATAATCAATAACTTAAAAAACCTCGCTTAGGAATAAGCGAGGTTTTCTTTTTTTGACTTTTTAAAGTTTTGTGTAATATTTATCTATTAGATAAGGAGTATTGTTTATGACTGAACGAGGTAAAAAAATTAGAGAATCATTTTTTAAGAAATACGGCGTGTATCATCCATCACAATTACCAAGTGTTAAAGAAAAAATAAAGAAAAAAAGAGAAGCCGGTTCGTATGATAATATGATAACAAAGATGAAAAATACTTTGAAATCGAAATATGGCGATGAAAATTATAATAATTTTGAAAAATCAAAACAAACAAAATTAGAAAAATATGGAGATGCTAATTTCAATAACAGAGAAAAAATGTTAAAAACAAACAATCAAAAGTATGGTATGAATGTGTCTCCAAATACTCTTGAAAAAACAAAAGAACGTTTGTCAAATGGTGATATTGGTTTTAAATCCAAAAAATATAAACAATATTTAGAAAATAATAATATTGATAATGTATCTCAATTGTTACACGTGAAAGAAAAACGACGTATTCAGAAAATACAAGAATCTTTACATAATATTTTTGAAGGAAATAGATTGAAAGGTGTAGTTGTCCCATTATTTAAGAAAGATGAATACGTAGGCACAGACTATAATAATATATATAAATTTAAATGTTGTGTATGTAATAATGAGTTTGAAGATAATTTATATTCTGGTAATATACCCAGATGTTTAATCTGTAATCCACATAATAGGTTTAAATCTACCATTGAGTCTGAAATATTAAATTTTTTACATTCACACGAAGTTGTGACTAAACAACACGATAGAAATATATTAGACGGAGACGAAATTGATATTTTAGTACCACATTTGAATTTAGGCATAGAATGTGATGGTATATATTGGCACAGTGAACTTGCTGGTGGTAAAGATAAACATTATCATTTACATAAAACTAAGTTGTCACTTGATAAAAATATTCAATTGATGCATATATGGGATTGGGAATGGAGATGTAAACAAGATATAATAAAAAGCATTTTATTAAGTAAAATTGGTAAGTCCAAAAAAATATTTGCACGTAAATGTGAAATAAAACAAGTGATTAATGATGAAAAATCTGCATTTTTGACTGATAATCATATACAGGGAAATGATACATCATCTATAAGATTAGGATTATATTATAATAATATTTTGGTGTCACTAATGACTTTTGTTAAATCTAGATATGACAAAAAATATCAATATGAGTTATCTAGGTATTGTAATATATTAAATACAAATGTAATAGGAGGTGCTTCTAAATTATTCAATCATTTTATAAAAAATTATGATGTAAATTCTATTGTAACATATAGTGATAAAAGATTATTTACAGGTAATTTATATAAACAAATTGGTATGTCATTTGTAGATGACACTCTACCTGGTTATCATTATTTTTACAAAAACAAAGGTGTACCAATTGAAAGAAATCATTTTCAAAAACATAAATTAAAAGAAAAACTTGAAAAATTTGATATTAATTTGAGTGAGTGGCAAAATATGCAGATTAATGGATATGATAGAATTTGGGATTGTGGACATATGAAATTTATCTGGAATCGAAAATAATTACTATTTATATATTATGATACGATTAACGCAAATTGTTGAAGATTTAGCCAAGCCACAAATTAAAGAAGCCGTAGATCCATCTCTTTTAAAATTAATCGATACTGTGATTAATGATACAAATGTTTTATCTGAGTCTGATCCAAAAGTTGGAACTGGTAAAAAGCCAAAAGGATCTGATAGAAGATTGTATACTGATGAAAATCCGAAGGATACTGTTCGGGTAAAATTTAGAACATCACAAGACATTAAAGATACACTAGCTAGTAGTGGTTTTAAATCAAAAAGTCACAAAAGACAATCTCAAATTATAAATCTTATACATCAGAGAGTTAGAGCAGCTTATCAAAATGCTAAAGATCCAGATGTTAAAAGCAGATTAAAAAGTGCTTTAGACTATGCTATACAACGTAAAGAGGCTTCAAAAGCAAAAACAATAAAATTAAATAAAGAAACGTCCAATCCAGAATCTGGTAAATCATCTCCATATGGTTCTGGATATGGGGTGGTTGAAAATAATATAGAAGAGAAATGTTGGAAGGGATATACGCAAAAAGGTATGAAAACATTGTTTGGTAAAAAATATCCCAACTGCGTTAAAAAAACAAACAAATAATTTTATACCAATTATCAAAATGATCAGTTTAAACGATTTATTATTAGAAGCCAAACTTCCTCAAAGCGAGCAAGATATGGATCTTTATGCTCGTAAATACAAAAAGACAATAGACTATTTACGCGCCAAAAACAAAGTACTATTACTAACTACTAGTAATAGATGGAGTGGTCATAAAGACGATGTTCCAAAAAGCACTCAATTAGCAATTAAGATACAAGAATTACTTGGTAAAGATAAAGTAACGTTAATAGAAGTGCCTAGTTTAAATATAGCTCCTTGTGAAGGCAATGTAAGTAGCAATCTAAAATATGACGGCAATCATTGTGGTGTAAAAGGAGCTTTACTCAAAGATGATAATAAAAATCCAAGTGGATATCATCGTTGTTGGGCTAGTTTAAATAATAAAAATGACGAACTTTGGAAAATTACCAAAGAATTGTTTCAAAGCGACTGTGTTGTATTTTTTGCAAGTGTTAGATGGGGTCAAGCCAATGGTTATTATCAGAAACTAATTGAAAGACTAACTTGGATTGAGAATAGACACTCTACATTAGGAGAAAAGAATGTAGTAAAAGATATTGAAGCCGGATTTATTGCCGTTGGACAAAACTGGCACGGTAAAGATGTTACACAAACACAAAAAGAAGTACTTCAGTTTTTTGGATTCAAAACACCAGACCAATTATTTTGGAATTGGCAATTTACTAATAATAGTCTAGATGAAACTAAAAGTTCTTACAAAAAAGCAATTCCTGTATTTGATAAAACATTTTTAAAAACATATGATAAAGCTGAATAATATTTTGAATGAAGTAATACAAGAAGGTGGTGCCGGAGGTCATATGGCACATCCATTTGATTTTGTGAATACAGGCGCTAAATTAGTTGATGTATTTGTAAAGTCAATTGAATCACTCAAACGAGGTGGTGGTAGTGTTAAAATTGACGGCGTAAATGCCAGTATTCGACTTGCGAACGGACAATTTGTAATGGATCGTGGTAGTGCAAAGCCACTTGATATTAAAGGAATGAGACCAGAAGACTTGGCTACTAGATTTGAGCCAGGTCACGGATTCATTACTATTGGCAGCAAGGTTATCAATATTTTTGATGAAGCTATTCCCACTACAAAGACTGAACTGAATAAATTGGGACTGTTGGATAATCCTAACATATTGTTTAATATTGAATATGTAGAAGGGCAAACAAATGTTTTGGGATATAGTGAAATTGGTAACTTTCTAGCTATTCACGGATTAAAAGAAATCAAACCAAAAACATTTGGTAAAGATGGCAGTATTAAATCAAGAGTAGCTACTGAAATTCCATATGATAAAGCTGCAATGCAGTCTTATATTAATAAATTAAATAAGATCGCTGTAAAGCATGGTTTTAAAGTTTTGGGTAGTGTCGATACCACTTTCAAATCAGAACCAAAGATAGCTAATGTTTTGATTCGTCCTATTACATTGTATCCAAATGGTAAAGCTGTAACCAAATCCTTGAAAGATTGGTTAAAAGGATTAACTTTTAAAACGCCACTTATCACCCGTGAACAATTTTTAAAAGCAGTAGATAGTAAAAATATTATTCAAGATTTTCCAGATCAAGACATAAATAAAATAGTTAATGATACAATTGTTTATTTAGCTACAATTAAATTGGGAGACGAAGTTTTAAAGAATGCTACAAGCGAGATTGGAGATTTGGATACACACGAAGGAATTGTAGTTAGAGACCCAAATATTTACGTCGATCCATTTAAAATTACAGGAAGTTTTATTATAAAAGGTCTCGGCAGTAAGTTTAAGAAATAAATTAAATACGTATTTGTTATGAAAAAAGCATCAGGTAAAAGTAATCTGGGTATTGTCAAAGATTACCTAGAAGGTAATCGTCCATTCGTACAAGTTGGTTATGATGCCAATTTGGAGAATAATAAACGCAAAGAAGGTGAAGAATGGGAGGATGGACAAGGTAGAAAATGGGTTTGGAAAAATGGAAGCAAACGCAGAGTTCCAAAACGTGCTACCATTATCAACGAACAACGTTGTAAAAAGTGTAATATGGATGTTCGTTGGGGTAATTATTTGGATGATAGAGTTTGGCCAAAGACTGGATATTGTTATGATTGTTTTACAAATTTTCAGACTGAGTTGAAATTAATGGGGATGTTTGAAGTTTACAATGAACTACAAGATCTTAAAAATGAACGTGGTATATTGGAAGACTATAAGAAAAAGTTTGAAGAAAGTAAAAAGTTTTGCGAGGAAAATAAAGATAAACCCGTTGAGTTCTTGGAGGAAGACGGGTCATTTGAAAAGTGGGACGGAAACATAGATTACAACAAAATATTGGAAGATCTAATAAAAGATATAGATGTCATCGATAAACGTTTAGACGAACTCAATGTCAAAATAAAAGAATACGAAGAGAAATATGAGTCAGCCAAATCTAAGAGAAATAATAAAGCAAGAGTATAAGAAGTGTATTGAGGATCCAATATACTTTATGAAAAAGTATGTTAAGATCCAACATCCTATTCGTGGTACTTGTAACTTTGAATTGTTTCCTTTTCAAGAGACAACTCTATCAGACTTTGTAGATAATAGTCTTAATATTGTATTAAAAAGTCGTCAGATGGGTATTAGTACTCTTACAGCAGCTTATAGTTTGTGGTTAATGACATTCCATAACGATAAGAATATTCTTTGTATTAGTATTACTCAAGAAACCGCAAAAGAAATCGTTACCAAAGTTAGATTTGCTAATGATAACTTGCCATCTTGGTTAAAAGTTCCCTGTGTAGAAGACAATCGTCTTTCATTGCGTCTTAAAAACGGATCGCAAATCAAAGCAGTATCATCTGCTGGTACCGCTGGTCGATCATCCGCACTATCTTTACTAATCATTGACGAAGCTGCATTTATCGACGGTATTGAAGAAATTTGGTTGTCATCACAATATACACTGTCTACTGGTGGTAGAGCTATTATATTAAGTACGCCAAATGGTGTTGGTAATTTCTTCCATAAAACGTGGGTAGAAGCTGAAGAAGGTAAGAACAACTTTAAAACAATACGATTACCATGGCATCTACATCCAGAAAGAGATCAAGCTTGGAGAGATAAACAAACGGAATTGTCAGGTGTAAAAGGTGCAGCGCAAGAATGTGATTGTGATTTTAGTACATCTGGTAATCAAGTTGTGAGCGTTGATATTTTAGAGTTTTATAAACAAACTTATATTAAAGATCCAATTGAAAAACGCGGTAACAATCAAGATTTTTGGATATGGGATTATCCCAATTATAGTAAAAATTATATATTGACGGCTGACTGTGCGAGAGGAGATGGAGCAGATTATAGCGCATTTCATATCTTTGACATAGAAACATTGGAACAAGTTGCGGAATATAAAGGACAATTAACTACTAAAGATTATGGAAACTTGTTGGTAAGTGTTGCAACTGAATATAATAATGCGCTATTAGTCGTGGAAAACAATAACGTGGGTTGGGCTACACTTCAACAAATTATAGATAGAGATTATCAGAATACATTTTATAGTGCAGCTGATTTAACTGTTATAGATGTGGAAAAAACATATACTAATAAATTAAATTCTGCGGACAAAAAATTAGTGGCTGGATTTACAACCACTAGTAAAAATAGACCATTAATCATTAGTAAACTAGAAAACTTTTTTAGAGAAAAAGGTGTTATAATCAAGTCTAAAAGACTTTATGAGGAATTGAATGTGTTTATATGGAATGGAGCTAAAGCTGAGGCTATGAAGGGATATAATGACGATTTAGTTATGTCATTGGGCATTGGATTGTGGATTCGTGAAACAGCTTTAAAACTTAGAAACGAACAAATAGCTTATAATAAAGCAATGGTTTCTAAAATATCAAAAGTAACAAGTCAAATAACTGTACCAAAACAAGTAAGCACTGTACCCGATCATCAAAAGACGATGGAATTTACTGTAAATGACAAAAAAGAAAGTTTAACTTGGTTGTTGTAAATACTTATATACTAGAATAATATGGCAGATAAATCTTTTCAAGAATTACGCAATCGTTCATTATTTGCACGTTTGAAACGTTTGTTTTCAAATGATGTAATTGTTCGTAATATTGGTGGTAAAAAATTAAAAGTAATTGATACTGACGAAATTCAGTATGCTACAGATCGTAATAGTTTAAGAGATCGTTTTAATAGATTACGCACCACTTCATATAATCAATACACAAGAGATTTCAATTTATCGTATCAAAGTAGCCGTGTAGAACTATTTCGTGATTATGATACAATGGATATGGATCCAATTCTAGCATCTGCATTGGATATTTATGCAGATGAATGTACAACTAGAAATGAAATGGGTGAAGTAATTCATATTAAATCATCCAACGATGAAATCAAGCAAATTCTACACAATTTGTTTTATGACATTTTAAACATCGAATTCAATCTTTGGAGTTGGACTCGTTGTATGGTCAAATACGGAGATTTTTATTTACGTTTACATATTAGCCCTGAATATGGTGTTTATTTGGTAGAGCCATTGAGCACTTATTATGTAACCCGTGTAGAAAACGCACATTTATCAAATAAGAATTTTGTTAAGTTCCAAGTCAACCTTCCATATGGTAATAAACTAGAAGAACTAGAAAATTATCAAATTGCACATTTTCGTTTGTTGAGTGATAGTAACTTTTTGCCATACGGAAAAAGTTCTTTAGAAGGCGCTCGTCGTGTATGGAAGCAATTGAGTTTGATGGAAGACGCAATGTTAATTCATCGTATTATGCGCGCTCCTGAAAAACGTATTTTCAAGGTTGACATCGGTAATATTCCTCCAAATGAAGTTGATAACCATATGCAACGCATTATGGATCAAATGAAAAAAGTACCATATTTGGATCAACAAACAGGCGACTACAATTTAAGATTCAATTTGCAGAACATGGTAGAAGACTTTTTCTTGCCAGTTCGTGGTAGTGATAGCGGTACAAGTATTGAAAACTTGTCTGGTCTAGAATGGACAGGTACTGATGATATTGAATATCTTCGTAACAAAATGATGGCAGCGCTTAAGATCCCCAAAGCATTTTTAGGTTACGATGAAAGTCTAAGCGGTAAAGCTACATTGGCAGCTGAAGATATACGTTTTGCTAGAACTGTTCAACGTATTCAACGTATTATTGTAAGTGAGTTAAATAAGATTGCGGTTATTCATTTATATTCACAAGGATATAGAGATGAATCGTTGGTCGATTTTACATTGGAATTGACCAATCCATCTACTATCTTTGAAAAAGAAAAGATCGACGTATATAAAAGCAAAGTCGAACTCTCCAAAGATATGCAAGAACAAAAAGTATTTTCTAAGAAGTGGATCTATGAAAATATTTTTGGTTTATCAGATCAAGATATGATTGAGTTGCAAAAACAACTTATCGATGATGCTAAAGGTACATATAGATTTAAACAAATCGAAGAAGAAGGCAATGATCCAGCATTATCATTCTTAAACAAGGACGATAAAGAAGGAGCCGGTGGGTCTGCTGGTAGCCCAAGTGGAGAACCAGGCGGTGCCGAGCCATCTGGTGGTGAGCCAGGCGGAGAACCGCCAGGTGGAGGTGAGCCAAAAGGTGGTGAAGCTGGTGGAGAAAAATCAACACCTCCAAAATTAGCAGAACGTGATCAAACTGGTAGAAAAGATGCACGTGATTATCGATTTGGTGAAGATCCATTGGGTACATTAGAAAACAATAGACGTAGTGATTTGTCTGTGACGCACAAGTATAAAAACAAGTCTCCGCTATCACTAGAATCTATTAAAGGATTGACAGATGTACTAAAAACTTTAGATCAAGAAAAAGAAATATTACGAGAGGGAAGTAAAAAATCTTTTATGGATGAACAAAATATAAAAGAATAGTATAATTCCTACATATTTAACCACATTGATTATATTTATAAATAATAATAAATAATATGCACAAGAAAGCAAAACATTCGAAATTCAAGAATGCTGGAATATTGTTTGAACTACTCACTAGACAAATAACAGCCGACATTCTAGCGGGGAGAGATGAATCATTTACCAAAAATCTGATGTTCAAGTATTTTCACGAAAGTAAAGAACTAGGAAAAGAAGTGCAACTTTACAATTTCATCCTCCAACAAAAAAGCAAAGATGCTTCTTCCGCTGAACGTCTTTTGAATGTTGTTTTACAAACACGTTCCAAACTAGATGAACGTGAATTGAACAAGCAAAAGTACAACATAATTAAAGAAATAAAAGAGAAGTATAATATAGACGAATTTTTGAAAAATAAAATTCCAAATTATAAGTTATATGCCTCTATATACAAATTATTTGAAGATCAAGATAAAAGTGAAGTCAAGTTTGATGTATCTGAATTGTTAGAATCAAGAGAATATATTGTTGAGAGCTTAACAAAAGAAAAGAAGTCAGAACAAGAAATGATGGATGTTTATGGAAATCAAAGTGCTGAAGTTAGATTGTTGGCCTATAAATTCTTGATTGAAAACTTTAATACCAAATACAACAATCTTTTGCCAGATCAAAAGAAACTTCTAAAAGAATATATTACTAATGTTTCAAACTCCAGTAAATTTACAAAATACGTCAACGAAGAATATAAGAGAATAAGTGGAGTATTAAAAGATCAAGTGAAGAATGTTACCTCCGAAGTGGTAAAAATTAAAATAAATGAAGTTATTAGTCAGTTTTCAACAAAATCTTGTGTTGGCGTAATTAAAGAAAATCAATTGACTTCATTGTTAAATGCATACGAATTGATAGAAGAAATTAAAAAGATTGATGTCAAAAATGAAGCAAAATCTTAAACAAAAGATTAAAAAGATTTTAACCAACCTAAAGGTTAAAAATGAAGCTAGTACAACAGGTACCGCACCTGTTGCTTCTGGTCCAGTTGCTGTTGGTGGTGACGCTGCAAGAACTCCATTTGCTTTTTCAAAAAGAGGAGCAAGACCAGATACATATACACAAGTAGGATACAAGTTAGCTAAACCAGTTAAAAGAAGTACTGGTTATAAGTTAGAAAATCAAATGTATAGTGAACCAGCATATAGTACTCCTGCTCAATCAATTGAATTAGGAGATACATATACAGATAAAAATGGGTTGGTTCAACATAATGATCCAAATTTAGATCCAAATTTGATTGGTTATAAACAAGGAAGTTTACCATTTACTGAAGGTTTTAATGGTTTAAAATATGAACAAGAAGGTCAGAAAGCTTCTGTTCCACAACCGTCACCTGCTCAACCTCCAACTCAACAACCAAAGCAAGCCGAACCTTCACCATCTGTAGATTTAAAAACATATGATGTATTGCCTGATTTTACAGCATTTGATACCAAGTTAAAAGGTTCAACTGAGGCATTAAAGAACAATCTACAAAAAACAATCCAAGACAAAATTTTAGGTAAGAAAATCGTAGTTAGAGCCAGTAAAGGATATAAACAACCTGAGACAGATTATACTATAAATGTAACTGGTGTTGCTATTGATTATTACTACGACAGATACGTTATTATAATAATTGGCCGTGAAGAAAATAAACAAAAAGTAGCTAAATTTTTCATCAAGCCAGGATTTAAACTTAAAATTTTAGGTAATGCTGATAATTTGAAACCAAAAGATCAATATCAAGTTGCTAAATCAAAAGCATTGGTTGACCCTCAAAGTCAACAAAATGTTGTTCCACAAAATACAATAACCGCAGATAAGCAAGACGCAACTGTTGCAAATCAACCAGATCAATCAAAACAACCAGGAACAACACAACCTAAAGCTTAACATATATATGAAACAAGTATTGATAGACATATTACCATTTGAATTTAAAAAGACATCTTTAAATGAATCTCTTAAAGATGGAAAACTATATGTAACCGGCGTATTACAACGTGCGGATGCAAAGAATCAAAATGGAAGAGTGTACCCAGAAGATGTACTAAAGCGTGAAGCTGAAAAGTATATGCAAAACTTCGTAAAACAACGTCGTGCTATGGGTGAGTTGGATCATCCAGAAAGCAGCGTGGTTAACTTAAAGAACGTTAGTCACAACATCGTTGATATGGGTTGGGAAGACAAAGATTTAGTTGGAACAGTTGAAATACTACCCACACCAAGTGGTAATATTCTTAGAGATTTATTGCAATCTGGAATTTTATTAGGTATTAGCAGCAGAGGATTAGGCAGTGTTAAAAAAGATATGAGAGAAGGGGCTGACATTGTACAAGACGATTTTGATTTGATCGCATTTGACTTTGTAAGCAATCCTAGTACACAAGGTGCCTTTATGTATCCTCAAGGCAAAATCAATGAAAGTGTAGAACAAAGAACAATTGTCAACCCATACGGTAATGTAGAAAGAATTATTCACAACATTCTATCAGAATTATAATATTTATAAAGTATGAAATTAAAACATTTACTAGAAAATTCCACTGAAGTAGCTTATAGCCCACTCACCAAAGAAGAAAAGTCAAAAATGGTTGGTGCTATTAGATCCTATAATGAATATCGCAAGGGATTAAAAGCCGATTGTGTATATGAAACTGCACAAAAAATTATGGAGGCTGTTAATCTAGCAGAACGCTACGCAATTAAAGAATGTGGCGACTGGATGCAAGCCAAAATGGTTGAACGTGATATGAAAGAAATCAAAAGAGACGCTGCCAAAATGTATGAAGAAGCCAACAAAATGAAAGAAATTGAAAAACAACTTGAAATGTTGTATGAACAAGTTGGTATGAGATTGGAACGTTATTTTGAAATTGCCGACCAAGTACACACTGATCCAAAACCACAAGAAGGCACTATTAACTCATCGGTATCGAATCAATAAATTCCAACATTTTATCGAAAGATTCGAAAACGTATCTTCTATTTGCTTCTATGACATAACCTTCGTCTGTTTTATAGACGAAGGTTTTTCTTTTCTCGTTGACCATATCTAAAGATGGAACTTCTATTTCAGAAAACATTCTGTATTCATCATCTATACGAAAATTCATTTCACCCAATATATCAATTTCCGTAAAATCCCATCCGTTTGGATTATCTATATCTTCTAACTTAAACATTTTTTCTTCTTCAAAATTATCATTGTTTATAAAGTTAATTAATTTTGGAGACTTATAATTGTTGTAGCTATTATTCATAGAACGCACATCTGGGTTGGAATATGGAGTTTCGTCCCCAGTTCTTTTTATAAACTTATAATTGTCTTTTGTGGAATTCATATGTTTAGCTAGATTTGGATTGAAATTATAGGCCATAAGAGTTAATTCTATCTATAAAGTCAGATAGGGTTTTTGTTTGTTCAGAATCTTTATTCTTATCCAAAGCAGTACTTAACATACTGAATATTTCTTTGTCTGGTTTATCAGGATAAGATCTTTGAATAAAACAAGCATATACAATTAAATTTTCATTTTTTTGATCTATGAGCTTTTTAAACACATATTTCTTGGTACTACCATTACTAAATATTTCAGTTTCTATTTTTGTATTTTCTGGTGGGTTAGGAATAAAATTTGTTTTTCCAAATCCACTAAATCCTGCTTGTTTACTTTGAAAAGTTAACATTTCTTTTTTAGTAAACGGAATACCTTCATTTTCTTTTAGTACTTGGTTAAATGATTTGCCTTTAATGATATCAAAATCACTCAATGAATATTCTGCTTCATTAAGACTTTTCAATATTTCTTTCAATTTAACAAAGTGTTTTACACTACTTGGTTTGATGGTACGTGCCATCTTACGAACTTGTGGTGAAACTTCTTTTGATTTGATTCCACCTTTTTGTAGTGCTCTTACCAATCTAAATAGTCTGGCTTGTTTTTCGCTTTTTGCAGGCATATATCAATAAATATAAAATATTTTCATTTGTTTCAATTTTAAATTATATTTATTATTCAAATACATCATTCTTTGATGTCACATACATTTATCTTCTTTGGAGTTCTTCAATAGCTTCACCAACAAATAACAATAAGAAAGGCAGAAATATAATTATGAGCGATCTATTAAAAGAAAGCATTGCGGATGCAAAGGCTGTACGTGAAACAGCATTGGCAAATGCAAAGACCTTCCTTGAAGAAAGTTTTGCAAACAGTATGAAAGAAATGTTTGCAGATAAACTCAAGGAAGAAATGGCAGAAGAAACCGAAGCACCAGAAGGTGAAGAAGGCAAGATTGAAGAAAAACTTGCATCTTCCAATATTGGTAAGGATGATGGTCTAACAGCTAAGACTGCAAAACCAGTGAATCCATCACCAGCTGCAAATAAAAACACAACTCCAGCAGGCAAACAAGAATTCGACGTAAAGCTTGAAGAAGAAGCTGCCGTTGAAGAAGGCGCTGAAGTAACCAGTGAAGAACTAGACGAAATTCTAGCAGAACTAGAAGGTGAAGTATCCGAAGGAGCTTCCGACGATGCCGGTGAATCTGATGATTCCGAAGCTTCAATGGAAGAAGAAATTAATTTAGACGAACTTCTAGCAGAACTAGAAGGCGAAGATCCAGCAGCTGCACCAGCACCTGCTCCAGCTCCAGAAGCTCCTGTTGCTCCAGCTGCTCCAGCTGCTGAAGTACCAGCTCCAGCCCCAGCTCAAGTTCCATCTCCTTCAGAAGGTGAATACTCAGAAGAAGTATCCGCTGAAGAAATGGCAGAAGCTCTAGTAGCTATCAACGAAGAAAATGAACAACTAAAGTCTCAATTGAGCGAACACATCAAGACTGTAAAGTATTTGAAGAGTGTTCTATCTGAAACAAATCTATTAAATGCTAAGTTGCTCTACACCAACAAATTGTTCAAAGGTAAAGCTCTTACCGAAGATCAAAAGTTGAAGATCATCAACACTTTCGACTTGACCAAGAATATTCGTGAAGTCAAGTTGGCATATACAGTTTTAGCCGAATCACTTAATTCCGGTGCATCAGTTGTCAAGAAAAAGACCAATACAACTGCTCAAACTATCACCGAAGGTTTGGCAAGCAAACCAGTATCCAGTACAAAGCCTGATTCTACCATTGTAGAACCTCAAGCTGAAGTAATGGCTTCAAGATTCCAAAAACTCGCAGGAATCAAGAAGTAATTAGTTTGCGAGTAAAAACCTAACAGTAATTAATATAGAAAGAAACAAAAATATGAGTATGGATGTAAAAAGTCTATTGACAGGAAATATGAATCCACAAGCCAAATTGATGGCTGAAACACGTGGATTACAATCCAAGTGGGAAAAGACAGGCCTCCTAGAAGGTTGCCAAGGTGTTGAAAAAGCACATATGTCAATCCTATTGGAAAACCAAGCAAAACAATTGCTTGACGAAGCAACCACCACCGGTACCTCTACCAGTTCAGAACAATGGGCTGGTGTAGCTCTACCATTGGTACGCCGTGTATTCGCTGAAATCGCCGCTAAGGAATTCGTCAGCGTACAACCAATGAATCTACCATCTGGTCTAATTTTCTATCTAGACTTCAAGTATGGTACAACCGCTCCTGGTAGTGATTTGCGTAACTTGAACAACGGTAGTTCCGTAACTACCCGTGCAGGTAAGCAATTGAACGACAGTTTGTTCGGTGGTACAGGTAAGAAGTTGGGTTCAACTGATGACGCAGTACGTGGTCTATACGGTCAAGGTGCTTATGCTTACTCAGTTCGTCCAGTAAGTAGCTCTGCTATTACCCTAGCTAAGAGTGCAACTGCAACCGCAACTGGTAACACCATCCAAACCGCTTCTTGGAACGACGTTCAATTTGCTGCTGAATTAAGCGCATCTGTCGTAGCTAAGAAGTTGTTCAAGGTTATCTTGAACCACGACGACAACACCACTGGTGTTGCTGGTCAAGGATATATGTACAACGTTGACTTGAATGCAGTACGTTCATTCAACTTGATCTCTGGTTCTACCGCTCCAACTACTCTACAAAGCAATGGTTTGGTATTGAACACCTATTCAAAAGCAATTAACACTGGTAGTTTGAGCAATCCATTCTATCAATCCGTATATATCGTATCCGCTTCTAATAGCGCATTCGGTGGTGCAGCAAGCAACGTTAAGTTGATCTATACCCTACAACCTACCGATAACCTACGTGGTGACTTCGAAGCTGGTAAGACCGCTGGTGAAGGTTCTGGTACCTCAGGTAACGTTGCTACTCAAAGCATCGATACTGATATCAGTATCCCAGAAGTAAACTTGGTACTAAACAGCGAACCAATCGTTGCTAAGACCCGTAAGTTGAAAGCAGTCTGGACCCCAGAATTGGCTCAAGACTTGAACGCATATCACTCTATCGACGCAGAAGCAGAACTTACTGCTCTATTGAGTGAATATGTATCTATGGAAATCGATCTTGAAATCCTAGACATGTTGAACGAAGCCGTTGAAGGCGTAACAACCGAAGCTTGGTCCGCCCAAATCGGTGTTGAATTCAGCAAGGGATTGAATGCAACTACTGGTGAAGCAATCTTCACACGTAATGCAAACAGTTCACCAAACCGTACTGCTTACGTAAAGAGCACTTGGTTCCAAACTCTTGGAAACAAGATCCAAAAGGTATCTAACACAATCCAAAAATTGACCCTACGTGGTGGTGCAAACTTCTTGGTCGTAAGTCCAGACGTTGCAACTATCCTAGAATCAATCCCAGGATATGTAGTAAACACCGATGGTGATCAAGCTAAGTTCGCAATGGGCGTAAGCCGCGTTGGTAGCTTTGCTTCTCGCTTCCAAGTTTACAAGAACCCATACATGACCGATAACGTAGTATTGGTTGGTTTCCGTGGAAACAACTTCCTAGAAACCGGTGCTGTATATGCTCCATATATCCCACTAATCCAAACTCCATTGGTCTATGATCCAGTGAACTTCACTCCACGCCGTGGTGTGATGACTCGCTACGCTAAGAAGGTAGTGCGCCCTGAGTTCTACGGTAAGGTTATCATCGGTGACCTAGACACCGTATAATCTGAACGATTAGTAAGTTAAAACAAACCCATCAGTTGAAAGGCTGATGGGTTTTTTCTTGCATTATTCAAAAAATTCGCTGGTAGAATCTACAATTATTTCTTGAACTTCTTCTTTAAAAGATGTACTTTTTAGATATGGCAATGTTTTATGCTTAAGAGATTTGATTAACTTCTTATTTTCTATCTTATTAGTAATAAACTTGATATAACGATGTTTACCACTCTCTCGTTTACGCCAGAATGTTCTACCGATGCGATCTTTTAGTTTATCTACACTGTGTGTTTTCCATCTTGAATATACACTTCTACTGTGTATCCAGTCATAGTTAGGAGGACCAACTAAACTAACACTATAGTTAGGCATTATAGCGATATCTACATAGTTATCGCCTTGATATAGAAATCCAGTTGCTTGATAGATTGTGCCTGCGTGTCCAGCTTCACTATCCGCATAACTGAGAATACATTTGATGTGGGGATATTCAGTATTTAATAATCTAAAACTCTCGGCAATACAATAACTTTCTATATTCTTACCATATCCATCTGCTATCCATAAACGTGTTAATTCCAACACATTATCATTAGTAAGTAGTGAAGAGATACTGGTACTAGCATTTCTACCCACGGCATTTCCATATACTAATACACCTATTAGTCGTTCGTTAAACCCACCAAAGAATGTACTCTCTACATATTCTTTATAGTATACTCCATAAGCTACAGTACAAAGAGACCACTTGTGTGTATAATGATTCTTTTCAATAAGAGTTTTTGCAACATTCTTATTGATGCTTTTGACGTAAATTAATGTGGGGTCAAAATACTCCGACATTATTTCAGTATAACCATATAACTCTAACTGTCAAGATTTATATTATATAAAAAAGACCTTTGGAATTATAAACCACAGTTCTGATTTTGGTATCATTAATCTTATTGATACCAAGTCTATCTATTACTTGAAATGGATCAGGGTGATTATTTATAGGAGCTGCCATAACTCTATCCTTTATTTTGTATACATCCAAGTCTGTATTAACAATACTTGGATGATATTGTCTTACTAAAGGCATTGTTTTCATACTGGTTTATTTGTTGTTGGTTCTACTTTCTTTACTCTACTAGATGGAAATGCTTTGTTACCAAAATCACTACCGTGTAAACTATACAAATGCATAACTACACCGTGTTTCACAACCACATCTCCCAAGTCATTTACTAATACATATGGCGGTCTATCATATTTTAACATTACTGCTGAACTAACCAATAGATGATTGCTTTCACCCGCATCCATTACTCTTTGAGCATAATTGATACCATCACCACTGATATTGAGATTGCCATTAATATCTTCCATTGGTATTACAGGCCCACAATGTACACCCATTCTCATTTGTAAATCTGGTCTATCCTTTACTGCTTTAGCTATAGTAACTGCACAATTCATTGCATCTTCCAAATAAGTAAAGAATCCCAATACCATACCATCGCCAGTAGGTAATATAATTAACTTTTCAAGAGCATTAGCTGTTTTGTATTGCATTGTAGACTTGACTAATGTACCCAAATCTTTACAAGCTTTCTTTTGTTCATCTGTTGTTTTCTTACTATAAGCAACAATGTCCATAAAGAATATATAACCTTCTTGTTCTACATCCAATTGCAATCTACCAGATTTGACTTCTACATCAACTTGTTCAACTTTCTTGGCAACTTGTTTGACAGGTTTAACAACTTCTACCTTCTTTTCTTCTTTCTTTTCTACCACTGGAATATCTTTAAGTTTCAAGAAATCCTTCCAGTTGATTTTCTTAGCTGGTGCATCTTTTTTCTTTGGTTCTTTTGTTGCTTGTTCTTCTTCGTGTTTCTTTATTGCAGCTTCTTCACGATTACGTTTTTCAACAAACAATGCAATTTGTTTTTTAACTTCATCTGTGATGTATATGTTTACATCTTTTCCACCACCACCAATATCGTGTTTCTTTTTTCTTTGCGCACCTTTGGATTGTAGATATGTTTGCATTTCTACATTTCCAGTCTTGAATGCAATGTCTAACGGAGCAATTTCACCTTTGAAATCCGCACCGTTAACATTCGCACCTAAATGTACCAAAAATTCCACCATATCAACATCGTTAGCGTTAACGGCATAATGTAGTGGCATCCATCCATTCTTTTCATCTCTGCCATTGATTTTACCATCTTTATCAAAGAATGATTGTACACCTTCAAAATCACCAGTTTCCGCGCAAAAATGAATGCTGGTACCACCTGCGGATTTAGCACCGTACTTATTCAACAATTTAACAACATCACCTCTATTGGTATTGGATAGTACGTCAATAGGATTGTTTTTACCCAAGAAATCTTTCTTGTTGACATCAGCACCTCTTATAATTAGATATTCAACCAAGTGTTTTTGTCCATAATTTACAGCATAATGTAGTGCAGTCCAACCTTTACCAGCGTCAACTTCATTTATATCACATCCTTTGTCTAACATTTCTTCAATAGAAACGATATCACCATTTTTTGCAGCCAAATGGAAGCTACTACCGCTACTGTATTTTGCCCCTCTTTGTTGTAGTATTTCTGCGATGTTTTTAAAACCTTTTTGTTCAGCTACATCCAGTGCTGTATTTTTACTGGTCCAATCTTTACAGTTGGGATCTGCACCGTGATTTAACAGTAGTTTTACGATTTCCACTTGATTTTCTTCTACAGCAACAACCAATGGTGGATTGCCTGTATCATCGTCTCTTTGATTGACATCTACTTTTTCTTTTTCGATACAGTTGTAGACGTTATCGTATAACCCACGTTTGATGTGGGTAAAAATGTTAATAGCCATAGTTTAATTAGTAAATTAGTCTTTTTTGAAACGGCTTAAATCCAATTGAGGTAGTGGTTTTTCTATGTTTAGACCAGCTAGTCTTTCATTTTGGATAACTAATTTACTTCCGCCTACAACCTTACCATCTACTACGTCATATATGAAAAATACAGTTTTTGTAAGTCCCACACGAACAATTCTGCCGGGTTTGCCATCAATATATACAACATCATCTTCTTTGTAATCGGACCCAATAAACATAAACAGTGCCGCGGCAAGTTTTTCAATGCTTGATTTAAACATTAGAATTACTAATCCCGCTACGAACATCCAGACATATTTGCCTGTCATATCTTGTGCGGTTGATTCTAGTACCTGTTGAGATATTACGTGTGCTGTATTTGTATCCATAATCGTCTTTAGTTTATTAACACATAACATTTGTTAACAATCTAAAACAATTATATAATAAATATAAATATTAATTTATTTAATCCACTTTTGTTCTTTTAGAATGTCATCAATCAATTCTTTTTCGGAACTATCCATTTCTTTATCAAATCTTTTCAATACTTCAGTCAATGGATATACTCTATCAGGAGATTCTTTTTGTTTTTCTTTTAGTTCTTGAATTACATCAACTATTTTAACAAGTGGAGACTTGAATTCGTCAACTTTGTCTTTTGAAGCGAAGTTAGCCAATTCAAATGCATGTGGAGTTAATGCTTTTACCAAACTTAGTAATCCAGAACCAATCATATTAAATATACTAAACGCTGCACCAGCTGCAGGATGTACTGTTGCTAATATTCTTAATATAACAAATACCACAACAAATATGATAATTGCAGTCATTGCACTAACAAAGAACTTCTTTAAACCCCAAAATACAGCATTAAGACCAAACATACCACTCATAGCATCCAAAGTAGCCTTGCTTTGATCAGCTTCTTTTGCAATTTCTTTTGCTTTATCAGTCATTTGCCATAATTCATCGTCATACTTTTCTTTTAAAGCAGACTTTTCTTTTTGCAATTTGTTTATGATTTCGTCACGTTGTGATAGTAATTGATCGCCCTTCTTTCTTTCCTCGGCAACTTGACTGTTTAATAAATCAACGGTAGCTTTTATACGTTTAATTTCATCTATGTGTGGTGATCCAACTATAGAAATTACACGTTCATTGAGTGATTTAGCAGTATCTACTTGTACTGACGGGTTTGTTACTTGACTCAAAGAGTGTTGAATACCTATAGACAAAGACGATGCTTGTACACGTTTGCCTTTTTCTACTTTTTCCAACTCTACCATCGTATTATCTACTTTGGCTTCTTGTTTAGCAACAGCGTCTTGTGCAGTTGTAACTTGCTTCGCCGGTCTAACTTCAGAAGAAATACAACCGGTTAGTATTAAAATTACGATGGTGTAAAACAGTTGTTTTTTAAAGTTCATATAATATAAATATTATTTTTTATAATAAAACTAATATTTATCAATATGATCAAACTTAATGACTTAATGGAGAACGATTCGTTGTGTCCGATGGCACATCCCAAGAACATAGAACCAGTGATGAGTTCTTATTTGCGTTATCATATTGACAATAAAATTCCACTTAGCGAAAACATTTTTAGAACCTATAGTGAGTCTTATTTTGATTTAATCGAAGAAGTTCGTACTTTGTATTTTCAAAATTTAATAGAACTGTGTGACGCTGACGCTGAATTGGTTGAAAGTGATTTGGGTAAAAAGGCTATATTTGAAGGTAGAGAAGTATATTTGGATGCGCCTATCGAAGACGAAGAAGATTTATTGATGGAGTTGAAACATAGAGGTCGCACAGTTCATTTAAGTAGACCATTTAGAACTCCAGGTGGCCCTAAAAAGTATGCGGTATATGTTAAATCCAAGAATGGCAAAGTTAAAAAAGTAACATTTGGTGATCCAAATATGAGAAGTAGAGCTGGTAACAAGGCTCGTCGTAAGAGTTTTGCTGCTAGACACAAATGTAGTCAAAAGAAAGATAGAACCACCGCTGGATACTGGAGTTGCCGTAGTCACAGAATGCGTTCTCTTGGTAACAAAGGGCGAGGAAAGTATTGGTAATGGATTTGCCGTTCACAGAAAAATCCGTGGGTAACAATCAGTATATAAGAGAATTTAGTACTGATGTAGATACGCACGAATTGGAATGGCATATAGACAAAGAAGATAGAACTATAGAAGTTATAGAAAATATAGATTGGCAGTTTCAATTGGACAATAATCTACCACAATTACTTAAAGAAACAATATTTATACCCAAAGAAACATATCACCGTGTAATAAAAGGCACTGGTAATTTAAAAGTAAAAATAACAAAACACGTATGAAATTTATCGATTTATTAACAGAAGCTAAAATGTATGAAGGAATTGGATTGCCATCATCAGCTATTCAATCACTTGATTCATTTGTAGCACAACAATTAGGACCAGAATCTGAATTTGAAATCGAATTAGACGAAGCTGATATGTTAGGCGCTGGCACCACAGAATTGCCTTCTGATGCACTACAAGGATATTTGGATAGATCCGCCGGTAAGCCTGACTTTTACAAAAAAACTGGATTACCTAAATTGGATAAAAAAGGCAAACAAAAGTACACTACCACAAAAGATCCAACTGATAAATTTAAGTTTCCATATGTACATCCGAAACTTGCAAGAGAAATACAAATCGTAGATCCAAATGGACGCAAGTTTGATTTATCTAAGTTAAAAACCCATATTACAACACGACCTGATAAGATTTTAAAACAAAATGAAAAAATCTCACACAGTGGCGGAGAAAGTACTCAGTTTTATAATATAGGATTGCCAGCTTTACAAGGCCTTGGATATGACGAAAAAAATCAAAAGTTTGTTATCATAAATACTTGTCCGGGCGCAGGTGCGTGTAAAGTTTATTGTTATGCTAAAAAAGGCGGTTATGTACAATATATGCCTGTTAACACATCACAAACAAGACAACTTAACTTTTTGTTAAATGACCCAGAAGGTTATAGAAATATGTTGGCAGCTGAAATTAAATCCGCATATGATAAAAATAAAAAAAAGAAAGTCAAAACAGTAATCAGATGGCACGATTCTGGTGATTTCTTTAGTGAAGATTATTTGAATTTAGCATATAATGTTGCTAGAATGTTTCCCGATGTAGATTTCTACGCTTATACCAAGATGGCAAGTGTTGCTAAAGGTGATAAGCCAGTAAATTTCAAAATGAATTTTAGTGCTGGTGCAAAACCAGATCAAGAAAAACAAATAAATCTACAAACCACTAAACATTCTACGGTAGTACCAAAACAAATGTTTGCTGATTTGGTTGATAGAATGGAAATTCCCGATCCAGATTTTATACCAGATCCAAAAAAACCCAACAAACAACCTAAATTAATTAAAAAGTTGGTTTATAAATCGCCAGCAGCTATTGATATTTTAAAGAAAAAGTTGACATTAAAGTATAACGTACCTGAAGATAGTGTTATTACTTACGACGAAATGATGAGTATTCCTGTGGGAGTTATGCCAAAATGGAATGTTATTGTTAAACCAGGCGATGGCGATGACAGTGCAAATAGAGCAGATGTAATAGGAACTTGGTTACTAATTCACTAATTTAGTTGTATTATCTCAGTCAAGAGATATTTATAATTAATGAGTGCTAATTTAGATCAAGATAGGGTAAGATGGCCTGGGAGTGGTAGTAGTGTTACTCAAAACACTGTGCCATTTGGTTATTACTTAAGCGAAAGTTGTAACACAGGATCTGGCGAAACTACTTTTGAAAATGATTGTAGTAGTAGTGCTATGTGGGCAGCAAAACGTTTGGGTTATCCTATCGTCGATATTGAAATGATCGATGTTAATTTTTATGCCTGTTTTGAAGAATCTGTATTGGAATATAACCGTGTAGTTAACGAATTCAACATCGTTAATAATATGGTAAATTTACAAGGATTACCACAAAACCAATACAAAAATTTAACAGGTCTAGGAGTAAAAAGTACAGGATTGCCTTTTATAATTCAATTGAGCAAACAATATGGTGCAGAAGCACTTGTTGGCGGTGAATATGAAGTTAAACGCAATTATATTACTGTCAGTGGCAGTGTTAATCCAAGCAGCACACAACAAGTTTATGACTTAAATCAATTGATTGGCAAAGATATTGAACACTTGACAGGTTCTCGTATCGAAGTTAAACGTGTATTTCACCAAAGACCACCAGCAATTGCTCGTATTTATGATCCGTTTAGTATGACTGGTATGAGTTATAGTAACGTACTAACAGAAATGGGATTTAGCGCATACAGTCCTGCTACACAATTCTTAATGACTCCGATCTTTGAAGACTTGGAACGTGTACAAGCTATTGAGTTTAATGATATGGTTCGTAAAAGCGCATATAGTTTTGAAATTCTAGGTAATAATAAGTTGAGAATATTTCCAATTCCAACCGACAATTTCAAAGTTTATATAGATTATATAGTTGAAAGTGAACGTGATATTACCAACTTTTATAGTGGATCTCGTTATGAATACATTAGCGATCCAAGTGATATACCATACGAATACTGTACATATTGTAAGATAAATCAACCAGGCAAACAGTGGATCAAGAAATATTTCTTGGCTTTGTGCAAAGAAACGTTGGGTCGTATATTACAAAAATATAGTACGGTACCAATTCCAGGTGGCGAAGTAACTCTCGACGGTGCAGAATTGCGTGCTGAAGCCAAGGAAGAAAAAGACACATTGCTTGAAAAATTAAGAGATATGTTGGAGAAAACCTTACGTGTCAATCAATTGGAAAATAAAGGTAAGGAAAGCGAAGAAATGAATAAGATGCTTTCCAGAGTGCCACTACACATTTATATAGGATAATTTATGGCAGCACCTGTATCACCACAATACCCTAAACAAAATCCGGCTTTTAAGCAATACTGGACATCTACACGTAAAGATGTGGGTATTTATAACAATAATTATTCTCCCGGTAGATACTTTTCTCCAAGAGATATAAATTTTTTGGGAAGTGTTAATTCTGAATTAATTGGTGATATAATCGAATGCGTTGTGCAAGTATTTAAAATTGCGGCTTATGAAACCAATACCAATATCTACGGTGAAAGTAGTAGTGATAAGGGTAAGGTTTTTTACTCTGGCATAGACTTGAGTTGTTTGGTACAACGTGAAGACATTAACACAGAAAATCAAGGATACGGACCTGATAGAAAACAAGATATTGTTTACAGATTTAGAGAACGTGATTGTATTACCACGAACTATTTCCCAGAAATTGGCGATTTGGTGCTTTACAATGAACGTTATTACGAAATTGATAACGTAGTTCAAGAACAATTCTTGGGTGGTCATCCTGATAAGTCTTGGAGTTTGATTGTTAATACTCATTACACAAGACTAAGCAAAATTAACCTAGTAGAAAGACAAACATAATTTATGGCTTGGGGTCCAAATACTAATACAAATCCGCCACCAAATCCTATTGAAAACGCATCTGCGCAATCAGATGTTAAAAAGTTCTATAATAGAGCCAACGCAACTCGTCGTGATACAGATAAACAAAAGAATTTTACTGTAACGTTATTGGACGTTGATACAGCTATTATCAACACATTAGATAGTACTTTAAGACTACAAGTAAACGATAATGGTGAAGTTGTCAAGGTGCCAATTATATATGGCAATCCAGAAAGATGGTTTGCTATGAAAAAGTTTGGTCATATCAGAGACAATCAAGGCAAAATATTGTTGCCAGCTGTTATGATTCGTAGAAAAAGTGTAGAAAATAACAAAGATCTTGCAACATTTAACCGTTATTTGAGTTATGAAACCATAATGAATTATAGCGAGAAAAACAAATATGACAGATTTGATTTGATGAACAAAGGTGCGTTTGCAAGCAAACCAACCAAGCAAATTTATAGTGTAAGTTTACCCGTTCAAGTAAATATTACATACGAATGTATCATTTGGACTGATTATGTAGATCAAAACAATAAGCTGTTGGAACAAATCAATTATGCAGCTAAAGATTACTGGGGAGACGCAGAAAGATTTAAGTTCAGAGCCAGAATAGACAGTTATAGCATCGAACAAGAAATCAATGAAGGCGAAGATCGTAATATCAAAACATCATTTGATATAAATGTCAATGCATATTTGTTAAATGAAAATTACATAACAAATTTAAATGGGGTAAAAAATACTACTCAAAAGCTATTTACAGTAAGAAAAGTAATGTTGCAAGAAAATGCAATTGCTAGTGCAGGTGAAATGGAAAACATTTCAAACAATATTATTAAAAATAGTAGCAATTTAAAAGATAGTCCATTGGATTACACAGATGTAACAGGTCAAGGTACAATGGCACTAAATGTAAATAAAGTAACAAATTTAGACGGATATAATAAAATACAACCCAGTTCCGAAGGTGTTACCAAAACACCATTTCATCCAGCTCCAAAATCTATCACCGATTATGGAGAAAATGGTTGGTTAGCATACGATTCTAAATATATCTATGTTTATCAATATCCAGCGGGGTGGTTAAAAAGAGAAATTGCTACATTTGATTATGACTATAATAGTCAAACCTATATCAGTGGATACGATTGCAATGGTAATCCCATTTACACAACCGCAAATAAAAGACCAATAAATACCGCTTTTAGAGTATTTCAAAGATTTCCTGACAAATTTTACCATCAAGTACCATATCAATCATCAGATTACGGTGAAGATGGATGGGTAAGCTACGACGGTAATTATTTTTATATATACAGCGCAGGACAGTGGAGAAGAATACCAATTTCTCTATTTAATTAAATATAATTAATATTTATGTTTTTAACACTTACACGGTGTTACTTAACCGTATCGTTATATTTATAAGAAATGTCAACATTAAAGAAAGATCCATGCGAGGTTTCTCCAATAAAATTGGATAATGCTCTGTATGATTATAAAAAATTAACAGCGACTTTTAAAGATCCTACTACAGAGCTGTTTCTTAAAATAATCGACGAATTACGTAAAATTATTTATTGCCGAACCAGTTCTCAGTTTTTCAACAATGTTGCTACTAAACAAATACCATGCGATCAAAAATCAAAAACTTGGGTATTTGATCATAATTTAAACTCAGATCTAGTATTAATTCAAACATACGACGAAAATTTCAATCAATTAATACCAGAAACAATAGTACTTAATAACGATAATACCGCAACTATAACTTTTTCGTTTGATGCATGCGGATACATCATAGGTGTAAGCGGTAATATCAGCACCAGTGGTACTTCAGGCACAGGCACTAGTGGTAGTAGTGGCAGCAGCGGAGAAAAAGGATCAGCTGGATCAAGCGGAACAAGCAATACAAGCGGCACAAGCGGTACAAGCACATCTTCAGGTACCAGTGGTAGTCAAGGCACAAGCGGTACAAATGGTGAGGGTGGTAGTAGCGGTCAAAGTGGCGATATAGGAACCAGTGGAACCAGTGGAGAAAATGGAAGCAGTGGTACAAGCGGCAGTAGCGGTTTATTAGATGGATCAAGCGGATCAAGTGGTACAAGTACTACAAGCGGTACAACCGGCACAAGTGGTACAAGAGGATCAAGCGGTAGATCAGGCACCAGTGGAAGCAGCGGAACAAGTGGTAGTAGCGGAACAAGTGGTACTAGTGGTACCAGTGGTACCAGTGGTACAAGTGGCACAAACGGTACTAGTGGTAGCAGTGGTACAAGTGGTACAAGCGGATCTAGTGGCACAAGTGGAACAAGTGGTAGCAGTGGTACAAGTGGTAGCAGCGGATCAAGTGGTACAAGTGGATCAAGTGGTACAAGTGGTACAAGCGGATCCAGTGGCACCAGTGGTACTAGTGGTACGAGTGGTACCAGTGGGTCAAGTGGATCGAGCGGATCTAGTGGCACAAGTGGCACATCTGGTATAAGTGGAAGCAGTGGTTCAAACGGCACAAGCGGCACAAATGGTACCAGTGGCACAAGTGGTACTAGTGGAACAAGTGGTACATCTGGTACAAGCGGTACAAGTGGATCATCTGGTAATAGTGGATCATCCGGTAGTAATGGGACAAATGGCACCAGTGGTACAAGCGGCACAAGTGGTACAAGCGGTACTAGTGGTACAAGCGGCACAAGTGGTACAAGCGGCACAAGTGGTACAAGCGGTACTAGTGGATCAAGTGGATCAAGTGGGTCAAGTGGATCAAATGGTACAAACGGCACTAATGGTACAAATGGCACTAGTGGTACAAGCGGCACTAGCGGTACAAGTGGTACGAGTGGTACCAGTGGATCAAGTGGATCAAGTGGATCAAGTGGATCAAGTGGATCAAGTGGATCAAGTGGAACAAATGGTACCAGTGGTACAAATGGTACCAGTGGTACTAGCGGAACAAGTGGCACAAGCGGTACTAGCGGATCAAGTGGTTCAAGTGGTTCAAGTGGGTTAAGTGGTTCAAGTGGTTCATCTGGTACTAGCGGATCGTCTGGCAGTAGCGGAACAAGTGGATCTAATGGCACAAACGGCACTAGTGGTACGAGCGGCACAAGTGGAACAAGTGGTACCAGTGGTACTAGCGGTACAAGTGGATCAAGTGGATCAAGTGGTACTAGTGGATCAAATGGTACAAGCGGATCAAACGGCACAAATGGCACTAGTGGATCAAATGGTACAAGTGGAACGAGTGGTACAAGCGGTACAAGTGGTAGTAGTGGAACAAGTGGTACAAGTGGTAGTAGTGGAACAAGTGGATCAAATGGAACAAGTGGTACTAGCGGATCAAACGGCACAAGTGGATCTAATGGCACAAGTGGTACTAGTGGTACAAGCGGTACTAGTGGTACCAGTGGATCAAGTGGATCGAGCGGATCAAGTGGATCAAGTGGATTAAGCGGTTCAAGTGGATCATCTGGTACTAGCGGATCAAGTGGATCATCTGGTACCAGCGGATCCAATGGAACGAATGGAACAAGTGGATCGTCCGGTACTAGCGGATCAAGTGGATCGTCTGGTACTAGCGGAACAAGTGGATCATCCGGTACAAGTGGATCTAATGGAACAAGTGGTACTAGCGGATCTAACGGTACCAGTGGTAGCAGTGGCACAAGTGGTACAAGCGGATCAAGTGGTACTAGCGGTACAAGTGGATCAAGTGGATCAAGTGGTTCAAGTGGTTCAAGCGGATCAAGTGGCACTAGTGGTACTAGTGGATCAAACGGTACTAGTGGTACAAGCGGTACAAACGGTACTAGTGGTTCAAGTGGTTCAAGTGGATTAAGTGGATCAAGTGGATCATCTGGTACAAGCGGATCAAGCGGTAGTAGTGGATCATCTGGTACTAGCGGATCTAATGGTACAAGCGGTAGTAGTGGATCAAATGGTACCAGTGGCACAAGTGGCACAAGTGGTACAAGTGGATCTAATGGTACAAGCGGTAGTAGTGGCACAAGCGGTAGTAGTGGATCATCTGGAACAAGTGGATCTAATGGCACAAGCGGTACAAGTGGTAGCAGTGGATCTTCTGGTATAAGTGGTAGTAGTGGAACGAGTGGCACAAGCGGTAGTAGTGGAACAAGTGGTAGTAGTGGATCAAATGGCACAAGCGGATCAAATGGTACTAATGGTACTAATGGTACTAACGGTACTAACGGTACAAGTGGTACATCTGGTAGTAGTGGAACAAGTGGTACTAGTGGAACAAGTGGATCATCTGGAACAAGCGGATCTAATGGTACAAGTGGAACAAGTGGGTCAAACGGTACAAGCGGTAGTAGTGGAACAAGCGGTACTAGTGGTACTAGTGGCACAAGTGGTACTAGTGGCACAAGCGGTACAAGTGGATCATCTGGTATAAGTGGAACAAGCGGATCAAACGGCACAAGTGGTACAAGCGGATCAAACGGCACAAGTGGTACAAGCGGTACTAGTGGCACAAGCGGTACAAGTGGATCTAATGGCACAAGCGGTACAAGTGGTAGTAGTGGATCAAGTGGTACTAGTGGATCAAATGGCACAAGCGGCACAAGCGGCACTAGTGGTACTAGTGGTACGAGCGGATCTAATGGCACAAGCGGTACTAGTGGAACGAGTGGATCTAATGGCACAAGTGGTACAAGCGGCACAAGTGGTACAAGTGGGTCAAGTGGATCAAATGGTACAAGTGGGTCAAGTGGATCAAGTGGTACAAGTGGGTCAAATGGATCAAGCGGTACAAGTGGATCTAATGGCACAAGTGGCACAAGTGGTAGTAGTGGATCTTCTGGTATAAGTGGCAGCAGTGGTACAAATGGAACAAGCGGCACCAGTGGCGTAAGTGAATCAAGTGGATCAAGTGGAAGCAGTGGTACTAGTGGCACAAGTGGATCCAACGGTACAAGTGGCAGTAGTGGTACAAGTGGTACAAGTGGTAGTAGTGGTACAAGTGGATCAAATGGAAGCAGTGGCACAAGTGGAAGCAGTGGTACTAGTGGCACAAGTGGATCTAACGGTACAAGTGGTACTAGTGGTACTAGTGGCACAAGCGGTACTAGTGGTAGTAGCGGATCGTCTGGTATAAGTGGGTCAAGTGGATCAAGTGGCACAAGTGGTACAAGCGGATCGAACGGCACCAGTGGGTCAAGTGGATCAAGTGGATCAAGTGGATCAAGTGGCACAAGCGGATCAAGTGGATCAAGTGGTACAAGCGGATCTAACGGTACAAGTGGCACAAGTGGATCCAACGGTACAAGTGGTAGTAGCGGATCGTCTGGTATAAGTGGTAGCAGTGGAACAAACGGCACCAGTGGTACAAGTGGCACAAGTGGTATAAGCGGATCAAACGGTACAAGTGGTAGTAGCGGATCGTCTGGTACTAGCGGATCAAGTGGATCTAACGGTACAAGTGGTACAAATGGTACTAGTGGCACAAGCGGTACAAGTGGATCTAATGGTACCAGTGGTAGCAGTGGCACAAGTGGTACAAGCGGATCAAGTGGCACAAGTGGTACAAGCGGATCAAGTGGTACTAGTGGCACAAGCGGAACAAGTGGAACAAGCGGCAGTAATGGATCAAGTGGCACAAGTGGTATAAGTGGGTCAAATGGTACTAGTGGCACAAGCGGTACTAGTGGTAGTAGCGGATCGTCTGGTGTAAGTGGATCAAGTGGGTCAAGTGGGTCAAGTGGATCAAGTGGGTCAAGTGGATCAAGTGGGTCAAATGGTACTAGTGGCACAAGCGGAACAAGTGGATCAAGTGGGAGCAGTGGTACCAGTGGCACTAGTGGTACGAGTGGATCAAATGGTACCAGTGGAACGAGTGGAACAAGTGGTATAAGTGGGTCAAATGGTACAAATGGTACTAGTGGCACAAGTGGAACAAGTGGATCAAGTGGTAGCAGTGGTAGTAGCGGATCGTCTGGTATAAGTGGGTCAAGTGGATCAAGTGGCACAAGTGGTACAAGCGGAACAAGTGGTACCAGTGGTACTAGTGGTAGCAGTGGTACAAGCGGATTTAGTCGTGATAGTGGTAGCAGTGGTAATAGTGCCACAAGTGGTAGTAGTGGTACAAGTGGTAGTAGCGGTACAAGTGGAACAAGTGGTAGCAGTGGTCAAAACGGAACAAGCGGAACAAATGGAACGAGTGGCACTAGCGGAACAAGTGGAACTAGTGGTAGCAGTGGTAGCAGTGGTACTAGTGGTAGCAGTGGTAGAAATGGAACCAGTGGTACAAGTGGCACAAGCGGAACAAGCGGAACAAGCGGAACAAGTGGTACTAGTGGTAGCAGTGGTACAAGCGGATTTAGTCGTGATAGTGGTAGCAGTGGTAATAGTGCCACAAGTGGTAGTAGTGGTACAAGTGGTAGTAGCGGTACAAGTGGAACAAGTGGTAGTAGCGGTCAAAACGGAACAAGTGGAACAAACGGAACAAGTGGCACAAGTGGAACGAGCGGAACAAGTGGTAGCAGTGGCACAAGTGGTCGAAATGGAACCAGTGGAACAAGTGGTAGCAGTGGTACGAGTGGCACAAGCGGAACCAGTGGTAGTAGTGGAACTGTTGGTACAAGTGGAACAAGTGGTGTAAGTGCTGGCGGAGGTGCTAGTGCTAGTAGTGGAAGTAGTGGTATAAGTGGAACTAGTGGTAGCAGTGGTACGAGTGGCACTAGTGGTATTAGTGCTCCTAGTGGTACCAGTGGAATTAGTGGTGGTAGTTTTACTGATCAGCCTAATTATTTGGTAAAAACTACTGGTCTTACTACGTTACAGAGTGTTAATTTTTTGAGTGTGAGTGGTACTACATTAACGGTTACTGGAACTGTTAGTGCTACTACATTGATAGAAACGTCTAGTGAAGATACTAAAACGGATATTGTACCTTTATTGCCGCCGCAATTGGACAAGATTGTGTTATTGAATCCGGTGACATTTAGGTATAAGAACAACAATGAATTTAGTATTGGTTTGATAGCTGAAGAGGTTGTGAAGATATATCCTGAATTTGTTAGTTATGATGAGTTGGGTAATATATCTGGTATAAATTATAGTAAATTGACAGCTGTATTGATACAGGGTGTTAAAGAATTGAAGCAGATAGTTGATGAACAACAAATAACAATAAATCGATTGATAAATAAATAATTATATTATATGGCAATATTACAAGGCGCTAGAATTACAGGATCAATTATAGCTACGCAATTTATAAAAGCTAGTGGTTTCAGTGGCAGTTTAACCGCTTCTAGATTGTATGTACAAGGATCGGTTGGTATAGGCACAAAAAATCCTAACTATAAATTTGAAATTGGAGCTGGAACTTCAAATGTTGTTGTAGCTAAGTTAACTCAAGGATATGAACGTGTCAGATATTATGGATTTGATTTATTAGGATACAATGATGGTAATTTGTGGATGATTGGTAATAATGCCACAAATGGTTTGATTTTAGGTTCAAATTGGGATTGGGATGCTCAAGCTGGAATTTATTATACGCCAGGAACATATGGTGCGGCTGGCGGAAGTCTTGAAATAGGACAATTGACAAAAAATAATGCCAATTATACCCACGGTAATACAAGATTCTATACCAACGGCACTGAAAGAATGCGTATTACTAGTACGGGCAATGTGGGCATAGGTACCACCACAGTAAGTGAAAAATTATCTGTAGAAGGTAGTATAATTTTAGCCGCATCGGATGCAACATCATTAGATAGTGGGAGAAAAATTAGATTTTATCGTAACGCTGATGGTTGGGAACCTGCTCAAATTGAACAAATTTGGACAGGTGGAGGTTACCAAGGTATTTTAGCTTTCAAAACAAACACAGGTGCATTAGGAACATTAACTACAAAAATGGTTATTAACAATAACGGAAATGTAGGTATAGGCACAACAGGTCCATCTACTAAATTACATATACAAAGCGGTAGTATTTTAGTTAAAGGAGCAACAACTCCAGGTCTAAATTTAGAACCTTCTGGAGCGGTTGGTAATGCTGATATGTCATTTAATGGTACCAGTTTTATTCTAGTTTCTAATAGTAACAGTGCAGATTTGAGACTAAGCACAAATTCTACACCAAGACTTACTATACTTGCTGGCGGCAATGTTGGTATAGGAACAACAAGTCCATTATATAGATTACAATTAGGCAATTTAACAAGTACTTCAACTGCTACTCCAGAAATATTAAGTTTGGGTGGCACATTTAGTAATTCTGCCGGATCAAATGTAAAATTGAGAGTATATGATGATGGATCAGCTGTTGGAGGAATGAACGTTTCATCAGGTCAAATGGAAGTAAACACTTGGAGTAGTGGTAAGATAGCATTTTACAGAGGAACAACTCAAAGTGCAATCATAGATGCAAATGGCAATGTTGGTATAGGCACAAGTAGTCCTGGTGCTAAATTACAAGTAAATGGAACGGCTTTAGCCACAACAGTTACAGATGGGTCTATAAGTTTAAATGGAGGTGATTTACTATTTGCGGCAGATGGCGGGGGAAATGGTTTCCAATTTGATTACTATAACACAAAAATGTATATAGGTAACAATGCTGGAAGTACTTGGTACATGGGAATTCAAGATGACGGTAACGTTGGCATAGGCACAACAAGTCCTGGCGCCAAATTTGTGGTTAATAATAATGGTGGCACAGGTAATGCATTTTATGTTGATGTGGGTAATAGAAATGATGTAACAACTCTATTTGAACATACAGGAACTACCACCCCCGTACCATTTAGACTGAAGAAATCTGGTTATTCTGGTACGGCTGCAAATTATGGGCTTTTATATTTGCATATGAATGATGGTACAGTTGGAAATGGTTCCAACTTATATTTTACATTAAATGATAGTGTTGGTAATGAACATGAATATGGCGGACTAGGCACGCATGTTATAACAAATACGAATGGGGCTGAATCTGGTGATCTTGTATTCTACACATCAGATGCTGGTACTATAAGATCTGAAAAAGTTAGAATTAAATTTAATGGTAACGTTGGTATAGGCACAACAACTCCTGGCGGTAAATTGGAAATTAGAACAAATGCTGCGTCAAATTATATATTTTCAGGAACATCTACATCCGGTTATACAACAACGTTTACGATGGATGACACCGCAAGTTATATTGGTCATGATAGCGCTGTTAGAGCGTTGACATTAAGAACAAATTCAACTGACAGATTAACCATACTAGGTGGTGGTAACGTTGGTATAGGCACAACAAGTCCTACAACAAAATTGGATATAGCCAGTACACAAGCTAATGGTATCGTAATGCGTTATGATACTACGACCGCTTATCAGTCTTGGATAAGACCATATTGGAATAGCGGCACTGATACTAGAATTGATTTTGCTATTAATAGATCTGCCAACGTGACTCCTGCGGTTATTATGTCTGTTGGTTATGGTAGTAACGTTGGTATTGGAACAACTGCTCCAGCTGCTAAATTGGATGTGGTTTCTGGTTCTATAAGAGCTGCGTCAGGTGCATATGCTGGGGAAATTAATTTTGGCACCGCTGCTGGTGATAACACAAACATATATTTAAAACGTGATAATAACTATGATTTAAGTTTGGTTCAAAATGCGGCATCTGGTAACGCTTTATATTTGGCCGGTGCTGGAAATGTTTATCTTAGTATTGACTCAAATAATAATGAAACTGATAGAGCGTTTATTGTACAAAACAATTCGGTTAAATCGGGCACAGAATTATTTAGAGTAAACGAATCAGGCAATGTTGGTATAGGTTCAAGTAGTCCGGGTGGCAAACTTGATGTTGTATATGGTGGAGGAACTTCTAATTTTGGAAGTACTTCTGGAGGTAATAATTTTATATGGGCAAGATCGTCGGGTGGAAGTGTTTCATTATGGTCAGGTGGAGCATCTGGTGTAGTCAGCACCGGAGACATTAGATTTATAGTAAACCAAACTTATGGTTCTGAAAATTTTGCTGTATCTGCTATTATTAATACTTCTGGTAATGTTGGTATAGGCACAACATCTCCAATAGCAATGGTTCATATTGAATCATCAAATAGTCAAGGAGATAATAAAGGATTAATATATTTAAAATCAACCTCAGGAACTAATGTTCTAAAAATTGGTGTTGATGGTACCAATAATTTTGCCGAACTGAGAGCTTATAATCCAGGTGTAGGAGATAATAGTAAATTAATTCTTCAACCTTATGGTGGTAACGTTGGAATAGGAACAACAAATCCTACCTATAAATTGGAAGTTGCGGGTACCTTAAAAACAACCAGTACCATCACAAATGATGGTGGTATTTATTATGGTGGCGGATCAAATTTAGATATTAATCAATATAACAATGGTTATATGAGATTTTTAACTAATAATAATGAAAAAATGCGTATTGCGGCTGATGGTAACGTGGGTATAGGTTCAAGTAGTCCAACCGTAAAATTTGATTTATACAATGGTAGAATGAGATATTATGATGGTACTTTTTCACAAATACCAAATGTTGTAAGTTACAAGTTAGATAATAATGGTACAGGCGGATATGTAATCAAAACTCCATTTTTGATAGGTACAAGTTATGAAATGGCTATCGTACATGTATTGGGATATGTGTATGGTAATAGTACCTTGGTAGATTTCAAAGTTGTATTTTATGATTATGGTCCATCAAATGCGCCTATTAACTATAGTATGGTTGATAATGGCAATGACGGATTTGTAAAATATCTAGCTAAAGATAGTAGCGGTTATATTAATATTTGTTTTGCTGGTTTGGGATCCACATATTATTACGCAAGATTCACCGTTAATTTATATACAACACGTTATGCATCAGGAGATTATTCAGCAGGATGGACATTTACACAAACAACCTCGGCAAATTATGGAATGTCTACGTTGTATGATATAACCCCCGTATTAACAACAACTACATCTGCGGTTGGTATTGGTACATATTCGCCTATTTCTAAGCTTGACATCAGAGGATCACATACAGGTGGTTATGGTATTATAAATGTTGTATCTACAGACACTTCTATTTTATGTCTTGATAGCACGGGTACAAGAGATCAAGCATTGAGATTAAAATACAATGGATCTGATAAATGGTTGGTTGGTATGCGTGATACCAATGAGTCATTTTCTTTTAGTAACGGATCGGATACAAGATTGGTTACTATTTTACAAAACGGCTGCGTTGGTATAGGTACAACAGTTCCAGCTACAAAATTAGAAGTTTATGGTGTTGTACGCATAACCGAATCTGCTTCTGGTGGCATTTTACAAATACAAGCCGGATCATCTGCTTTAGATTTCGCTTCAACTTTTTATGGCGGAACATATAGACCATTTACTTTCACAAACGGCGGCAGTGAAAGAATGCGAATTGAAGCAGGTGGCAATGTTGGCATAGGCACAAGTAGTCCAACTGCTACCTTAACTGTGATTGCTACAAACAATACAGGATCGAGAATTCAACTTGGTACTGCTACTACCAGTACCTATATGGATGCTAATAAAGTTAATGACTTCGTAGTATTGACTGCTCCATTTGGAGCAAGTCCGGCTTCGGTATCTAACGGTGGTGCTAAATGGGGCATCAAGATGAATGGTTCTATTGATTCCATAAACATCAAAGGAAAATCTGCGTGTGTATATGCTGTAAGCGAAGAAAATAGTGCTGGTTATAACAGAATGGTTGGATTAGCATTGCATACTAGTGGATTTGATTTGGATAACGCCGAAAGAGTAAGAATTAAAAATGACGGTAACGTTGGTATAGGAACAACAAGTCCTACCCAAAAACTTGATATTAATGGTACTCTAAGAATCAGAACAGTATCATCTGCATCCGATGCAAATTTCTTGACCATCGATGCTTCTGGAAATGTTAATTATCGTACTGGTGGCGCTAATGGAACAAGTGGTACTAGCGGTGCAAATGGTAGTCCAGGCAGTCCGGGTAGCAGTGGTACTACCGGGGTAAGCGGTACTAGTGGTACTAGCGGTGCGAATGGCAGTCCAGGTAGTAGTGGTACCACTGGAGTCAACGGTACAAGCGGTGTTAATGGTACCAGTGGTACTAGTGGTGCAAATGGTAGTCCTGGATCTAGTGGTGCTACAGGAACGAGTGGCACAAGTGGTTCATCTGTTGGTGGGTCACCTGTTAGAGCTTATGTTTATTTCAATGGTACAGGCACAGTTGCTATTAACGGATCAAATAACGTATCATCAATCACAGACAATGGCGTTGGTGATTATACTGTTAATTTTACCACCGCATTTGTGGATGCGTATTACACTGTTGCTGGTACTTGTACATTAGACTTTACAAATGCAAGTAGCTTATATAACGTTGGATTGTTTGTACCTAGACAAGCCAATGCGCAAGTAGCAGGTAGTTGTAGATTGGCTTGTGAATATTATAATAATACATTATATGATTGTGTAGCTGTAAGAGCTGAATTTGTTAGAGCTTAAATTAAAATTAATATAACACTTGACTTTTGCTTTTATATAAAGTATAAGCTAAAGCTAGCGCTTAGTTAACTAAATGGTTAAGTTAATTATTAAATAATAATACTAAAATATTGATAGTTAAATTAACTGTAAGCGCATAATATGCTACTATTTATTATAAATGATTACTAATAAACATAAAATATATTTGGATATGGATGGTGTGATAAGTGATTGGGAATTGCAATTCAAGCGATATAGTGGTGGTGTACCTGTTGAAACTTATGATGCTGAACACGGTAAAAAGAATAGATTTAAGTTTGTAGATAAGAATTGTCCTGAATACTATTCTAGTATGCCTTGGATGAAAGATGGCAGATTGCTTTATAATTTTGTATCAAATTTACCTGTGGAGATATTGAGTCATGCCCCTACCAATTTGGCATATGTTGGTAAAAAGCAGTGGTTAGCCAATAACAATATTGATATTAAAGCTAATTTGGTACCGCATAGAAATTTAAAAGCAAAATTTGCATCTCCTGATAGTATTTTGATAGATGACCGTGAAGATAATGTAAATGATTTTATCAAAGCTGGTGGTAAAGCAATATTGCATAAAAGCGCAATAGATACAATTAATAAACTAAAAGAAATGTTGGGTATTAAAGAATCTCATAGAATTTATAATAGCATTTTAAATCCTGAGATATGGGCTACTGAAAATGCTATTAAACCTGACGTATTAAACAAGTTATTAACTATTGCAAATACTTTTTACAAAGATACTGATTTGAATGTACCGCTTGAGAATATATACTTTCTTGGTAGTACTGCTGGATATAATTGGACACCAACAAGTGATATTGACTTACATTTGGTTGTGGATTTTTCCAAAATTGATCCAAATGAAGAATTGGTTAAGAATTATGTGGATGGTTTAAAAAGCAAATGGAATGAAAACCACAACATTAGAATAGGTAATCATCCTGTGGAAGTTTACATTCAAGATATTAAAGAGGTCAATAGAAGTCAAGCTGTATATAGTTTGATGAAAAATGAATGGGTAAAAAAGCCAAAAATAGAAGACATTCAGATTGATAAAGATGCTATTACAAAGAAATACAAACAATATGTTTCGTTTATTTCCACAGCTATAAAAGAACAAAATTTAGATAAATTAAAGCGTTTGGTTAAACGTTTGTATGAAATGAGAGAAGCTGGATTAAGTAAGAGTGGCGAATATAGTACAGAAAACTTGGTATTCAAACTTTTAAGATCCACAGGTTACGTTAATCAACTAAAAGATGCTATCACAAATATTACAGATAAAAATTTGAGTAAATGATAAAAAACTTTATATAAAACTAAATCATTTAATATTTATATTCAAGAACAATAAGGTAAAAATATGGCAGAACTACTAAATCCATCAGAAATTTTTTCAACAGCTTTTGAACCAAAAGTAAAGAATCGTTTTATTCTTTATGTTGATGGTATTCCATCATTCATCATCAAAAAGGTCAATCGTCCTAAACTAACACAAGCCAAGAAGGAACTTGACCATATTAACGTAAAAACCTACTACAAGGGTAAAAGTGTATGGGATGAAATCAGTATGGAACTTTATGATCCAATTGTACCATCCGGCGCTCAAGCAGTAATGGAATGGGTACGTTTGCACCACGAATCAGTTACTGGTCGTGATGGTTACCAAGACTTCTATAAGAAGGATCTAACAATTAACGTCTTGGGTCCAGTAGGTGACAAAGTAGAAGAATGGAAGTTGGTAGGTTCATTTATCGTAAGCGCTGATTTCCAAGAAATGGATTGGAGCGATGACGGTGCTGCGCAGATGATCAGTTTATCTGTAGCATACGATTACGCAATTCTCCAATATTAATATTTATTGTATCAAAAAGAACCCCACATTTATTTGTGGGGTTTTCTATTTATTACTATATGCAAATAAGCAAATTTACAAAAAATTGTCCTAACTGCGGCAAAATTTTAAATTATGTTAATAAATCTAAACTAAATAGATCAATTGCAAAAAATAGTACTTGTAAGTCTTGTTCCAAAAAAGGCGAAAATAATCCACAATTTAACATCAAAGAAAATCATCCGTTTTATGGTAAATCTAGATTAGATATGGTCGGCGAAAACAATCCGTCAAAAAGAAGAGAAGTTCGGGAAAAAATAAAAAAATCAAAAATAGGTACTAGTAATCCAATGTTCGGTAAAATTGGAACTAAATCTCCAAGATATGGGAAAAAACATACCGATGTTACACTTAAAAAAATAAAAGAAAATACAAAAAAATCACTGTCAACTATTGAAATGCGAGAAAAAATTAGAAAATGTACAATTGAATCACAATTGAATATTTCATATGAAGAGTGGAAACGCAATTTAAGTGACTGGGAAAAATATAATAACGATGTTTGGATGATAACACGTTTACAGCCAATTCAATCATTGGAGAATTATGATAAACGTGGTAGATTGAATGATAAAATAGACGCACACCATCTGGATCACGCTGTATCGATATGGTATGGATTCAGAAACAGAATCCCGCCGGAAATTATAGGCAATATTAAAAATCTTAGATTCATCAAAGCAACTGAAAATATTCGTAAACGACATAATATTGATAAAACGTATTTAACTAAAATAATAGAGGAAATTTAAATGCAACTTAATAAAAAAACATTCGTAATATTCCCTGGAAGATTTCACCCATGGCATAACGGTCACAAAAGTGTATACAACTATCTAACCACTAAATTTGGTGGTAATGATGTATATATAACAACCACAGGTGTTACAGAATTGCCAAAATCACCATTTACTTTTGATGAAAAAAAGCAAATGATGATTGCCACAGGTATACCCGCAAACAAAATACTAAACGTCAAAAACAACTACAACTTGCAAAGTGTAGCTGGTCAAATACCGATTAATATAGAACGTGATAGTATTATTTTTGCGGTTAGTGAAAAGGATATGGCTGAAGATCCACGATTCAAAAACTTTGTAAAAAAAGATGGATCTCCTTCTTATTTACAGCCATTGCCAAAAAATCAATCCAAATTGGATCCAGCCATAAAACACGGATACTTGATAACAGTACCAACTACAGATTTTACAGTACTAGGGTTACCAGCTAGAAGCGCAAGTCAATTAAGATCTCAATATGCTACATTAACCCCAGAACAACAAAAGGCTTTTATTACTGATTTGTTTGGTAATTATAATACAAATGTTCATAATATACTAAACAATAGATTGGGTAACAACGCCGGTAAATTAACTGAAAAGCAAAAGAAGTTATTAAAGAAATTGATTGTAGGTATAATGAAAGAAGATGATGCAAAAATAAAATCTGCAAGACAAAAGTGGAATCAAGCAGGATTGGTTCTTCGTAATGCTGAACTTGATGCGGCACAACAAGAACTTACAAAAGCAAATGACGATTTAAAAGCTGCAACTACCCCCGAAGAAAAAGACAGAGCTGAACTAAATGTAAAAAACAAAAAAGATGCGGTAGATAGTAAAAAAGCTGCTCGTGATGCTGCTCAACATCAGTTGAAATCAATTTAAATATAATAACACAAAAGTTATATAAAGTTCTATATATTGTTATAAAGTTATGAGTGACGAAATTATAATTCAAAAATTAAAGCAACAGCATTCAACTGCATCAACAACAGCTGCACCTACAAGTTATCCTGCGGAAACAATAGAATTGCCATCCAAAGGATATTTCTATGATGAGTCTAGTCCACTAAGCAAAGGTAGCGTGGAATTAAAGATGATGACTGCTAGAGAAGAAGACATATTAACCAATGAAAACTTCATCAAAAACGGCACTGTATTGGATAAATTGCTTGAATCTTTAATTGTTACACCAGGTGTAAGAACACAAGATTTGTTGATGGTAGACAAAAACGCACTGTTTGTTGCTGCTAGACGTTTGGCATATGGTGACAAATACGGACCTGTTAAAATTGAGTGCAAAAAATGTAATACCGAAAACAAAACATATATTGATTTAAGTACATTAAATGAAAAAGAAGTGGACTTCAATAAGTTTCAGAAAGGTAGCAATGAATTTGAATTTGAGTTTCCATTCTGTAAACGTAAAATAACTTTTAAGCTCGTTACATCTGGTGATCAAGAAATCATTGATCGTGATATCAAAGCGATGACCAAGATCAAAAAACAAGCCAGCACAGAAGTAACTACCAGACTTAAAAAGCTGATCGTAAGTATAGATGGAAAACCAGATATTGCAGCTATCAATAAATTTGTTGACAATGAGTTGTTGTCAAAAGACAGTATGGCACTAAGAGCTTATATTAAAACAATTGCGCCTGAATTGGATATGGGCTTTGACTTTGTATGTGAACACTGTGGTGAGGTGGAAAGGATGGATGTACCGATGACGGTACAGTTTTTTTGGCCTGAGTCCTGAATATAAGTTACAAGTTCACGGTCAAATATTTGAATTGAGTTATTTCTCGCAAGGAGCGGTAAATGTACAAATTGCGTATAATTTACCTGTATTTTTACGTAATTTTTACTATGCTCAATTAGCAAACATAAAGAACAAAGAAAGTGATAGTTACAAAGAACCTGCTAAAAAGTCGGGTAAAGTAGATAAGCCTTTTTAGTGTAAAATAATATAGTTGTCATATTTATATATTATATGGCAGCACAACCATTTGATAAAGCAACAGCGGATAAACTAGTAGAGGCGTTTAACAATTTAAACGCTGAAACCAAAGATACTCTGTCTAATCTAGACAAGATAGTTGATACTGAGAAAAGAATGGTTGATATAGCCAAACAGTTAGGACAGGCATATAAAACACAAAAAGATAAGCTTGATGAACAGTTAAAAGGAAAAAGTTTACAAGAAAAATTATCATCAAAATTTGTAAATTCTGAAAAAAAGTTAAATGAATTTGCACAGGCACGTATCAACAGTTACATAAAAATAGAGAGTTTACAAAATGAATTATCGACAAAAGCAGCTGAACTTCTAGTAGAGCAAAGTAAAGATCCTACCAGCGATACTGTTATAGCTTTACAAGATTTAATTAATAAAAAATCAACCGAGTTGAATTTGGAAGAACATTTATTGAAAAACAGTGCTTCCAAGTTAGAATCGTTAAAACGACATAATTTTTTACTAAAAGCAGCAAACGAGTTAATAGATTTATATAACAAATCATTGGAGATGGGTGTAAAGTTGTTAAACAAGATGGGTGATTTGGCTTCGGGTTTAGCAACTAAACTAAATATACCCACCACATTAGCTGGTACTTTTGAAAGAATATTAGACGTTTTTAATCAAATTGACACCGCTGCTACAAATGTTAGACAAAAATTTGGACTATTACCAAGTCAGGGTGCAATTTTTGAAAAAAACATACGAGAAGCTTCTATTGAGTTAGCTGAGTTTGGTATAAACGCTGAACAACTTGGCGGAACAATGAAACAAATAGGTTCAACTTTTACAAGTTTGCAATCTATGGAAAAAGGATTGGTTAAAGATGTTTCAATAATGTCTGCTCAATTTGGAGTAGCTTCTGAAACAAGTGTTAAGTTTCTACAAACGTTAGGCGGTGTATCTGGAAAAAGTGCAATAGCCAAACAAAATATGTTGGGATTGGCAAAATTTGCTGCAAATGCTTATGGAGTTGGGTTGGACGATGTAATGAACGATGTCGCAAATGCATCTGAAGAAGCTAGAATGTTTGCTGGTAAAAATGCAGATGAAATGGTTAGAGCTGCAGCTCAAGCTAGACAAATGGGTACTACTCTTGACAATATGGCAAAAACTGCAAAGGGTTTGCTTGACTTTGAAAGTAGTATTCAATCAGAATTAAAAGCTAGTGCATTGATTGGTAAAAATATTAATTTTAATGAAGCTCGCAGATTGGCATTTCAAGGCGATATTATTGGGGCAAATAAATTAATATTGGATCAAGCTAAGAAAATTAAGTTCAATCAGTTAAATCCAATTGCACAAGACGCGTTTGCAAAAGCTGCTGGTAAGACTGTAAAAGAATTGCAAGAAATGTTAAATGCTGAAGAAAATCTGAAAGAAGCATTAAAATCAAAAGATCCATTGGTAAGAGCCGAAGCAGAGAAGAAAAAGCAAATGGCGGAAATGATGAAGAACGATCCTATTGCTGCTAAAAAAGCTGCTCAAGCCGAATATGAAAAAGGGTTGATTCAAGAAAAAAATCAAACCAGAATGAAACAGTTGCAAAATGAAATTAATGCAATTTTTATGGAATTTATTGGGCCTATATTGGAAGAAATTGGACCAATATTTACACAGTTATTAAAGTATATAAAAGATAACAGAGTTCAAATTAAAGAATTTGCTCAAGAAATAGGCAAAGCATTTTTAGTATTTAAAAATTTACAATATATTTCTCAGTATGCGGAAATTCTTGGCAAATCCGTAGGAAAAGTTGGGTCTGCTCTTAAATCAAGCGCATCAATTGCCGGTGGATTTTATAAAATAATAGGATCGGTGTTCACAACACTTTCTACTGGCACAAGCATATTATCTACGGTTGGTAAAACAATAGGGAGTGTATTTAGTGGATTCGGTAAATTTATAAGTGGCACTGGCAGTATAATAGGAAATATTTTTGGAAAAATAGGAGGAGGAATTAGCGTTTTTTCAAAACTTGCTCCGATTTTTGGAGCAGTAGCTAAATTTTTAGGACCAATAGGACTAGTTGTATCTGTGATCCAAGGCGGCATAGCATTTTTTAAAGCATTTAATGAAACTACAGGCACCGTGAGTCAAAAAGCAGTAGCCGGATTAAAAGCTGTAATTAATTCTTTGGTAATAGAACCATTAAAAATGGTTTGGGATTTTCTTAAAAAGATACCATCATTTTTAGCTGAGATAGATTTTGGAGCAATATACAAAGATGTAACCAACTTTTTATTAGATGCACTGACAAGTTTGCCTGATAAAATAGAAGAGTTATTTAGTGGTGGAGGTGGAGGAATTGATTGGGGTAAAATTTTTTATAATATTGGACATTTGGCATATGAAATGATTGTATTTCAGTTTGTTAAATTGCCTATAGCTTTAGTTAAAATAGCCGCAAAATTAGGATTGGTTATTTTAAAAGGACTAGCATCTTTAGTAGTAGAAATTCCAAATATAATCATAGGAGCATTTAATGCTGCTTGGGAAGGAATTAAAAAATGGTTAGGATTTTCCCCATCTGAACTTGGTTTGTCAATTGTCGATGGTATTAAATCTGTAGTAGATATGTTATTTGATGTAATTACATATCCATTTAAAAAAGGATTTGAACTAATAAAGTCTGCTGTATCTGAAGTGGGCACTTTTCTCAAAGACACATTCAGTGGAGCGTTTACTTTTATTATTGGTGCTCTTGAAAAAGTATGGGAAAAAATGAAAGGTATTGGTTCATTTATATCTGATACAATAGGAAAAACTTTTAGTTTTGTTGGTAGAATAGTCGGAACATCAGAAGAAACTCCATCAAAAACTGCGACTGAATCAAAAACAAGTGTAAAAACTGATGATTTATTGATCAATACAATTGTAAATTCCAATAGAGTTTTAGCAGAAAAACTTGATAAATTGACTTCTATGATGGCATCTGGTCAAATTGCTGTGTATATTGATGGTCAGCGTGCAAATCAATTATTAGCAACAAGTAACTCAAAATTTGGTTCATTTGGTCAAGCAACAACCAATTAATCTGATATTTATAATTAATGGCAAATAGTAATACATATTCTAGCGCAATAGGTAATGATGGTGCGCAAGTTACCACACTTTCTAATATACAAGGTGCGGGTTTATCTTTGCCGCCAAATGCCGAACAATATATAAATCTAAGAGCGCCTGGTAAATTAGAAACATTATTCAATACTAATAATAACAACGAAGTATTATATAGCAAGAATAAACCAACTGATTTATACGCAAGAGGATTAATTAGCAGCGAATTAGCACCTCCATTTTACGCAAATCCAAATCAAGGTCAACGTCAGAAGATAAATGTTAGCAGATCGTTTCCTATACAATCCGCATTGAGAGACGGTACCAGAATCAGAAGATTTCTAGGATCTGGTAAAGGTGGTACTTTTTTAACAAAACAAATACTATTACAAGGATTTGCTCCATTTGACGAAACCAAGATTTATAATCCAGCAAGTCCTCTTTTGGCTGCGGTTAGATTATCAACATTTGGTGCTATAGAAAGACCCACCAGATTTATAGATAGTAGCAATATTGTTGGTGGATTAATGGGTGCTGCCGGTATAGGTGGTATTACCAAAGCTATAGGTGGATTGTTTGGTGCTACTGAAGGAAATCCATCTCCGCCACGTAGTAGTGTGGCTAGTGCAGCTAGTGAGCCAAAGAGTGGATTGGGTGGATTTTTCAATTTTACAGGATTACTTGGGGGTGGTGACAAAGCAGATCAAGTAATGCCTATTACAGGTCGAGATGGTGTTAAAGGATTACTAAGAGGTAATACAGCTACTGCTGGTTACAACAACAAACGATACAAGAGTTTGATGAGTAATTCTACAGGCAAAGGTGGATTCTTTGGTAATCTACTAAAAGCAGCTGGGTCATTTTTAAAGAATAATACGATTCTAGGTGGATTGTTGCCACCTACTCAACCAATAGCAGGATTAAATTACAGAGCTGATGAAGATACATATGATCTGATGTTGAATACCAATAGATGGAGCAATTCTATTACACACGACAGAACAAGTGGTAAGAAGAGTGCTAATCTAAATGTTAATTTAAATCAGGGTAATAATTTGTTATATACAGGTACACAACCAAAATCAAAAGGTGGTTTTATTGGTGGATTGTTAAAAGCAGTTGGATTACAACAAATAACAGGAGGAAACAGCAGTGGTACAAGTGGAATGAGATTTTTTGCCACTCCTCTGACAAACATAGTTTCTAAACGATTGAGACTATATGTTCAAAGCAATAAAAATTTAAGAAACAACAGCTTTTTATCTGTTACATATTCAACTACACCTGGCGTTGGTAAATTAACAGATTCGTATACAATTAGTAATGTTGAAATTAGTTCTGTAGACGGAGCTAATACAAACAGATATGGCGATTTAGTTAAAATAGATGGAGATGTAGAATATAGTGATCAATTGTTAAACTATAAACAATATACCGATCCTAAATTATCTGTAAACTATCAACGTACACTTTCAGATAAAACAGATAAAACTGTAGAATATATTCAAGATTTAAGCAGAATTTTAAAAACCAAAATTGCTGGAAACGACAATTTAAAGTATGGTGTAGATCCTATATTTGGAAAAACACAACAGTATGCTACAGATGATGTTGGTTTTAATTATTTAGCAAAAGTAAAATCAGACAGAACCAATCCTGATGGATCTGATAGTGCAAATCAATACACTTATACTGGTCGAATCAGATATGAAAGAAAAGAAAAGTTTCCAACTCTATTGGGTAAAAAAGAAGGTAGAGATAGATTTATAAGACCCACCAACAATGTTGACTATGTTAACAGTTTGGGTGTATTAAATGCGGATGAATTTGCTGAAAAATATAATGATCAATTTAACGGATTGGGTCCTGATTTGGTTAAGTTTTACTTCTATGATATAGTTAATAACAGATTTATACCGTTTAATGCTACTGTAAAAGGGTTGCAAGAAAACAATACATCTACTTGGGAACCAATTGAATATTTGGGTAGACCTGATAAGTTATACTATTACAAAGGATTTACCAGAGACGTTAGTTTCAATTTTAAAGTGGTTGCACATTCTGTTAAAGAATTACTGCCTATGTGGCAACGTGTAAACTATTTGGTGGGTTTAACCAGACCTTCTAATTATACTTCCACTGTAAATGGCGGATTTATGATACCACCGATGGTACAATTTACACTTGGAGATTTTTACAAAAACCACTGTGTGGTTTTAAATTCGTGCAATGTTAGTATACCTGAAGACGCATCTTGGGAATTAATTAACGAAAGTACTGTACAACAACAAGATTGGAGTTATAATTTAGGAAATATATTTACATTTGACAAAACCAGTATGAAAGGTAAAGTTGCACAATTTCCAAGAGAAGCGGAAATTACTATCAATATGTCATTGATGGAAAAAGACAGACCAAAAACAGGAAGAGCTTTGTGGGGAAATGCTCCTGTTGCAACTATGACTCAGGCGGATGCTGGAGAAACTGCTACTGTATCTACATTTGGTACAACCGATCTTTATGGCGATAAAGATTATAATGATGTAGCTAATAATGATTTCTCTATGAATATGCGATATGATGTTGACAGACAAGGAAATAAATGAGATATCAATTTACGCCAACTGAAAAAAGATATGATGGGAAATTGGTATTTAAGACCACGTATTATCCCAATATACCAGAAACCGAGGACGATATATACATTACCGCATCCAATGAAGATTATTTGGATGCTTTAGCCAAAAAGTATTATGGTGATGAAATGTACTGGTGGATAATTGCTTTGGCTAACAACATATCTGATGGCAAATTGTCCGTTAATGCAAATAAACAATTAAGAATTCCAGGCAATTTACCAAATATATTACAGAATCTCAAACAGATTAATAGTTAAGTTATATGGCATACGAGGATGAAATTGCAGAAGAACCTAGATGGTGGGAAGTACAAAACATTCCTGTTGCATTAATTCGTGAATTAAGACGCAGAAAAAACTCAAATAACGTTGGTTTTAACTATCCAACCCCAGGTGACCCAAGTGGTGTTGTATATGATTTCTACAATAAGCATGGTCAGTACAAAGGACCAATGACTCCGTGGGTACGAGTTTTTTCAAATGGCACTGGTATAGCTGGAAATGGATTGGTACCTCGTAGTACGATACTAAATAAAAACGGAGAAGAAAAGAGTTATGATGGATTCTTGTTTATGCCTGGCAGTGGATTTTATGAAATGTATGGTTTTAAACAAGATGGCAATGTATTAAAACAAGACAAGTCTGTTATTGGATATGAAGCTAATGGAAATCCACATTATATAGATTCTAGATATAGAAATCAATTTTCTTACAAGTGGCCAAGTACATTTAACAAAAACGGCAAGATTATAGAAAGCGTACAGAAATCTGAAGTGTCTTCTGTGTTACCACCACCTAATTTAGATAGCATAGAAATAAAAACTAGCAAAGATATGTTGTCGTTTGCTACCATAAAATTCAAATGTTATGGATTGGCTCAGTTGGAATATCTAGCACCATTCTTTTTGACACCCAGAATAAATGTGTTTGTTGAAATAGGATGGAATTTGTTTAATATCAATTCACTGATTGATTTATCCAGCAAAAATGAATGTTGGTCAATAATACAATCTCCACAAAAAATAATGGATAAATGGTACCAATCGTATGGTAATTATGGTGGTATTACTGGAATTGTAACCAAGTATAATTTTTCAACACAAGACGGTACTATATATGATTGCAATGTGGAACTAACTTCTCGACAAGCATTATTTGCTGGTATGCCTGCGGAAAACAATGTAAGTACCACAACAAATTCAAAGACCGATTCCAATGGCAAAAAAATACCAACAGAAACAAAAGAATATACAGGATTAAAAACGTTTTTGAAAACCGCTTTACCCAAGTTAAAGCAAGTTGTTATTGATCGTAAAAATTTTATGGAATATATTGCTACAAACGGTATATCCAATTCGGAAGATTATGACAATTCTAAAACACAGGAGTTTTTAAAACAACAAACTTTTTATGATGGAAAAATTGAAAACAGAATTTTTATAGGAAGAACAGATGCGCCTAATGTATATAAAAAACCAGCTGTACCAGTTGGAGATGAAAATATATCATATAAATCAACTAATATTGGTGGAGTAAATTACAAAGCTGTATCATATAAAGATGATCGTTGTGATTTTGATACCAAAGGCGACGATGAAGTGTGGATGCAATTGGATTTTCTTTTTGAAGTTGCTAACAAATTCTGTTCCGTCGTATCAAATAAAACATTTACTATTAATGTAGATAAGATAATAAATGCACATCCAAATTTAATAAGTTGTGATCCACACGTATTAATACCAAATGGAATTGCTCCTAAATTTAATATTGGCAAAAAACTTCCAGATGAAAGTTACTTAAATACTGTAAAAAATAACAAATTGGATCCAACTGCACAAAGTCGAGTTGAAAATGAAATCAAGTCTGGTGGGTATTTGAAAAATGGCGATCCAAATCAAAATGCGTTTTTAAAATCAAAATATGATGTAGAGGTAACCGATGTAAATGATGAACTTTATAGAGCTGCTAAAAAAGTCGAAACTGTATTTAAAACAGCGGGTGCTTATAGAGATAATTTAGATACTGTTATCAATAGACTATATTATGATATTGGTGGTATAAGTGAAAATAGTCCAAGTGACAATATATCATTTCCGTTTATTTATGACAAAGAAGTTGTATTGACAGGTGAAGAACTTGTATTATCCGATCCTCAAAAAACAAGATCGCAGTCAATTAAAAGAACATACAAGAAGTTTAGATATGGTAATTTAAAAAACATATACATAAGCAAAACCAAAGTCTTGGAAATTGTAGAAAACAAAGAAGTTCAAACTTGGCAACAGTTCGCAAACGCAATAATGAATGTTATTAATGAAGCTTCTAATGGATTTTGGAAATTCCAAATATCACAAGATGATTTGGGCGGATTATCTATATTGGATAACAATTATATTGATTTAGGTGACAAATCGCCTAGTCTAAAACAAGTATATGTCTTTGATGCTGGTGGCACTGATTCCTGCATAAAAAACATTAGTTTAGATACTTCTTTGACGAGCGAACAAGCTACGTTGACATTATTTCAAGCGGGTATCAACAAACCAGATTCTTCTGACACATCGATGAGTGCTAAGAATTCAAGTGTGCCTGCTACCAGTTTTATAGATAGATTGGATGTCTTCAATGAAGAAGAAACAGGTACTGGTGAAAGTAATACAGTGCCTTCGCAAGAAGAAATTACAGTAGATCAAAACCCATTAATATCCGCAATACAAACGCACGGAACAATAGACAAGGTATTAACATTAACAAGTGCTTATATTGTAGATGGTGAAAACCCAAATGATGCCGCTAAGAATTACAAGCAGTTGAATTTATCTACCGATTTAAAAGACAAGTTGGGACAAATAATAGACGATCAAGATATAGAAAACAATTTATCTTTATATAGTGGAATCTCTCCTAACTTTTCGTTGACAGTAACATTTGATGGTATATTTGGATTTAGAATGTTTCAACACTTTGGTATTTCAAATTTTCCAAAACCTTATATTCCTGAGAACGTAATATTTATGATAACAGATGTTACACATTATGTTACAGCTGGCAATGGCAAATGGGAAACTGTTGTTGGATGTTTGGCAAGATGTGTAGCAGATCAAAACATTGAACTAATACCTGTATGATTATAAAAGATGTTGATGTTGCAACCAAAACAAAATTAAATCTGGGTAATTTTAACATTAATTTACCAAATACGTTTTTGCCAAAACCACAAGAAAAAGATTATAAGGTGGGTTATATAGAAAGATATCTAGTTTCCAAGATTAACTACTCAGAAATAACAGAAGTATCAGGCGACGTTTACAACAAAATAGACTCAAACTTTTTCAGAAAAGCCAAATTGAAATGGAAAATAACAGGTCCGTTAAACAGTAAGTATGATGGTAAGATGTTACTGGAACAAGGAGTAATTGAGTACAACAAGAAGCAAGTGGAACAAATAAATACAGTGATTAACGGAACCAACGACGTTCTAACCAATCTTACTCAGTTCTACAAATAAATCAATTGACATTTGGTGTAAACAGTATACACTAAAGATGTGGAGTATTCGTCTAAAATCTATCTAAAATTAGTAACAAAGCACAATAATTATCATAATGCTTGTAATGATATTATTGCAGCTTTTATTTATGATTTTAAAGACGGTAAGAGACATTACTTAAATTTTTCCCACGGTGATTTGCCTGTGGATTGTTCGTTTGATCAATTTAAACTGGGCATCGAATCAAAAGATATTACAGTATACGTTAACAATAAAAAGGCATATAAGTATTGGTTAAACTGTAAACTAATTGATGTTAATCTATTTGGATTTATAGACAACAATGAAACATTGGATGAAGTGGAAAACCTTAGCAGAAATTTTCTACAACACAGTTACTACAATATCAATAACTTTAATTTGATATTACCATATGTTATACATCAACAGGTCTTTGATAAAGAGGTAGAACAAATCAAACACTTGGATTCAAAGGAAACTGAGAGTTATTGTTTTAAATTTTTTAACAATGTTATATCTGATACATTGTTTGAAGTAGAAAAGAACGGAATCAAAGTAGACGTTGATGTTTTTTCAAAATATTTCAAGAGCAAAACTTATAATAAATTTGTATATACCAACTACAACATATACAATCCAACGGGAAGACCAAGTAATTCATATGATACCATCAATTATGTAGCTCTTAAAAAAGATGATGGGTCGAGAGCTAGTTTTGTTTCAAGATATGGACAAGATGGTCATTTGATGATGATTGATTTTACAGGATTCCATCCTTACATTGTAGCAAATCTTGTGGAGTACAAAGTACCCGAAGAAGAAACAATATATGAACATTTAGCTAAATATTACTTTAACATTGTCAATGTAACAGCTGATGATATTGGCAAATCAAAGAAATTAACGATGGTAAATCTATATGGTCAGATTTCCAATCAATATTGTGATATTCCTTATTTTCACAAAGTTGAACAGTTAAAGGATAAATATTGGAAAAAGTTTGAGAAGAATGGGTATATAACAACTCCGATATATAAACGAAAGATAACAAATAAACATATAGTTGATGCCAACAAAAACAAGTTGTTTGCTTATATTATTCAAGCTGCTGAAACTGAATATGGAATTGACAGCTTAAGTAAGTGTATTAAGTTTGTTAGTAACAAAAAGATCGTACCTATTCTGTATGTATATGATTCGATAGTGTTTGATATTCACAATGATGTGGATAGACAAGATATTACTGATTTGATTGAGATCTTTAAAAACAAGCGATTTAAGGTAAAGACTTACACGGGAAATAATTATAATGATTTGAAATTAGTCCAATTGTAAATATATTTATATCTATATTTATAATAGATGAACTTTAAATCATTAGTAAACGAAATTTGTTGTGACAATCGTATTAAGAACGGTGTATTGGATCTTAAGAACGAAGATCACGTTTTTATATTGCAGGAATATCTAGAGAAAGCTGGATATAATATCGATGAGATAGTAGAAAAGACCGCTAAGTTATTTGAAGCGGGTAGATTTCCAGATCGACAAGCATATAATAAAGATGGTATACTTGTAACATTTCCTAATAAACAATACAGAGATAGAGCTGTTAATAAAGGTACTCACTTCGCTGAAAATCCCAAAAAGGCTCAAGCTAATATTTTTAAAGCTGATGGCGAACAAGGAACTGATGCGCAAACAGATTCAGAACCATCTAAGAAAGAACCTGCCACGTTAGATCAAACATTAGATAAAGACATCGAAGGTGACAGTGGTGTAGACAAAAGAACACCAGCGGAGAAAAAACAAGATGCTTGGGGAGTGGAAGCTATATTAACAGGTCAAACGCCACTTGTTAATTATAGTGTAGATGAAGCTAAAAGTTATGGATTTTACAACAAAGGATTCAAATGGTTTGATACTAATGGAGATTTAATAGGTGAACAGATATACGATGAAACTATTTCTAAAAATGTAATTGTATCTGATGCAATTGCGCCTGCTAAATATATCAAAAAAGCAGAGAAGATTAAAGACCAAATTAATGTTGAACTATTAAGTAAATTGGACTTTTTGAAAAATGCAGAAAAAACACAAAGAACTTTAATTTTTGAAACTATTCCCATTTTATTTGCAAATGGAATAAAGACGTTTGAAAATTTAAATGTGAGTGGAAATTACAATTCATATGCCATCAGTTTCTTAAAAGAGTGGGGAAATTTGCGTTCAAAATTAGAAGCTATATCAGATGAGAAAGCTCGTGTAGAAAATATAAAAATATACGATTTAGTAGACATTGATTTGAAAGAAATAGGCGGTCTTAATGGCACAAGTCTTGAAAGCTTGGGTAAACCAACGGATTTTATTCACAAAGATATTAAAAAGTTTTATACCTACGCTGAAGATTATAATAAAAGATTTATCAAAGAAAAGGAAGGAAAAGAAAACACAGCAGATATAGTTTTAATATATGGTGGTTCGGCTAATGATGTTTATGAGGCTTTGAAATCTGGCAACATTGAACAAGAAGATGTTGATTCAATGGCAAAAATTAAAAATAAAAATGTTAAATTTGCATTAATAAGTTTAAAAGCCGGATCAGCAAAACTTGGTCGTGTATTAACACAACTCGTTTCTTATGTTGGCCAAGATATTCCAGCTGTACCTTCCAAAGAAAAGCCAAAACCTTTAAATGAAGGTTTATTGGATACAATTTCTCAAAGTATTTCTACTTTAATAACAAAGTTAAAGGGCGTACCTGATTTAGCAAAAGAATACTATAAATCTTTCATAAATGTTATTAATCCATTTACCAAGAAAATTTCAAGCTTTTTCTCTAAGGAATTGAATGATAACGTAAAACAAATTAATAATTCTGATTACAAAAACATACAGCGTTTAGAAAATGAAATTGAAAAAGAAATTGGACCTGTAAACGAGGCTAAAGGTAAGTGTGGTAAAGAAGGAGCAGAATTAAAAGATTCATTGTTTAAAAATATGAAAGCATTTCGGAACATTTTAAAATCCGATAATACAGACGTAGTTTTAATACAAAAAATATTACAATATTCAAATAACCCTTTGTTAAAACAAAATTTTCCAATCTTAATTTCACAAGAACAAATTGAAAGTGTGAAAAATTTCAGAAGCATTTTAATAAACTTGTTAAATAGCATTGAAAATGATTACAATGTAAGTGATTGTATCGATAGAGCAACATTGAATCCTATTCTAAAATACAGAGCTAATATATTGTCATTACGTTATATTGATTTAATATTAGCAAATATACTAAAAGATGTAAACTCGTCTGATTCTTCTAAAATTCGCGAGGAGTTTATTAAACTTGCTAGTGTACTTTCTACAGAAGCTGTATTTGGAAACAATGTTAGTTTACCTTTAATTAAATTTACCGGCAAAAAAATTGAAAAACTAAAGTATAAAAGAAATTTTAAATTTGAAGTACCTGATAAAATTGACGATTTAAAGTTAGGAAAACTTAAAATAAACATAGTTCCAGACGAAGGATACCTAACGGTATATTTGTATCTTTTTAACGGCATGGTTACAGAAGATGATATAACTGTTCCAACATATATTGAATATTTGATGAAAAGCAACAGTGGTAGTGCTTTCACATTTAGCGTAGAGGGATCTAAGGTAGTAGAAAAAATATGAATAAACAACTACTTTGCACATTTGCAAACAGTATAAATTATACTGAAACGATTAAAGAGATAACTCAACAATATACATTGATCGATAATAAGATTTTTATATTTGCAAATGAGAATAATCTTCGGGAATTGTACTTAACGTTTAATGTGGAAAAAACCGAACGTAATAATCGTTACAAAGGCACTATAAGTATTCATCGTAAGAAACAAACAAATACACTATATACGCTCAACGCAATGAATAAGTTGATTGCTGACGAAAACAATGGTGTATTTGATAAGAACTTCCAATTAAATTGGGAACTATATAAAAACAGTATTATACTAACCAACGAAATTGGTGTAAAAATAGTTCCATTAAAATTGTTTTCTATCCAAGAAATTTGATATATATTTTAGACTTGATTTCAGTCGATACATAGTGTAGACTGATTTTAGGTTGGTTATATGACGGGTCGAGTGATCCGTTGAAGTAATTAACTAATTAACAATTAAACATTAAATAATTATGGCATTAGATCTAAGTAAACTAAAGAGTCGTTTGAACTCCCTTTCAAACACAAATCAAAAATCCAACTTGATTTGGAAACCAAAGCCAGGTAAACAAGTAGTTCGTATCGTACCATATAAGTACGTACCTGAGAATCCGTTTATCGAACTAAAGTTTCATTACAACATCAATAACAAGACTTATCTATCTCCTGATAGTTTTGGTCGTCCAGATCCAATCGTTGAATTTGCTAACCGTCTGAAGAAGACTGGTTCAAAGGAAGATTGGCAGATGGGTCGTAAGATGGAGCCAAAGATGCGTACTTTCGTACCAGTCATTGTTCGTGGTGAAGAAGGAGAAGGTGTCAAGTTCTGGGGATTTGGAAAGCAAGTTTATCAAGAACTTCTTTCAATCATCAGTGATCCTGATTTCGGTGATATTACCGATCTAACCAATGGTCGTGATATCGTTGTAGAATTCAAGACAGCTGAAGGCGGAGCTAGTTTCCCAGAAACCAGCATTCGTGTTAAGCCAAACGTAAGTGTCGCCGTAGATCCAAAGAATACCCAACTCTTGGATGCTCTAAAGGCACAAGTAAACATCTTGGATTTGTTTGAAGAACTATCCTATGATGACTTGAAGGAAGTTATGGATAAGTGGTTGAATCCAGAATCAGCCGCAACTGAAGTTGCAGCTGAACCTACTCCTAGTGGAGATGATGATGAAGCTCCGTTTTCAACATCACCAGCAGTAACCGCAACTGCTACAGCTAAGGCACCAGCTTCACCAACTGCTGCCAAAGCAAAGGGTAAAGACAGTGTAGAACAAGCATTTGATGACTTGTTTAACTCCTAAAAAATAAAAATAAGCCGGTGGAGTTTTTATACCCCACCGGCTTTCTAGTTATATACGTTATGGCAAAGAAAAGTGTTACAAAAGATACATCGGGTCAACGTGACGAATTAATCGAAATGTTGGCGAATGAGCTTAACAAAGCAAATAAAGATGGTGGTAAAATTGCACATTTCCTAGATGAACAAGATAATCCTTCAGAAATTACTGATTGGATTAGTACTGGCTCTTCTATTTTGGATCTTGCAATTAGTAATCGTCCACACGGCGGTCTACCAGTTGGTAAGATGGTTGAATTCAACGGACTTGAAGGTACTGGTAAGAGTCTATTGTCGGCACACGTTGTCGCAGATACACAGAAGAAGGGTGGAGTCGCTGTAGTAATTGATACTGAAAACGCAGCTGCGCCTGAGTTCTGGAAGAGTCTTGGTGTAGATTTGTCTAAGCTACTATATGTTCAATGTGAAACCGTTGAAGATATTTTTGCTCAGATGGAGAAGATGATCGCGATTGTTCGTAAGAGCAACAAAGATCGTATTCTTACAATCATTGTAGATTCTGTAGCAGCAGCATCTACTAAAGTTGAATTGGAAAGTGATCACGGTAAGGATGGATTTGCAACGGGTAAATCTATTATTATCAGTAAGGCAATGCGTAAGATTACTACTATGATTGGTAAACAGAAAGTATTGACTGTATTTACTAATCAACTACGTCAGAATTTAAATGCTATGGCATTTGGTGATAAGTACGTAGTAAGTGGTGGTAAGGCTTTAGCATATCATTGTAGTGTACGTGTTCGTTTGAATAATGCCGGTAAACTCAAGAAGGGTGAAGAAGTCATCGGAAACGAGTGTAAGGCAGTTGTTATCAAGAATCGTATGGGACCACCTCAACGTCAGGCCAATTTTGATATCTATTTTGATAGTGGAATTGCTGACTATGGCAGTTGGATTAAAGTTCTAAAAGAACAAAATCTAATTAAACAGGGTGGTGCTTATTATACTTATAAAAAGAACGATGGAAACGAATGGAAGTTCCAATCCAAAGACTTTGTAAGTGTAATGCAGAGTGACAAACAATTGGGTGAAGAAATTTACCTGAAGATTTGTGACGCTGTAATTATGAAATACAAAGATCCCAATAGTCAAATTATTGAGGATGCTGTTGTGGATACACACGAAGAAACTGCAGGCAACGAAGAATAATACGTTGATAGGATGTTTTTCCGCATTGCCTACTATTTATTAGTATGGATAACAATGCGGAAAAACTCTTTTTTGAAGACCGATCTGAACGATTATATCAAATCTTTATAAAAGATGAATCAATATGTGGATTTACTTCTTTATTTAAACTGAATAAAATTGGTAGCAAAACTGGGGAAAAAATAAAAAAATATTTATATAATAAATATGGTGAAACTTATTTGAAAAAAATAAGTGCTGTTAGAACGTCTAAAGCTGCTCATCAAAAAAGAAACAAAGATAGTTATTTTATTTCTTCAGAAAGAAGACAAAAAATGTCGATTGGTATTAAAAAATATTACAAAAATAATCAGTCCGCTAAGTCTAGATGTAGGGATTTAATGATTAAACATTGTTTACCAAAGTGTCAAACAATGGAGAGTAAAATAAAACGAGTAAAGAGTAGAGACTGGTATAAACCCAGTGAAGATACTAAACAAAAAATGTCTCAATCTCAACTTGGAAAGTCATTAACAGAAGAACATAAGTTAAAATTAAGAAAACCAAAGAAAACCAAGCGATCTAATTTTAGACATACTACTGAAACAAAACACAAATTATCGTTAATTACTAAAAATCAGTGGAAAAGTGGAATTCATAAACCAATTTTTAAATCTAAAGGACAGCAGGAAGTAATTAGATTGTTAAAAGAACAAGGATATTCAATTCAAGATGAATATGTTGTTGGGGGGAAGCCATACGATGTGTTTGTAAAAGAAAAAAATTTATTAATAGAATTTAATGGTACTTATTGGCACAGAGATCCTAGATTTTTTACATCGTCCGATGAAGTTATTAAAATATGGGAAAAAGATAAAAATAAAATGTTGATTGCTGAATCGAATGGGTATATAATAAAAGTTATATGGCAACACGATTGGGAACAATGTAAAGACAAAAATATATACATTAAAAAATTATTAAATGAGCAACTTTGACAACAAAGAAATGAAGAAGTTATTTTCTTTATTTCAAAACATAGAAAGCGATTCCGTCACCGGAGGACTTAAAAAATCACTTAATAGTGATGTCCTTTTGGTTGACGGATTGTAGTGAATACTTACATTCGTAGTTTTATGGCCATTCCTTCACTCAATGAAGACGGATTACATACCGGGGGTATTGCTGGTTTCTTGAAGAGCATTGGATATGCAATTAAATTGATTTCTCCTACCCGAGTTATTATTGTATTTGATGGTAAAGGTGGTAGTCAGAAACGTAGAAAGATATATCCAGGTTACAAAAACGGTAGAAAGACTGATATTCGTCTCAACCGTAATTACGAAGAATTATCTTCATCGCAGATTGAATCTGTTAACTTCAAAAAAGAATTGATTCGTACTGTAAATTATTTGGACACATTGCCTGTAACAGTTATGGCAATTGATCAAATAGAAGCAGACGATACAATTGCTTATTTAGCTAAAGAAACTTTTAAGGACAGTAATGTAACAATTATGTCTACTGATAAAGATTTTCTTCAACTAGCAAGTGACAAGATTAAAATCTGGAGTCCTGTAAAAAAGAAAATTTTTGGTTGTAAAGAAATAGTGGATGAATATGGAATTACTTGCAATAACTTTGTTTTATACAGAGTTATGGAAGGTGACGTTAGCGACAACATACCTGGACTAGATGGTGTGGGTTTAAAACGTGTAGTAAAAGCATTTCCATTTTTATCAGACGGTCAACAATATGGATTACAAGAAATTTATAATTACTCTGAAAACAACAGAGGTAAATATAAAATATACGATACTGTATTGGATAATAAGTTGTTACTAGAAAGAAATCACTCTTTGATGCAATTGAGTGATACGCAGGTTCAGTCATTTACACAATTACGTATAGAAGAAATAATAAAGACTCCTATTCGTAAAATAGATAAAATGACTTTTACGAAGTTGATTACAGAAGACAAAATGTGGAATAATATCCCAAATTATCACATTTGGTTGAATGAGTGTTTTGGCAAACTAAACAGTTTCATCGAATAAAAAATAAACGTTATTTAAACGTTGTGGTTGGTAAAAAACAGTGGTATAGTAGAGTTATCTTATGGAAAACAAAAAAGCAATTGATTCATTAACAAAATATGGCCGTGACTTCCAAATCAAGTGTATTTCGTGCTTGATATCTGATCGTTCATTTATTGAAAGAATTCACGATATTATTGAAGTAGACTTCTTTGAAAGTGATGCAAATAAGTGGGTAGTAAAAGAAAGTATTAAATATTTCAATGAGTATAAAGATCTTCCAACATTAACAGTATTCAAAATTAAATTGGATGAGATTAATGATGAACTTCTAAAACGAAGCATAGTAGACAATCTCAAATTGGTATATCAAAAGGTTAGTGATAGTGATTTGAAATTTGTCAAAGAACAGTTTTTGGAATTCTGTAAGAATCAAAAGCTAAAGAACGCTATTATTGAAAGTGCTGATCTATTGGCACTTGGTCAATACGAAAAGATTAAAAACGTAGTTGACCACGCAATGAAAGCTGGTATGGAACGTAATATCGGTCACGATTACTCTGAAGACGTTGAAAAACGTATGAGTGTAATGAGTCGCAATTGTGTCAAGACCAATTGGACTGAAATTGATACCATTATGGATGGTGGATTGGCGGCCGGCGAACTTGGTATTATTACAGCTTGTGCTGGTAGTGGTAAGAGTTGGGTACTATCCAAGTTGGGTGCCGAAGCAATGAAGCAGGGTAAGAATGTAGTTCATTTTACTCTAGAGTTGAATGAAAACTATGTGGGTCTTCGTTATGATGCTTGTTTTACTGGAATTGATTTCCAAAACATTCGTAACAACGTTGATATCGTAAAACAGAAGATTGCTGATGTACCAGGCAAGTTGAAGATCAAATACTTCCCAATCAAGACAGTTAGTGCTTATAGTTTAAAAGCACATTGTGAACGATTGGCTGTACTTGGTACAAAGGTAGATATGATTATTGTTGACTATGCTGATATTCTACGTCCATCACAAAGCGAACGTAATAGTAACAGTTATAGTGAGGCTGGTGGTATCTATGAAGAGTTACGTGGTGTAGCTGGTGAACTACAAGTTCCCATTTGGAGTGCTTCACAGAGCAATCGTGCTGCTATGGACGAAGATATCATTCAGGCCAACAATATTGCTGATAGTTATCGTAAGATTATGACTGCTGACTTCGTTATGTCGCTCAGTCGTAAAGTTAACGATAAACAGGCAAATACAGCACGATTCCACGTAATTAAGAATCGTTTCGGACCAGATGGTTTGACATTCCCAAGTAAGATGAACGCTGGTTGTGGTCACATTGAAATTTATGGAGAAAATAGCCGTGAGGGTATGAGTATTCTAAATGAAATGATGGATGGAGAAAATCAAGTCAAAAAAGCACTAAAGTCCAAGTGGAATGTACATAACAGCGATGACGAAGAATAATTTATAGTATGTAACGCGCAAAAAACGTATAAAAAAATTATTAAAAAGTTATAATCTAAACACACAATAGACTATCCAAAAGATAGTTATTTTTTACCCATATGAATAAAGAAATTTTTATAAAGAAAAGAAATGGTAACGTCGAGAAATTCAATGCAGATAAAATCAATAAGATTTTGCAATGGGCTACCGAAGACATAAAAAGTGTTAGTTTTGAAGAAGTTGCAATGAATGCTCATCTATCGTTTTTCGATGGTATGACATCCAAAGACATTCATGCAATGTTGATTGAAGCTTCTGCAAATCTAATTTCTGAAGATAAACCCAATTATCAATATGTAGCTTCACGTTTATTGAATTACCAGTTACGTAAGAATGTTTGGGGTGGTAAGAATCCTCCTAAACTATATGATATCGTCAAAGTAAATATTGATGCTTTGGTATATGACGAAGAAATTTTAAATTGGTACACCAAACAAGAGTTTGATAAGCTAGATGAATTTTTACGTCACGACCGTGATTTTAATTTCACATATGCTGGTATTAAACAGTTGTGTGATAAGTATATGGTTCAAAATCGTGTAACCAAACAGATTTATGAAACCCCACAGTTTGCTTATATGCTTATCGCAATGACATTCTTTAAAGGTTATAAAGAAAATCGTCTTGATTATATCAAGAAGGCTTACAACTACTTTAGTAAGCATAAGATTAATCTACCAACCCCTATTATGGCGGGTGTAAGAACTCCAATGAAGAGTTATGCTAGTTGTTCACTATTTACTGTAGACGATGATCTTCGTAGTATTTTCAGTAACAATAGTGCTGTGGGATTTGCTACAGCTAGTCGTTATGGTATTGGATTGAATCTATCCAGACTACGTGCTACAAATGCTCCTATTCGTAATGGCGAAGTTGTACATACAGGACCAATTCCATTCGCTAAAGCATTTGAATCCACTGTAAAGAGCTGTCATCAAAACGGCATTCGTGGTGGTAGTGCAACTGTTAACTTTGCTTGGTTCCATTATGATATTTTAGATATTCTCGTATTGAAGAATAACCAAGGTACTGATGATAACCGTGTACGTAAGTTGGACTATTGTGTGGGATTGGATAAGTTAATCTTTGAACGTTTCTTGAAGAATCAAGACGTAACACTATTTAGTTATCACGAATGTCCTTCACTGTGGAATACTTTTGGTATGGAAGGATTTAAGGAGAAGTACGAAAAGGCTGAAGCCAACAAAAACATTAAGTTCAAGAAGAAAGTACCCGCTCGTGAATTGATGGGTCTATTGGCTAAAGAACGTCTTGAAACTGGACGTATTTATACAATGTTCGTTGATCACGCAAATGAACACGGTAGTTGGTTGGATCAAGTAGATACAAGCAATCTATGTCTTGAAGTAAATCATCCACTAATTCCAATTTATGATGTAAATGATCCAGATGGTGAAATTGGTGTTTGTGTCTTAGCAGCACTAAATTGGTTGGAAATCAAGGATGATAATGAAATGGAAAGTGTTTGTGATATCATTGTCAGAATGTTGGATGCTTTGATTGATCATCAAGAATATTTCGTACCAGCTGCAAAGAATTTTGCTACTAAGCGTCGTAGTCTTGGTGTAGGCGTAAGTAACTTGGCTGCTCTATTGGCTAAAGAAGAATTGAAGTACTGGGATGTTAACGCTCCTAACTTTGTTTCTAAGTGGATGGAAAAGACCAGTTACTATCTAATCAAGGCTAGTGTTGAAATGGCAAAAGAATTGGGTAAATGTGAAAAGTTTGATCGTACCAAGTTCAGTCAAGGTATTTTGCCAATTGATACTTATAAGCGAGATGTAGATGAATTTATTACAGAACCACTACATTGTGATTGGGAAACACTTCGTGAAGAAATCAAGAAGTACGGTATGAGACACAGTACACTTACAGCTTGTATGCCTGTTGAATCTAGTAGTGTAATTCAGAGCAGCACCAATGGCATTGAACCACCACGTAGTGCTATTAGCTTCAAGGGAAGCAAGAGTAACATTTTGCCTGTGGTAGTTCCTAATATTGATAAGTACAAAGACAATTATACTTTTGCTTTTGATATGCCAAGTAATGAAGGTTACCTAAAGGTAGCAGCTGCTATTCAAAAGTTTACAGATATGAGTATCAGTACTAACACGTACTATATTCCATCACGTTACGAGAAAAATAAGGTGCCGGTTGAAGTTGTTATTAAAGACATCTTGTTGGCATACAAGTATGGATTGAAGAATCTATATTATGCTAATACTGATGACGGCGACAAACAGACCGCTATGGAAACAAAGTCTGTTGAGGCGAAACCAAAAGTACAAGAAGAATCTGGTTGTGCCAGTGGCGCTTGTGCTCTATAATAGGAGGATATATGAAGACAGTATTAAATAAGAAAAACATAGATCAGTTACGTAATCCAATGTTCTTGGGAGAAGATTTATCGCTACAACGATATGATCAGATCAAGTATCCTAAGTTTTACGAGTTGTATGATCAACAACTAAACTTCTTTTGGAGACCCCAAGAAGTATCATTGGTGAAGGACATTAGTGACTACAAGAATCTTTCACCAGAAGAACGATTTGTTTTTGATAGTAATCTCAAGTTTCAAACTATGACTGATAGTATGTTGAGTCGTAGTATTCACGAATTAATGAAGCACGTTACAAATAGTGAATTGGAAATTTGTATGAATTCGTGGAGTTTTTTTGAAACTATTCACAGTAATAGTTATACATACATTCTTAACAATGTTTACCCAGATGCTACCAAGTTCTTTGATAGTGTCTTAGAAGACGAAGAAATCGTGAAACGTGCTAAAGCTATTAGTAAGAAGTATGACGAACTATTGGCACCATCAAATGATGTTAAACAACAATTGTTTGATGCGGTACTAGCAACTCAAATTACTGAAGGGTTGATCTTCTATGTATCATTTGCTTGTAGTTTCTACTTTGGATATCGTGGAAAGATGGAGGGTAATAGTAAGATTATTAAGTTTATCAGTAGAGATGAAAATCTACACGTAGCTATTACTCAGAACATTATGAAGAACTGGATTAATAACCCAGAAGAAGGCTTCCAAGATATTCTTAAGAAGAATGAAGACAAGATCTATGCCGCTTATGAAATGGCAGTTAATGCAGAAAAAGACTGGGCTGATTATCTATTCAGTAAAGGTAATTTAGTAGGTTTGACCAGCGAAAGTCTCAAACACTATGTTGAATGGTTGGCCAACAATCGTTTATCTAGTATGGGATACAAGAAACTATATCCTACAGCCAAGACAAATCCATTGGCTGGATGGTTGGATAGTTACTACGATAGCAAGAAGTTACAGGTAGCCCCCCAAGAAACTGAATTGAGCAGTTACGTTAAAGGTGTGGATAACACCATTAGCGAGGGTGCTTTTGATGACTTCAAACTATAATTACAATTGTAAATAATTAAAAAATGTAACGGGTACTTTAAATAGTATCCGTTTTTTATTATATTTATATTCATCTTTATTATGGAAATCATTTTCTCATATCTTGAAAAAATATTGGTAATTAGTGCAGCTGGAGGGGTGCTTTTTGGAGCATTCAAGTGGGTATTTACCTTAAATCGGAACGTAAAAGAAATATTAAAAGAAGTAAAGCCTAACTCTGGTACTTCTTTAAAAGATCAAGTTGCTAAGATAGAAAAACAAGTATGTCACGATAGTAATTTAATTAATACTATATGTACCCGTCAAAAGTGGATACTTGATACCAGACCTGAACCCATATTTGAATGTGATACAAACGGCAATTGTACGTGGGTAAATGAAAAGTATTGTCAGTTATTGAAACACGATGTGGAATATTTCTTGGGTAATGGGTGGAAGAATGGTGTACATAGTGAAGATTTGGAAATGGTAGAAAAAGAGTGGGAAAGAACTATTAAAGATAAAAGAAGCAGTGTTAGTACGCACAGAGTGGTTGATAGAGAGGGTACAATATATGAAGTTAAAGTAATAGCTACTAGAAATGATAGTTATGGGTATATAGGACATATAGAAGTATTGGACAATAAAAAAGATTAATAATCCGCTACCTACTACTATTTATATGTATATTAATATGAAGCCTTCTAAACAACTAGTAAACAGACTTGTAAAAGAAACCTTGGAACAAAAGTATACTTGCGCAAAAGAATCGTGGGAGTCAATGATTGAAGATTTATCCAAGGATATCAAGAAACCTATTACATTGGATGACGCGGGAAATTACAATGTATGTGAATGTGAACCATATCATATTAGCTTGAGACCAATTGTACACGATATATTTGATGTATTAGCATACAGAGATACTAGTGATCGTACTAAAAAGCTATTTATGAAGTACGAAGATGTGAAGAAATTCGTTAAAGAATATCTAAAATCAGATACCAAAAACTACGTTGATAGCGCATTGGCAAAGGGTGTAGAAAATAGCAAAGACAAACAAGGTGGCAAAAAGGCTGATGCACAATCTGAAAAAGAAGAAAATGTAGTAGATCCTATAAAAGGATTTAAAATTGTTAAAGATATCAAGGTTGAAAAGATGAACGATCCAAAAGACGATCCTACTCAACCAATGCAAGCTGTTGGTAAATTTGCTAAACAAGGTGATCATAAACCAAAGAAAGCAGAATATGTACCACCCACATTGCCAAAAAATCTTCAAAAGTTGGTTGTGAAGTATACTAAGGCTGGTAAAGCTAAGAAGAAATAATTGACACTTTTTGATTTTTGATGTACTATAAAAGTATATCTAAAAAAAGGATACATATGAAGAAATTAATTACTATCGCAGCATTGAGTGCAACTTTAGCCTCTCAAACATTTGCTGGTGATAGAGAATGGGCAACGGTTGGTAAAGTATTGACAGGTGTAGTTGCGATTGAAGCTATTGGTAGAATTGTTAATCCCCCAACACAAGTTGTATATGTTCAACCACAACCAGTGGTTTATGCGCAACCAGTAGTAGTACATCCTCAACCAGTTGTTTATTATCAACCTGCTCCTGTTGTATATTATCAACCACAACCTGTGGTAGTATATGGTGGATGGGGTCGTCCAGTATATCATTATCATCATCACCATCATTGATAATATTATTTTGATAAAACTCTAGAAACCACCGTAACAGGTGGTTTTTTTATTTTTGGTGTTGACTTCTTATAAATCCGTGGTAAGATGATTTTACGGTAAGAAACACATATGAAAAATAAAAATTCACTAAATCTGGTTACTGGCAAGGACTTCAATAT